ATCATTAATTTAGAAATGTTTATCATAATTTTAATTTTTATAAAAGTAGTTTAATTTTTGGAATTGAGCAAATTTTAGATGTTAAAGTTTTGTGAAACTGATTGGCTCAGCTCCGCAGATGGTATTACTCACTCTGTGAGTCTATCGGAGATAGTAAATTGTGCACTATATGTAAAAAATAAATAGTGCACAATTTAATACCATTTCGGACCGTTAGAGTTTGAATAAAAAAAAAGCACCCAATGGGTGCTTTTTTTCAAATATTAAAAATTTAATGTTTTATTAGAATGTTTAACATAGGTGAACTATCTGTATAACGATAAGCAAATATATTACTCGAATTAATAATAAATTTATCAACAAATTCGTTTTCAAAAGTTATTCGTTCCATATCAACTGAATAATCTATATTTAATAATTCATATAAAATATTTTTCACATGACTACAAATACTTAAGTTTTCAACACCCATTACAGATATTGTAAATAAAAAATATTTATCGGACAATAAAGTTTTTTGCTTATTAAATAAAGTTGTAATACGCTCTTTCTCTGAATTCCACCGACACATTAAATCAATATCCATAATAGGTTTTGGCTGTGCCGCAATAATATCTCCAAATGTAATATTAATCTTTTCATCTATTAATTTTTTTGCCGTATTACATAATACATCAATATCAATTTCATGAGAATATATAAAATTATCACCTATGATATTTAATTTATGTAACATTTCGATATACCTTTCTGGTGTGGGGCCTAATAAAGTTAATATAGGTTTATTAACATTAGCAAGTTTTGTATATAAATCTGTTTGCACATAATGTTTTCTTGGCGTATTAGAATATTCTTTTTTTAATTTAACATCATTCTTAATAGATAAAATTTGTTTATCTAATTTAGATATATCAAATTTTCTTATGTTTGCATCATAATTTAGCAATAAACGCTTTCTTTTTTCCGTTACTTGTTGAATCGAACGATGCCATTTTTTACAAAATTCATTATTATTAAAATCCTTAACAAGTATATCTAAATATTCCTCTTTTGACCATTTTTCACCAAACCTACTAGCAGTTAATGACGACTGATAATATAATATTTTATGATGTACACCATGCCCAGTCTTATTTAGTATATTAGATATTTCTTTATATGTCATCCCCTCATCAAACAATTTTATAGCATGTTTTATTTCATTTAATGTCCAATGACAAGACGAAAATAATTCCTTAGCTTTTTTTGAATTACGCTTGGATTTTAAAGAAATATTTTCATTACGTTCCAAACGCTTTATAGTGTTAATTTTATTCCTAACAATATTACCATTTATATTAAGCTCCCTTGTTATAGCTGGTATCGAAGCGTTAATTTCTAATAACCCTTTCAATTTGGCTTCAAGTTCATTAGTCCATTCAAAACGTGCTTTACTAGGTATGTCCAACCCTTTATATCTAACCAAATAAATACGTTTTTTAGTCAAAGCAGTTTTCGGTAAACTCATTAAATTAGAAATAGAACTAATTGATAAACCTTCTTTAAGATGTCCAATAAATGTGTTAACCAATTCTTCTGTCCATTCAACCGTAATATTGCCAAATTTTTCAACTCTAATGTTCCCTTGATTGATATGATATTGCTTTAAAATTAAAGTCTTTTCTGGTATTGATAAAATATCCGAAATATCTTTATAAGACATATTATTTTTACGATATTCTAAAAATAAATCTTCTGTTTCTTTTGTGAATACTTTTCCCATAATATTACAACAAAAATAGCCTTTCTTTTTAGACTAACCAAATTACAAATGTTAAAGTTAAGTTAATGATTTGCACTCAGACGCTTCGGAACATATAAAATTGTGCACGATATATTGTTTGGTTAAATACTCACTTCGTGAGATTCACGGAGTGAAAGCTCGCAAAGCGAGATTCGTTGAAAACGAATAGTGCACAATTTTATATGTCTATCTACCCGATTCGATTCACAAACAAATTAATTTTTTTAAATATAACTTTTATGAAATATTTATTTTTTTTTTATATAATGTAGAGCAAGATGCAGTGATAAATAATATATGCAAAAATAAAATATTAACTAAATCTTTCAAAAAGAATTAATATATAATCAATGAAAGATTATTTAATTGATATATTACCAGAACTTAAAATTGCATTAAATATGCAATTAAATTATATTAATGATATTCCACACCTAACATTAATAAAAACTGATGTAGAAACAATTACAATCATAGGTGATACTGAAATAACAACTTACCTAAATAAATTAATTAATTTTGAAATTTAAATGTTAAAATTTATTTTAAAATTTTAACATTTTTTATTTGGCTATTTCATTTACAATCAATACATTTGATAAAACATTTCAAAATGGCCAAACAAAAGAAATTAAAACTTGATTTCAGAATTTTATCTGACGTTAAATGCATTTGTGGCTGCAATAGATACATTAAACAAAATGTGATTGATAGAAACCCAACAGCCAGAAATTGCTATTTGAGCCACCTACTCGCTCACGGTAAAACACAGATATTCGCAGGTGCCTCAACTGATATAAGAACAGGTATAAGAACACCTCGTTATATAAACATTCGTGAAACATTAAATCATATTAAAAGAAAACAACTTGTATAATAACATTTTGTAAAAAAACATTTTGTTGAAAATTGTTTTGTAGTTTCAAAACTTTTTTTTATCTTTGCAGTATAATAAGCAACAAGGACAAGAGCAGCAAATTAAATATTCAAACAATAAAATCGTAAATTTAAAAGTTAGCGTCTTGGGATAGCGCCGGTGGTACAATTAATTTAATAAAACCTTTTTCACACGCCACCGAAACACTAAAAATTGTCCTGCATAAAATTACTATACAGCAATTCTTAACAGGATACATTGGTTCAACTCCAAAAATAGTAATTTGATACTCATATTAAAACATTAAATTTGTTTAATGATTTTCATGTGTTTTTGGTTACACAAAAAAACTCTTATTGAGCAATCATTAAGAGTTTTTTATTTTTATACAATTCTCCGTTACCAAAAAGTGTAACAAAAATATGTAACACATCTCATATTATATTTTTTTCTTATATATCATCATATTTCTTTTTTATTTTATATTTAGTATTTGGTATTAAATATAATTAGGCTATGATAACTATCAATTTCATTAATCTGAAATAGATTTACAATTTCAAAAAAATTTATGAAAAAATAAAAAAAACTTATCCACTTAATCCAACAATTTATCCACACTCGAAAATCGAGCTATCATACATATTAAATTGTGCACGATTCGTTTTAAACGAAAGTATTTAAAATTATTTTATATAAATTATTTATATATGTTTCTGGTTAAAACCAAGAGATTTCTGGTTAAAATTCATATTAAATTGTGCACGATTCGTTTTAAACGAAAGTATTTAAAATTATTTTATATAAATTATTTATATATGTTTTTGGTTTTTTACATCCGCACACATCCATGAAACATATTAAATTGTGCACTATATAACCAATCATTTTCAGAAGGCATACCAAGCAAAGAAGTATTTAGTGAATAGTGCACAATTTTATATGATCGCCGGAGCTGAGACAATTTCTTTAACATAACATTAACAAAATAAATTTTGCCACTAAAAAATAATTAACTACTTTTACACTATGATATTTAATAATCCAATTCGTTCGGGAAAAGTAAGAAACGGTATCAATTGGTATCAGTATAAAAATGGAACTATTGTAATAGAAAAACAAAAATATATCTTTTATAGTATAAAAGAAGCAATAGCTAAATATAGAAAACAATTTCCCAAATATAAAAAACTTTGTGTTTAATGCCTCGATTTCGGAAGGCTTTCCTTTTCTAAGGAGAGCCTAAATAATATATAGTGCACAATTTTATATGATCGCAGGAGCTGAGATTCTACGAGCAATAAAATAGCTTTAACATAACCTTAACAAAATAAATTTTGCCGAACAATAATAATAACCTATTTTTACACAAAATTAAAAACTTATGAAATATTTAGGTGTAGACATTTACAAAACTTCAACATATAATAGTTGTCCTCTAAATTATTCAGACAAATTTACCAAATTTGTTATTGAGTGTGAAAAAGGCAATTTATCAAAAGAAGATATTGAAGGTTACGCCATTATAAGAATTGTAAAGGGTAATTTGCCAAATACGCTAAAAGCGGTAATCATAGACCCAACTACAAATCAAAAATTAGTTTTAAATAAAGCCGTAGAAATGTTTGGCGGATATTACGTTGTAACATCAGATTCAAGGTTTAGCGAATTATGTAAAGCAATTTTAGGATTAGATATTCATTTTAGTTATCCAATCCCTTTACACGACAGATATGAATATGTAAATTAATATATTCTCACATATAGTGAAAAAAGTCGCTCATTTGAGCGACTTTTTTTTGTGCATTTCATGCACACGATTCATGAGGGCATCGATGGGAAATATTAAATTGTGCACTATTCGTTTTCAACGAATCTCACAAAGTGAGTATATGGTTATATAATATAGTGCACAATTTAATATGATCGCCGGAGCTGAGATGATAAAATCGCTTTAACATAACCTTAACAAAATAAATTTTGCCAGCACATTATAATAAACTACTTTTACATCACAAATAAACAAATAATGAATATAGAAACACACATAAAGAACATTAAACCAGGAGACACTATCCTATTCAATAACGTCCCAACAACCGTCACAGAAAAAAATATTAAATATGACAAATTTATAGGCAAAACTTTATTTGGTGACTCTTACAATTTAGGAACTAAACTCGTTATTAAAATCACCTCTGATAAATAACATTTTGTAATATGTCACTCCACACAGAATATATCAAAATAGAAAATATAGAAGTAAAATTCTCCATCCATTTCAATAGAAATAAAATCAATTATTTCACATATGAAAAAATTGATATAGGTTACCGTGTTTCAGCAACACCAGTCAAACGAACACAAGATAAAAATATTACAATCGAGGAATCCGTAGCTTTCAGTGGATTTGCAGATACCTTATTGATAGCCGAGAGGCAAAGCAAAAAAAGACTTGAAGAAGCAATCAAAATACTCAATGATAGAAAAGAAAAATATATAAATTGGTTTAAAGAAAAATATAATCTTAAAACTTAAACGCTGTTATTTGTTTTTTGTGACCATAAATAAAGACCCCTTTTCTAAGGGGTTTTTCTTTATGTTACACTTTTTTGTAACATTTTTAATATTATAATTTTTCTTAATACGTTATTATATTTTGGTTTTATCTTATATTTAATGCTTTATATTAAATATAATTAGGCTATAATAACTACTCGCTCAATCATTACACAATGTATAAAAAAATTCTAAAAAACAAAATTTATTTTATCCACACGAACTGTAGCATCATATTAAATTGTGCACTATTCGTTTCCAACGAATCTCACTTCGTGAGTATATATTTATAGTATATATAGTGCACAATTTAATATAAATTTTTACCAGAAATCTCTTGGTTTAACCAGAAACAAATAGTGCACAATTTAATATAATTTCGAAGCCTGTTTTTATGAGTTTTTGTTTTTTAAAAATTTTTAAAGCACTGTTTCAATACAGTGCTTTTTTTTATGCATTCACTCAAGCATCGAATCGACCTGAATCGACATCGAAAAGTAATATTAAATTGTGCACTATATAACTATATAATATAGTGCACAATTTAATATAATTTCTAAGCCTCTTTTTATGAGTTTTTGTTTTTTAGTTTCAAAAAAATATTCTTATCTTTGTTAAACACAAAAAACAAATATTATGAATTGTCAAAGATGTGATAATCAAGAAGCCAAAAGCTTAACTTGCTCACGCTTCAATACACAAATGATTTGCAACACTTGCGAACAAAAAGAAAAACAACACAAAGACTATCAAAAAGCGTATGATACTGAACTCAACGAAGTTAAAAAGGGCAACTATAACTTTGAAGGGATCGGTTTACCTGACGATTTAAAATAATTTATAAAAAATTAATATATTAAAAAAAAGCACTGTTTCAACACAGTGCTTTTTTTTATGCATTCAACTCAAGCATCGAATCGACATGAATCGACATCGAAAATTAATATTAAATTGTGCACTATATGTTTTTAATTATATAGTGCACAATTTAATATGATCGCGTAGCTAGGGTCTAACATTAGCCCTCATTTGTATTAAACTCGTTTGTAATTTTTTCATTTGCGAAAAATAAATACAAAAATTAATATATCTCAACTAACAAACTGATTTAACTTTTTCTTAACTTTTTCTTACCTATCTTTGTTAAAACAAAAAAAAATGAAAACCATAACAATATTATTTTTCTTATTTGGACTATTCTCCACATATAAGATTAAAAAAGAATGTGGCGAATGGAAACATTTTAATATAAATGAAGTTTCTCTTATATATAATGTCGGATTTATATTAGGTATTATAATATTGTTCGTACTGATAATTAAATACTTACCGTGAGTCTCGCTTTACGAGTACAATAAAAATTTGTTATTTGTTATTTGTTTTTTAGTGTGATTATGTAGCGCCTTTTCTAAGGCGCTTTTTTTATATCCGTAACAAAATTCTGTTACACTTCCACTCCTCTCAACCTCTAACCAAATATTAAATTAATATTATATACTTTTATTCTTTTATAATTATCTTTTTTATAAAATCAAATATACAAAAGTTTCCACAGAAAAACATATTTTAGCCGTTCTAATATAGTGCACGAATCCTTGCGTCGATCGATCATATTAAATTGTGCGCTATATAATTAAAAACATATACTCACTTTGTGAGATTCGTTGAAAACGAATAGCGCACAATTTAATATGATTATCATGCCTCAGCGTTTCAAAAACATATTACAAAAATTTATATATGTCGTTGAACTAAACATTAACTTTTCTTTAACAATATATTCACTAACTTAGTGTTTCACACATGTATATTCAAACAACATATAGCGCACAATTTACTATCACTCCGTGATAGAGTCACTTTGTGAGTAATATGACCGATCATTTTTGCTATCTACTTTGAGCAAGTTCAAACAACATTAACTTTTCTTTAACAACTAACTATTGTTAGCCTCAATAAAACAAACTATCTTTGTGTAATCACACAAATAAAAAATCTATGACTATTCAATTCTCAATCGTTGATAAATCAACTGATACAAAAAATTTAGACGAAGTTTTACAAAAAATTAAAGCTAACTTCATATTCAATACTAAAGAATATATTAGCGACAAAGCCTTCGATACAATATGTGAAATAGCAAAATCAATCTTAATAAAAGATAAACAATTAAATCATAACACAAAACTAATTAGACGTATCTTAAAACACAACACTACTAATACAACTCCAGAAGATATAAAAGATACCGAACTTAAACTAAATACATTATTACAAAATATACATTTAGAAACAGAAATCAAACAAGCTTTTAATATACAACTTAATCCTCATATGAACTAACATATAAATATTAGACATAGAAAAAAGGCCAAGCTATTATAGCTTGGCCTTTTTTCTATATATGATACATAGCAAGAGTTCGAGCTGTAGCGATCATATTAAATTGTGCATTATTTAATTATATAACATTATTAAAGTTATGTTAAAATTAGGTATGGCGCATTTTGCGATATGTTAATATTATGTTAAATATAGGGTATATGGACTATGCTCGAAAAGTGCCCTTTAGAGGCTCCTGGTACTTTTTAGGTTTGTTTTTTCTTTTAAATCCCAAACTTATCCAAGAAACTTCTCCTATTGAAGGATTTTTTATCGTTCTAAATTTCCAAAAAAATTCCAAAAAAATTGTATAGTTAAATCTATTAAACTCTTTAAGGTGGATTTTTTATTGTTCCAAATATTTTCCAAATCAATTGAAAAAAATTTCAAAATAATCTATATTTTATTCTATAGAAATCTATAAGGTGGATTTTTTATCGTTTTATAATTTTTGAAAAATCCTGTATACTTAAATCTATTGAAGTATATAAGGTGGATTTTTTATCGTGTATGTTAAAGTCATGAGTTTTTTATTATGAATTATTAATATATAAGTTTAAGATTAAAAAAAATTATAATTATGAAATATTTAAAATTATTTGAAAACTTCAAAATAAATGAAGATAAGTTTCACGATAACTTAAATGGATACTCACTTTTCATGAATAAGGAAAAGCAAGAAAAGTCTGGATTCGCTAAAGGTGATAAAGTTGAGTTTGACTTCAAAAAAACTGATGGTTCAATTGAGCAAACAGTAGAAGGTGTTGTTGAGAATGTTTATGGTGAGGCAGAAAATCCAGAAGATGCTAAGACAAAATTTGATTACCCAATAAAAAACTGGGCAGTAGTTGTTAGAACATCAAAATCTTTATGGCAATTTGGTTCAGATGAAAGTAAATTCCAATGGAGCTTAAAAGATTTAAGAAAAATCTAATAAAAAACCTCTCAATTTGAGAGGTTTTTTATTTTAAATATATCAAATTACTCCTCTAATTATTATTTTAATTTATTATTAAAAAATATATTTGTTATATTTTATTTTTTTGTGTATATTTGTATATGAATATGCCTTATTATTATATCTCGAATGAAATTCCTATATTAGTTTGTATAAATGATTCTATATCTGTAATTAGTAATAAATTTACTCACATTAAAATAGGTTCATTATGCAATACTAAGCAATTAGATTTTGGTGCTAGTTATTTGAATTATATAGGTATATTTATAGAAGGTGTATATTATGGTGCACATTCTACTAAGAATTTTGTAACATTAGGTGAGTTTCGTAATATGAGAATTTTAGAAATTTTAAATTAAAATATGATATTTAAGATAATGCTTGTTAATAAGCTTGATGATTTTAAGTTTGGTGAGTTATATATGTATAATAGTATGATAACATATTATTTAGAATCTAAGAAAAAGCATTCTATATTTAATAGTAATTATGATATAATTGGATATTTGGAGTGGAATGATATTTTAGATAATTTTGTTCGTGTAGAGAATTGGGAGTCTGATTTACAATCGGTGGATAATTTATTTAATTTGTATATGGATCATAATTTAGGTTAATGTGGATTTTTTGTTAGGTTTGGAAAATTTCTGCTTCTTTAGGCGGTTTTATTTTATTAGGTAATTATGTAATAAGTTAATATCATTTAAGATTATATTTGTATAATTATTTACCATTACCCAATCTGATTTTACTGTTTTATATTCTTCTGGTAGTTCTATTATGTTTATGTTTGTGTTTGTTAGGTTTTTTTTTATATTGTTTCTATTTCTTAATTCTGTATCTGTATATATGTATAATACATTATCGAAATAAGTTTCTAGTTTATATTCAAATAGGTAAGTGCATTCTATTAATACATAAGGAGATAATTTATGTTTTTCGTAGAAATTATCTAATATAGATATATCATTATCTATTTTAATAGAAGGTATTCCAAATTTTTGGAATTCTGATAATATAAAAGATTTTCCAGAGCCTTTTTTCCCTGTTATGGCTATTTTCATGTTATATACTTAATATTTTATATTCACTACAGTATATTTTAGCTGATATACTTCTTGGTACTTTATATACTAATCCGTGTATTGTTATGTTTATATTATATGAATCTGATATTGTTTTTAACAATATATCATTATAGTAAATTGATATAAATTCGTTATTTAATATAACAGTTAATAGGAAATTATTTGTATCTGGTATATCAACAATAGTTGAATAAATTGGCTCAAAAGTTGAATTTGATGTTACTTTTTCTAAATAAATATATCCTTTTAAATCTACACCATATATTAGGTAATATCTCCAGTTACTATTGATACTATAAGCTCTAAATACAACACCGGCTCCTGAAGTAGCTTCACCTATATTATTTACTTCGAATAATGATTTTATGATGCAATTATTTTCTGTATATGTATCAAAAGTCATATAAGAGATTCTATCATTAGCGGGTCCTATATTATTTGAGCCACTTCCGATTGTACTAGTACATGTTGCTATTCTTCCACCTAATAGATTTGTGGCTGAATCAATTATCCAACTTGAATAATTATCAGTTGGAAACAGAGATTGTGATAAACCTTGGCCCCAAAAATTGCTATTAGTAAATGTGTTTAATACAAATTGTTTATGGTCTTTTAATAATGTGGTATCTTTTGTGAAAACATCGTGGAATAATTTTTGTTTATTTATTTCGGTAACTGGTTCCCAACCTTGCCAGTTATATACAAATTCTGTTGTTTGTGATACTGGTAGTTTAAAATTTGATTGTATATTTTTAATATAAAGAGTATTTGCTGGGAACATATTATTTTTGAGAATTGTTCCTTGGTTTTGAATTAAAAAATCATCTGTGACAGAAGCAGTTGCGATTAATGTTAAGATAGAGCTATCGAATATAATTTTATCATTAATATTGTTGTTATTTATAATATATGGAAAAGGTATGTCTATATTTGCTTTGTTGGCTTTTATTAGATTATTTTTAATTGTTATTTTATTCCAATATGATATTTTATTACCAGATGTTGGTCTTTTTATTTGTATTCCATATAATAGGTCATCACCTTCTATTATATTATTTTGTATAATTATATTTTCTAGTAATTTAAGTGACCCAATTGTGGATGTTATAAAAATTCCTTGTCTTCCTGCCCCAGTTATTTGGTTTCCAGATATTGATAAATTTCCATAATTTATGGTGCTTAAAGAGCTAGGTGTTATTGTTATTTGATATTTTATTCCGATTGAATATGGTTTATTTCTTTCTATAATTTTATTATTTGATATATTTACGTTTGCGCAATTTGAAAAATAAATTTGACCAGATATAATTGTATTACCAATTAGCGAAACGTCTTGTACAGTTTTGCCTGATTGTGGTGTGAAATAAATTACAGTGTTTTTTTTATTTCTATTAATAATTATATTATTTTTTATTAATATTTTTTCCATATTTTTAATAGATTGGAAAACTTCATTTCCATCAATACCTGAAATAATTATATTATCTATTAGTGTTAAATTTCTAATATTTTGAGAATAAATTCCTATGCTTTTTAATATATTTTTTGATAATGTATAACTTTCATTTGAATCTATTGGACCTGGATCGGTTGGATTTAAGTCTGTTGCAAGACTTACTAAACTAACATCTTTACCTGAGAGTGTTATACCTAATGAATATCTTAAAGATTTTATAAAAGTATTTTCGGTTACTAAGAATTTAGTTGGTGATTTAATTAAAGTTCCTCCTTTACCACTACCAGTTGGTTCAAAATCTATATCTTGATCATTTGCGTTAAAAAAATAATTACCTTTAATTATTATATTACCGGTGGTTGATTGTATCGTGCAGCCGCTTCTTGCTGGTGATATAAATTTGCAATTTATAATTTTAACATTAACTACGAATATTAAAAAAATACTATCTGATGTAGAATTTAAAAATTCTACATTTTCTATTACGATATTATTAATAACATTTGGTATTTCTGGTGTAACTGAACCTGGTAATCCATTACCACCGTCAATTCTTATTGAGTGGCTTTGCTCACTGGTTGTAATTGCTTTATATATATCATTATTATTTCCGTCGATTGTTAAATTATACCATTCAATATTTTTAATTGGACGATAGTTAGCGTCATTAATGTTGGTGCCACGTTTAATACAGTTGAAAATATGAGTATCCATTACGTTATCATTTGAATTTAAATAAGAATTTTTTTCTAATTTAATAATAGATGTACCCATTCCTTCACCTATAAATTTTATATTTTGCTTAGCCTGCATATCAATACAAGCACCGTCACTGGATGGATTATAAAAAGGGTCTGTTGATTTTAGACTGGTTATAATATAGGTTCCTTTTGGTATGTATACTATACCCCCTCCTACAAAATCACAATCAGAAGAAGCGGCATTTATAGCTACTGTGTTATCTTGGCTGGAATTTTCTTCTCCTGCTCCGAATAATTTTATATCCCAACAAGGAGTTGATTGTATATATATGTCACAATTTATTTGTAAATCTAAATTTAATGGTGAATTAAGTGCAACTGATGTTGCACTTATAACATTTTCAACCTGTCTTATTTGTGTACTCCAAGTTCCTGGGTTAAAAATTAACCAATCACCTTTTTTAACAGAGGAATTTAAATAAATAAAATTGTCTACTCTTTGTGATTTATAGTTTGTATAATTTGAATTACTGTATAATAAAACACCATCACCAGCTATATAAGAATATTGACCATTGGAAGAAATTGAGTATAAATTATTTTTTACTAATAATGGTGTCGTTGTTGAAATACCTGTTGTTGTATTTCTCGTGTTAAGCCATGTTATACCGCCATCTATCGTTGTTATAACATCACCATCGCTTGCAATAATATATCCTTGTGTGGCTGATATGAATAATACATCATTGAAATTACGGTTATTAGTATTAGTACCTGCTGAAGGTGCTGGGGCTGATTGTGTTGCCCAAGTAACACCGCTATCAGTAGATTTTAAAATAGTGCTACTATTACCAACTGCCCAATATGATTGGGTTGTTGCTAAATAAACAGAATTTAAATTAGATGTTAAAGATATGCTTCTTGTTAGCCAATTTGTGCCGTCGATAGTTGTTAAAATAGTACCACTATTACCTACAGCGCAACCATATAATGAGTTTTGGGAAAAATGTATATTATTTAATTGGTTAGTGATTCCACTTGATTGAGTTGCCCAAGTCAAACCACGATTGGTAGTTATTAATATTCTACCACTTGCTCCTACGCAATATCCAGTATTTTGATTTAAAAAATAAACATGAGTTAAATTGCTTGATACTATTTTAGATTGAGTTGCCCAAGTCAAACCACCATTTGTTGTTGTTAATATAACTCCGGAATCTCCGACTATACAACCTTGTGTAGCGGAAATAAATTTCACAGAATTTAAATTTGTTATTGTATATGATTCTTGTTTTTCCCATAAATATCCTGTCTTATTTGTTGACAAAATTATACCATTTTTACCGACAGCCCATGATTGTGTAGATGATAACATGTCTATTGAATAAAAAGAAGTGTTCGAAAAATCACTGTATGATTGTGCTAAATAGCCACTAAATTTAAGATTGTCTAATTTTGACCACATAATTATATTAATATTTTAAAATTTTTGCAGAAATAGTCTGTGCTTGATGTACCAATTGATATTATGCCATGTTTTGATTGTGTACTAAATTGAGAATCTTTTGTAGTTGAAATTAAAAAATCATTATAAAAGGTTGATATATAATCGCCTTTTAAAATAACTTTTAATCCAAATAAATTTGAGTTATCAAAACTAACAATGCTTTGTGTCATATTATATAAACTACCTGATATAAATTTATCTAATGATACTGAATATGTTGGATTGTTATTTTGAAATTTAAATATCCAATAATTATTAATATCTAAATATCTGAATACTAATCCAACCTGTGTATTTGAATTTTGAATTGATCTAAATAACGATTTTAATGTCGCATCTGCTTTTAAACTTGAAGATGTAAATGATAAAATGGCAATAGCTTTTGAATCAGCAATTGGGTAAGATTCACGATTATTATTAATAGACCATGTGCCACTTACAACTGACCAATTATTAGTATTTGAATTGAATATAGTATTAGAAGGTGTGCGACCGTTTATAGTGTTTATAGATGTTGTATCAAAAGTGTCAGAAATTAACAACTGTTTATCAATTTCTGATTGTAATATCCAGCCAGATTTATATAAATTTCCTAATTTTATATATGTATTGTCAAATTTTTTTGTTTTATCGATAGCAATTGAAGCATTTGGAGCATCTATTCTAGAATTAGGATCTGAATTTACTATCCATGTTTGTAAATAATCTGTTTTTTCTGTTAAGTAATCAACCGAAATTTGTATATTTGAATATGTTGCGTTATTAATTGAATTATTACTAGAAATTATTAAATCATTATAAAAATTAGAAGATGTTGCTATCAAAATTCCATATTTCATCGAATCAACTATTCTAGATATTTGATATGTAGAATTTGTTTCAGGAATTGTATTCCAAATACCATCTATTGTTAACATATTTGTAGAATTGTTAGATAATATTGAATATGACTCTCCAAGTGAATTGCCAGAAATAATTGTTACTAAATAATTACTCCACATATTTGATATCCAATTTCGTGATGATTTAGAATCTGTTAATGTATTTTTATCATTATAAAGATTCATAACTGAATAAGTTATATCTGTTGTAAAATCTATTGCTGAGCCATTTGCAGAATTTGATAACTGAAATGAATTTGAAGTAGAGTTAATAATATAATATATTGGACTCCATTTTCCGTCATTTAATTGCGCACTAGATAATCCACCGCCCCCTGATATATTTGAAAAGTAAACTAAATCATTATTTTTAAAAGAGTGAGTTGCGGAATTTAATATATTTGTTGATTGTGATCCAGAAACACTTGCTGTATAACGATTGCTAGCATATGATGCAGCTGCTACACTACCGGTGATATACACACCATTTTTTAATCCTTGTATTATATTATCAGATATCAATATATTTGTTAATTTATAATTAGTATTATCGCAATTTATAGTTATGCCATTACCTGTTATATCAATAAATTGATTACTAACTATATTTAAATAACCCCAATTTAGTAAATTATATTTAGTTGGGTCTTCTGATATCTGATAGTATAATCCATTGGCATTTATTGAGTTTCTTTTTATTTTATTATTTGTGAAATTAATATTTGATGCGTTTGATATAAAAGCTCCACCATTTTCTATAATATTTCCTGAAATAAACATATCTTTAGAGGTATAATATTTGCTATTTTCTTCAGACTTAAAATCAGATATATTGATAGCATAGTCATTTTTTCCTTTATTTACGATGATATTTCCTTGTATATTTAATGATTCGGTATTTTTAGAAATTTTTAAAACAGGTATATTTTGTGTATTGCTAACTATTAAATTATTGTTTAATATAATATTTCTGCAATTTTCTAAATATAAATTAGAACCATTAAAAGCATTATTAGATATGATAAAATTTTCGCTAATTGAATTTAAGTTAGAAGTATCGTCTAAAAAAATAGAATAGGTTCCTTGAAAATATTTTGTAAAAATATTTTCAGTAATAGTATTTGTATTCAAACTTGGATAATTATTATTATTTAGATAAATATCATTTTGTTCATTTTCAATAAATGAATTTCCAATTATATTTACCTCTGATGTTTGTCCTGTAATTAATATTCCATTTAACTTTGAATATTTGATATTGCATGTTTTTATGTCAAGGTTATAAAATGAACTAATTCTTATACCATTTTTAGGAGCGTTTAAAATTTCAATATTTTCGATTAAAAATCTTTGACCCATATTAGAATCTATACAATTTGATAAATTACCTAAATTGGTAGCGTTTAGATTATTTCCATCGATAGATAGATTGGCAAATCTTATATTAATTGCGTTAGTTGCTAAAAAAATACTCACATTACTTTCAAAATAATTATCATTATCCAAAATAATATTAGTAACCGACACCCCATCGCCTAATATATTTATATTTGATTTTCCAATTAAATCAATACATCCAGCAATAGATGATTTTTTATTAACATAATAGTTACCCTTTGGTAAATAAACAATACCACCACCATTCAGATTGCAATCATTTATAGCATTATTTATAGAATCTCTATTATTAGAACTAACCAATGGTGAAGAATTGTTTCCTATTAAAGGTGTTGCTCCAAATAAAGTAACATCCCATGTAGGATATGATTGTATATAAATAATACCAGAAGTGTGTATATTTTTAAGACTTGGTGAAACTATAATTTGATTAGTTGTTGAATTGACGCTAATAATATTTCTTATTTCACAATTTTGGGTAAATGGTTCTATAGTTACCCATTTATTGGTATCTATATATGAAAAAGAACCAACTTGTAAAGTTGTTGTTGTGCTTGTTTCTGATATGTATGAAAAGGTTGTACTATCTATTTTAGACCACATATATTTAATTTTTTTTTTAGTAGTTTATACCATCTATTTGAACTAGTGGATAATAATTATTAAATGGAATACTTGTTTTTTTGAATGTTATAAAATCAGCTTTTGTATTTATATAAAAATTATTTGTTCTCATTATTAATTGATAATTGGAATTAATGTTTGTGGTATTAACATTTGTTGTAAACCCAAATGTCGCACCTGTTGACAAATATAAAGATATAGGAATATTATTAAAGCCAATAATAGAAGATATAATATTATTGCTGTTATTACTATTTACATATATAATGCCCGCCCAATTTGAATTTGTATTTCCGCACAATGTTAGCGTAGAGTCGGTTAATAAAATTGTTTTATCAAAAGTAGAATATTCGTTGGTTATTGATTTATTTATAAAACTTGAATTTGAGGGGAATATAAATTCATAAGAATTAGAATTATTATATGTATAGTTACAATAATTATGGTAATAAGAAGATGTTAAACTAATGGTTGATTTAAACCCAAGATCAAAATTAGAACCTATTATATTTCCTTTGTTATAGTCATGATTTATATTTACATTATTTGAGTATTTACCAATTAATTGACCAGAATTATAATTAGCAGATATAGTTGAATTTTTTACATCAATATCTATTATTCCCGAATTATAATTAATATTTATAGTATTAGAATTACCATTTACATTAAGTGTTATACTTCCGGTATTATTAAAAAGAGATACATTTGAATTTGTGCCAGAAATATTTCCTGTTATAATTCCTGTATTATTTAATATATTTACAATACTACTAGAAGAATTTATTTTAAAATCATGAACATTATTATTACCAAATTGAAATGTATTAAAACTTGAGTTGTTAACTAAATTATTACGTTTATCCATACGATATAATACTTCATCATTTTCAAAATCATAAATAATTCTATCCCATTCTAAAATATAAGAACTTGTTCCTAATAATACATAAGCAGATGTATTTATAGTAGGATTTGTTCCATTTAATTGATTAATATTAAATAGTTTATATTGGTTTTGTCCATTAAAAAAATATACATCATTATTAGCTGGACCAGATATAAAAGTTAAGAATGCTGTTACATTGGAAGAAACTCCTTCTATATATTTTGCATCATTTATATTAGCATTGGTATTTTTTATACTTAATGTATGGTTATTGTATGATGCTAATACTCCAGTTGCTAAATAATCATTATTTTGTCCATAAACTAAAACACTTTCGTTTAAAAACATAGTTGATATGCTACTATCGTTTGTTACAATACTTTGAATAAGTACTGGTGAAATTGTTATTTGACTATGAAATATAAATGTATTATTATTATCAAATACGTTTATCCAGTTTTCAGAAGTATTCTCAGCTGGTGTTATATCCAAATAACCATCTCCAATACCAGTAATTATACCAGCTATTACGAATACATTTGTAAAACTAAAAATACTTAAATTATCACCTGGATGTAATCCAGTTAAAGTTGTTTGTGTATAAAATCTAACTATATAATAATTTGTATGACTAAACAAAAAATATTCACTAGAAGCAGTCCAAGTACCTTTATTTACTTGATTTTGATAATTGGGTACATAATAGCCACCACGAGCATCACTACTTATGCTTTGAGTAGAAGCTGCGTAAACTATTATGCCAGTATCAGCTTTATCTTTTATTATGTAATATGAATTTTCTTTTAATTGATTATTTGTTTGTAAAGTTTTTAAATTAGTATAATTTGTTTCAGTGGTTATTGAAGCAGAATCAAATTTATTATCCACATATTTTTTAGAAGGTATTGATAAATCACCCCATTCTTGATTAAGTGTTGGATCAGATGTATAACGAGCTAATGCTGTGCCTTGAAATTCTATATTAGTTGTAAAAATATAACTTGTATTATCCGCATTATATGTCAATGGCGAAGATTGTTGTATAGGTATCGGATTTCCATTACCATCATATAATTGTCCATTTATATATTGCGTTAATCTTGGATATATTTCTGGAACAAGTTGATATATTTTTTGTGGCATATATTATATATTAATTAATAAATTTTGAAACAAAAGAAAATTTATTAGTATAAACCTCATGGTTATAAATATACTTACTCGTTGTTCTCGAACTAATAATTTAACTACAATTTATGAAACTATTAAAACGGATATAGTTAATGTTAAATGGTGGGTTTTATTTGATGTAAATTCTATTGAAACAATTCCAGTTTCTATATTACAATTTCTTAATTCTATTCAAGCAGAAATTCGTTATGGTAGTGGTGAGTCTAATAGTTGTGGTATGAATTTAATAAATGATGTATTAGATGAAATTGATAATGGATGGATTTATATTTTAGATGATGATAATTTAATTCATCCAAATTTTTATTCTTCTATTAATAAAATAGTTTTGGATAATTATGATAAAACTGCAATTATTTTTAATCAAAAAATAGGTGGAATTGATTTTTCAGGTTTAGATGTTCGTGAGGCAAAATCAGAAAATGTTAAAGTAGGTTCAATAGATTCTGCACAATATTTTTTACATAGAGATTTAATTTCTAAATCAAAATTTATTTTAGGTGATTATAAATCAGATGGTTATTTTATTGTTGATTTATATGAAAAGAATAAAGATAAATTTATTTTTATAGAAGAGGAATTGTGTTATTATAATAAGATACAAAAATCTGGTATAAATTCATATCCAAGAATTTTAATTTTTGGAACTGAAGAAGAAATTAAATTACAATCTAAGCAAATGGCAGATTTTGAGGCTAAAGATATGAATTGTAAATTTTACAAAACAGATGATAATTTAATAAACATTATAAATAATTTTAATCCTGATGCAATTATAACTGTTGGGGATGATTATGGAAAGTTTCCTAATTTAGGAATGCAAGCATTAGATATTAGAAAAAGATGGTTACATGTAAATGAATTAAATGAATCTGTTGGTGAGATAGCGTATAATTGTGCTAATTCTTATATTTTAGATCGATCTGATAAAAATACGCCATTAATTAGTTTTTTTACTCCTATTTATAATACAGGTGAAAAATTGTGGCGAACATATGAATCGGTTAGAAATCAAACTTATAATAATTGGGAGTGGATTTTAGTTAATGATTCAACTGATGAAGGTAAGACATTAAAAATTGCTGAACAAATTGCTGAGATTGATTGTAGGGTTAAAGTATACGATTTCAAGAAAAAATCAGGTGGTATTGTTGGTGAATCAAAATATCGTGCTGCTTGTTTAAGTAGCGGTGATTATTTAATGGAACTTGATCATGATGATTATTTAACAAATGAGGCTGCTTATTGGATGATGGAAGCTTTTAAGAAGTATCCTGATGCGAAATTTGTTTATTCTGATTGTGCTGAAATTTTTGAAAATCATGAATCTTTAACATATGGAGATGGGTTTGCTTTTGGTTATGGTACATATCGTGATGAAATTTGGAATGGTAGACTTTATAAAGCTATGAATACGGTTAATATAAATCCAAAAACAATTCGTCATATTGTTGGTGTTCCGAATCATTTTCGTGCTTGGGAGCGGAGGTTTTATCATTCAATAGGTGGGCATAATAGAAGATTAACTATAGCGGATGATTATGAATTAATTGTTCGTACTTTTTTAAAGACGAGGATGGTTAGAATTCCAAAATTATTATATTTACAATTTTATCATAATAATAACACACAAAATGCTACAAGAGCGGATATTCAAAGGCGTGTTAAATCAATTAAAGATTTTTATAATCAAAAAATATATGAAAGGTTTATAGAGTTAGGTGTAAAAGATTGGGCTTATGAAGAAAATCCGTGGGAGCCGTTATTATCAGAGAGTAAATTTGGTATAGATGAAAATTATGTTAATTATATTTTTGATAATAAGGTAGATGTGGATATAAATCATAATTATGCAAGTAATTTTGCTTATAGGATATAAAATAAAAAAATCAGTTTTAAACTGATTTTTTTATTTTATATATTGTGATATTTCGGAAGCTGTTTGATAATCACCTCTGTCTATTGCGGCATTTAATAAATCGTTAAGTTCTTTTTGTCGCATGTTAGCATAATCTGGTTTTTGTTCTATTTTAGGTTCTGATTTTGAAATAGGAGTTTCTTGTTTTGTTGCTTTTTGTTTTTCTTCCCATCTTTTCAAATCTTCTTCATATTTTTTTAAATCTTCTTCATATTTTCTTTTTTTAGCTTCATATTCAGCTTTTCTTCTTTTATTTTCATAATGGCTATGTAGTTTAGAAATTATTAGTTTCAATATAGAATCTCTTTTTATTTTTGCTTCTTCTGATTTGTTTAGTATCATACGGAATAATTCTAAAAATTCATCTGCTGGTAATTTTAGCATATAAATCCAAAATTGTTCTCTTATATTTGTATATTTGTCTAATATATCATCTGTTAATTTAGGACTTTCATTGACGAAATCTCTTAAATCAGCTGCAATCATTGGACCCCATTTAAATTCTTCTGGTTCTTCTCTAATAGCATATCCTTTATTAAGGACTAATTTAGCCATTTGTTTTTCTTTTGGAAGTCCAATTATAGAAAGAACTAAATAAAGTCCTTTTATTGATTCGTGTATCAACATTGTAAAGTCAATACCTCTGGAAGTAATAACAGGGGTGAAATTATCACGAATATAACTTTCAGGTAATTTATTATCTTTTTGTATTTCTTCAGCTTCATCAAAATCACCATTTTTTAATGCTTTCATTAAAAGATAATTTACATCATTATCATTTTTATCGTCATCATTCTCATCATTTTCTTCATCATCCATAAAAAGTGTATAGTCATCGAAGTCTTCATTTAAATCTTCATTTTTTTTCCAACTAATTTTACATGCTCCACCAACAGAACTTTTAACAAAAGAAGAATTCCATGGGCTATTTATTGATCTATTTATATCAATATAGTCAACTGATTTGACGATTTCTGTCCATAAATTAATTAATTTTTTTCCTTTATCTTCTCCAAAAATATTATATATACCTTCTTTAAATTCTTCATTATGAAAAACATACATCATATTTTTTGCTTCACCTTGTCCAACTAAATTAATTAATTTTCTTTTATATTTTTCAGATTCAAGTGACTCTTTTATGTTCAAAAGGTTACCAATATTTCTTTGTTCAGCAAATTTTATATCAAATTTTATATTATATCTTTCGACTAAACCTTTATAGATATTAGTAAAAACTTTTTCTAAAAGTGTTTCTAATTCAATCTCATGCCCACGAACTGCTTGCGCAGAACCTTTTAAATCAAAAATACCTGGTCCTTGTTGTCTAATTTGTTCTTTTCTTTTAGCCCAAACTTTAGATAGATAATCTTCTTCATCTTCTTTGCGAGAAGGTTGCCCAGGAATACCTGGATTGCCATATATCCACTCTTCAGCTTCGTTAAATTTTTTAATCTTACGCATCTTTTAAATCTTTATATTTTTTAATAACTTTATTAATTAATTTAGATTCTCTTTTTTTACGAGCTTGAGGATCAGGATCTTCTTCTGGTCTTACTATTTGATACTCATCGGGTTCTTCTGGTAAATATTCGGGTTCTTCTGGAGCAACTGGACGCTCTGGTTTAGTATCAGGTTTTATTTCTGGCTCAGAAGGTAAAACTTTTGGATTTGCGACAAATTCTTCGTATAATTTAAGGCGTTTCATAAATATATAATTTTTAATATATTATATATTATTTATCGTCTTTGAAAAAAGTCCAATCAGTTACGAGTCCTAAATAATGTTTTGCTCTTGTATAAGCCACATATTCTAAATTTTTTTCTTGTTCTTTTTGCCAAGGAAGTTTAGAAAATTTAGAAGGAAGTGTTTTCTCTTTATCGATAATAAAAACTCTATTTGATTCTAAACCTTTTGCTTTGTGAATAGTTGATAAACAAATGCCGGTTGAGTTATCCAAAAATACTTGTCTAATTTTTATAATTAAATCTTCGCATAAAGTAATATTTTCATTAGTGATTATTGTAGTTATTAATAACCATTTTTCATAAAATATAACAAATGAATTATGTGCTTTTATTTCTGTATCATCTAAATAAGGATATTGTTTTTTTAGTTTATAAATTAATTTTTTTATTTCATAATCTAACCATTTTTTTAATTCAGTTGTTGTTTTAGTTGAAGATTTTACAACTAAACGAATTAAATCTTCGCCAATATCAGTTCCTTTTACATATGCTTTTTTTGAATTATGTAAAAATTCTAAACATAATTTAACCAAAGGCGCTGTATTTCTACACAATACCATATCACTATCTTTTATATCATTAATAGAGGCGTTTGTATCGATAACGCCTTCGGGTGCATTATCATGCGCAAGTATTTGATTTACAAAGTTTTTGGCTAAATTGATAATTTTAGAGCCACAGCGATAATTAACAGATAATGGTAATAATTGAGTATTTGGCATTTTAGTTAAATTATCAAAACTTTGTACATCAGCGCCAGCAAATCCATAAATTGCTTGATTTTTATCACCAACAGCAATTATTCGGCTATTTTGATGGCAAAGTTTTTCAATTAATTTATGTTGTGTTTTATTTAAGTCTTGGCATTCATCAACGAATATAAAATCATATTTTTCAAGTTGAAAATGGTTATATTTGGCTGGCCAATAAATCATATCTGTAAAATCAAATTTAGATATATCATTAGAAGCATCGGTTATTATTTTTAAAGCTCTTTCAACTTCTTGGTTTAATGTATCAATTCCATGTTTATAACATAAATCTTTTAATAGATCTGGTTCGAGACACATTGATAATCTGGCTAAATCAATAATTTTTTTAATTCTAACTCTATAATCGCCATCTATTTTTGTTTTATCCATTAATGACCATCTTGGCGAAAGGTTATTAATATATTCAAACATTTTGTTATCATCCAATACTGCTTTTGTTTTGTATGCTTTATAGATTGCGGATGCTCCTAAGGAATGGAAAGTTTTAACAACAACATTTGGTGGAACTTTTTGCTGTATTTCGGTAACTATTGATTTGTTGAATGCTAAAAATATAACTGATTTATCTTCTGGTATGAATTTGAGTGAACCAATTATTGTGGTAGTTTTACCAGATCCAGCAACGGCATTAATAACGGCATTGCCAGAACCATTTTTAATAAAATCGAAGATATCAATTTGAAAAGGAGAAGGTACAAGTTTACTCATAATCTTTATATTATAAAAAGATTAAGTGTTTAATGCGATTTTTAAGTTATTTTTTAATTTTATTTTGATAAAATATAATTTTATTAATACAATTTGAAAAAAGCCATGATTCTTGTGTTGGTAATTTAGTTAAAAAATCATATTCATACATATAGCATTCTAATTCTTCTTGATTTTCGGTTAATATAGAATTTTTTTCAAAAAAATATAAATGATGTGATTCATGTACTAAAACAGCCGCTAAATTATTAATTGAATTTAATTTCATATCTCTGTTAGTGATAACTATTGTTTTTGGCGGAACTGTTGTTGAAAAGTTGGCATAAGAGAAATCGATAGTATCACAATTATCAATCAATTGATTATATTTATCCATATCAGTTTGTTTGATTAGATTAATTGCTGAATCTATCTTTTCTTTCCATTCTTCACCAACATTGGCCACATAAATTACTTTATTTTTTGTTGCAGAATTGAATAAAATAAGAATTGATAATAAAATTATTGTAATTTTGTTATACATTCTTCAATAGCTTTTTTTATTGCTGATGAAACCGTTGTTTTTGAAAATGGAATGCCAGCATCAGTTAATTCAATCATAGTTGCCCTTACTTCTGTTTCGGATTCACCTATTCCTTGATAAATTTTATCTTCATAATATAGTTTAACACCAACTTGTGTAATTTGATCTGTTTTTTCAACACCAATAATTCTTAAAGATTTTTTTGGAATTCCAAAATAAAATACTTCAATTTTGATTGATTTGCCGTCATCTGAAAGACAAAATTTATTAGATAACATATCTTCCGCCATTTGTTTAATACCAAAGCGAACATCACGGCTACCAAGTTCTCTGACTTTAGCTGTGTTCCAAACTGAATCTACTTTAACACAAGTTTCTTGTGCGAAAAGTGTGGTTGTTGTTAAGATTAAAAAGGTTGTTAATAGTTTTTTCATAGTTAATAAGATACTTTTTGTGAATAGCCTGGTGCTATAATATAATAATCTGCTGTACCACCTGTGGTAATACTAGGCAGAGTTATTGATGTGACACCTGGATAAGTTGTTTTTAAATTAGAAGTTGAGGTTGATATTGATGAAAATTGTGTTGGAGTAAATAATCTAGCAATAAAAGAATTGATCCAGTTAGAGAATAAACCAGATTTTTTTGCTGCTATATTAAATAAATCAGAAATAGTAATTTTTGAATCATTATTCAAATCATACATATAATAATGTTTTCCGTTAAATATGGTTTTTCGTAAAATAACATCAGAAGCTTTTGTTAAATCAGTAGTGGTTAAAGTTGAGACTGGATTAACAACATCTAATTGTAATTGCCAATCAATTGAAGGATTTGTTTGTACACTTATTGTATATAAACCATTTGTGTCTGTATAATAGGTGTTATATAATGACCAATTAGTATATGTTATAACAGAATCAAATTCTAATACATAATTTAAGTTAACTGTATTTGGTAAATCATTCCATAAACCACTGCTGACAAATTGAATAAAATCTTCGCCACCAGAATTATTAGGTTCTCCTCCATGCCAATTTGAGTATGGATAAATACCATAACGAAAAGCTGAACCCATATAATTTCTATTCATTTGATCTGTTGTTAAAACATTATTATGAATTGATAAATCACCAAGACGAAATGAGCCATAAGCACCAGAACCCATATTTGTTGCATCAGCAAGCCCAAGAGCAAAACATTCACCTCCGCCTCCTGCAACATATGGCAGTGCTCTATTAAAATTAATAGAGTTAAAATTAACACCATCTAGATAACCACGAAGAGTAGTTCCATCATATGTAAGTCCAACACAATGCCAAGCATTTAGTGTAATGGATGAAGTTACTTTTGTAATACCACCGCCATTCCAAAATCCAATATTTAATGTATTTGAGCCTGTAATTTCAATGACTGATTCATGCCATCCAGAAGATGTTGATGCTACTGATAATTCGTCTAAAATAACACCATTGCCTGTCGGATAGACCCACATTTGTATGCTTATATTTGGTGAAGTTCCAAATTTTGAGGCTAAATTAGATATAAGTGCATAATTATTTATTCCATTAAATGTTAAATATTTTCCTCCAGTTGAACTATAAGCTGGCGAATTATATAGGGTGGCGTTTGCATTTCCTTTAATATCGGTAATAGTAGTTCCTGTTCCTGGATAAGATACAGAATTCCATATTCTCATATTAGTTCCTTGCATTCCAACCCCAGGTGTAGCAGAAGTATCGTTTGTTACATGTGATATATTATACCAAAGTACTTGTCCTGTATTATAATAATTTTCTGTCCATCTCCATCCGCCATTTGCTTCAGAGTAAAAAGCACCATTTTTATCTTGGTAATAGCCTATCCAACCAGATGGCCATGTTGAATATACAAAATTATTTTCAGCGGCATTTGAAATTGTAACAAGGTGTCCACCCATTGCGGCGCAATTGTTTTGTGCTGTTGCCCAATAAGCAGTAGTTGTTGAGCGGTAATAAGAATGGTTATTATAATTTGTTTGTGATGTAAATCCTGTAAGATTTGGTGTCGTTCTTTGATATAATTTTATAGGAAAATGATTAGCACCACTGCCATCAGCGTTATAAATATGTCCAGAATATGTAAATGTTGTAGTTTGTGCGAACATACATATATGGATTAATAAAGTTATGATAGACAATATAATTTTTCTCATAATACAAATCTTGTTCCAATCATTATTGTATAGTTTAATGTACTAACATTAATAGCATAAGCTCCACCTAAATTTATATTCAATTTAAATCTTTTAGTGATTCCTATATTTGTTCCTAAAATAGGAAGAATAACATTAGGTGATTTTAATAAAATATCGCTATAATAGCGAACATATGGAGCATAAACATATAAACCAATCATTTTTATTTCGATTCGTTTTGATATTTTCATGTCATACATACTTCCTGCTATAAATGCTGTTCCTAAAAATTCGGTCTCATAAACAGAACCATAAGAACCTGTTACTATATAAACTACTTTAAATTTTTTAAATTTCTTAAATTTCCACATTTGCCCCAATGCTACAGTACCATAAACACTAAATTTAGTATCAAAACCAAGTGTTAATGAAGTAGAAATTAAATCAATTCTTGATTTATGATTTAAAGCGTAAAATCCTGATAAATTGGTTCCTTTAATTGCTGTTGTGTAATCAAATAAAAATCCATGAGATGTTGAACCATCCCATTTGGTGGAAACAAAACTTCCACTAAATTTGCCACCATAATTTACATCGGTATTTTTAAAATTGAAGCCAACTAAATCTGAACTTGCTAAAATAGTAGGTTTGTTATCACTTTTTGAATCATTTGATGCACTTTTTGTTGAATTTACAGAGCTTCCGACACCATTTACTGATCCACCACCGCCACTACTACCAGATTCAGAACCAGAGTTATTTCCCGTCGTATTTATTCCTCTTGCTTCTGTTCCGGAAGAATTATTAGAGCTACCTGAATTGTTTGAGGTATTTGATCCATTGGAACTGCCTAATTCACCTGACTCACTAGAACCACCTGACTCACTAGAACCACCTGACTCACTAGAACCACCTGACTCACTAGAACCACCTGATCCGTCAGAATTATTATTATTATTATTATTATTATTATTATCGCTATTGTTATTATCATTACTACCACTATTACTGACATTACCAACTGAACTTGAAATTATATCAGAAGAACCAGTAACGTCACTAATTGATGATAACGAGTTAATTATATTTAAAAATTTAATTGAATTATCTTGTGTAATGTTAATTGCAGTGGGAATACCAACAAGAGAAGCACAAGGGTTCACTCCACCAAATGAACTAACTACAGATTGAGCCCATAGTGCAACATTACCATTTAAAAAATCTTGTTGTTGAAAAAAATGTGATTGTCCATAGACAGTTAAATTTATACCATTTGAGGAAACTGCAACTGTTTTTATGAGACCTGTACACGGGTCTGTATAAGAATAGTTATAGGTTTGACTCCACCCTTTAATTGATAGAAAGAATGTAGAAATAAATAGTATAAATAACTTTCCATACATTTTAAGATTTAAAAATTCCTTTTTTAATCATTCTTGAAACGATTCTTGATGCAGCTGTTTCAAGAGCTTTTTTAGTTGTTATACCAATTGTAGATTGGTTAAATTTAATTTCTGAATCATCAACACCATCAAGAATTGAAACTTTTTTGATTGTAGATGCTTCACCAAGTCCAGAACCAACTAGCATTTCATTTGTTTCAGCGTCTACAAATTTAACTTGCAAACCTAATCTTGTTGTTTGTGTTGTTTTAGATTCTCCATTTATTTTAACAACTTCATCATCTGATACTGAAAAATCATAAACTTCTATATATACAAAGTATTTAGCAAGTTTAATTTTTCCTCTACCATCTATTTTATTTTCTGTAAATCCTTTATCTGAAGCTTTAAATTGTTGAACCATTCTTTCTTTGATTTCTAATTTATCTTCTGTAAAAACAAAGCGGTTTGTCATTTCTAAGAATTCAATAACAATGTTGGTAACACCAAGTCCAACTCTTTTGTCTTTTAATTCAGGATACATTTCATAAAGTTCAGCATTAATACCAACTTTTAATAATTGTACTGGAATTTTAATAGTATCATTATAGTCTGAAACAACATCTATGGATTGTTCTGTTTCAAACTTAGCTTTGTATTGCTCAGTTTTGACGGAACCGACATTCTGAGCAATACAAAGAGTTGATAATAAAATTGAGGTTATTAAAGTAAAAAACTTTTTCATATTGATTAATTTTCTTCTTCGGAATTATCATTTGAATCATTATTTGAATCTTCTGGTAATTCTTCAATTTGTGTTTCTTTTTTTGACTTTGAATAAGTTTTTTTAATTTTTTCAATTACTTGATTTGATTCAAGAATTGGATCAATTAATTTTTTTTTTCTTCTTCATCATCTGATGCATTAGGATCGCCTAAAATATTGTATTTTGCAGTTCCTTTTGCGTCATCTTCTTCGTCCATTTTTTGAACCATTAATTTATCTCTGTCTTCATTAGAGAACCAGAAATCAATAACTTTATTTAAGTTACCAACAAAGGCACCTAATAAAATTAATAACATTTCTTTCCAAGATTCTTGAATAGTTGCTTTGAACATTATTGACATTACAATACCAAAAATTATGAAAAAGAATGTTAATAATACTATCAAAGTTATTTTCCATCTATTGGCATGCATTGTTTGTAACATGTAAAAAAACCTTTGTGAGTTTTCTACATTTTCTACTTCTGCTTTTCCGCTAAAAAATTGTTTTAATCCCATTTTTAATAATTATTTTTATTGTTTACCATGGAGCATCTTTTGCTTCATCTTTTTTCTTTTCAGCTGGTTTTTCAGCTGGTTTAGAACTTGCATTTGAATTAGACGTAGCATTAGATTGTTGCTTTTGTTGGTTAGTGTTGTTATTAGATAAATTAATAACTACTGGAGCTGCTGCTGGAGCGGCTACTTGTGTTTTTGGTTCTTCTTTTGATTCTTCATGGTGCCCTCCTAAAAGAGTTGATAACCAAACACCACCGGCAGTAACTGCTGTGCCTATTGTACCTACAATAGTTTTTTTCAAACCTGACCAAGTACCGTCATTTGTTTCTGGAGCTTTTGTTTCTTCTGACATAAACTTTATTTTTAATTTTTTACAATTTTAGCGGTTGCTAAATTGTTATTTGCATTATATGATGTAATATAAACACCATTACTTAAATTTTGTATATTATCGGTTAAAGTGTATTTACCTGTTTCCATATTTTTATCTACAATCATTTTAACTATATTACCTGATAAATCAGTTACATATAATTTTACTAAACCAGATTCTCTTACTTCAAATTTAATGTTTATTTCACCTGTTGTTGGGTTTGGATAAACTACTAAATATTGCGGAGATTGATTAGTACCTTTTTGTTGATAAACAATTAGAATACCATTTGTTGCACCTATATTTAAATCACTATAAGTAGAATTGCCACAAAATTTTCTTGTTGTATAAAGTGGAGATGAAGCCCATTCTGATTGTGGTTTTAATGCTTTGAAAGCAAGTGTAAATGGTTTGTAATCATTTGAAAATAAATAATCTTTATTAGCTGATGGATCATATCCACCCCATTCTATTACACCATCCATTGGATTAACAAATGATAACCAAGACATAGCTTTATCAGAATTATTTATACCTTTAAATTGTAGAAGATTTGGATCATACATTAAAGATAATTGTAAAGCAGATATATTTTCAGTTGTGTTTTTAATTGTAATTGGTATATTTAATTCTTGATTTTCATCAACAATTAAAGAAGGCATATTAATTTCAACACTGTTTGCTGGAAAATCATATTGAACTTGCATATCAATTACATTTTCTGTAGCAGCTGGTGTTCCTGCAGGTGGGTTAGTAACAATAGAAATTGGAGTCACACGAGCCATGTGGTAACCTGTTCCGTTAGCATCACCCGGAGTACAAACATAATAAGTTACAGAGTCAGGTTGTCCTGGAAGTATATTAAATGTAAAATTTGTATTACCTGGAATAGTTGTTGTAAAGTTTGTATTAGGTGTTGAATTAATTGTATTGTATTCAGCTTCGGTAAAGAATAAAACATCTTTTACATTATTAGGCCAAGATGTAAATCTACCTGCAATTCTTCCGAATACGCCATAAGCATCCGTAATTGTTACATTATGTGAATTATTAATATCCGCTGTATAGAAATCAAATTTTTGTGGATTTGCTGTACCTAATACCCATTGGTTAATTAACGCAGCATCTGCTGTTGTAATTAAATTACCAACATTCATAGTATCACCTTTGATATTTAAACGAACATCATAATAGGTGGTGTCAATAATTTCATTAAAAGAAAATTTGCCATTTATGTCAGTTACATAAGTGTTATGTGTAGTCCAGTTACCTGAATTTTTAATTTTCTTTTCAAGAGAAAGAGTTAAGTATTTAGCGGGTGTTCCGGTAACATTTACAAATCTACCATGATAGTTAAGACGTGGACGATAAAAAGCACCACCATAACTATAAACACTCAATACGGTATCTAAACCAGTTTGAGAAGCCGCATATTTAGGGAATGGAGACGCTCCTGTCCATTTTAATGAATCTATACCTGTAAGAGCATAGAAAGCATTAGAAGAAACGTGTGTAAAAGTAATTTCAAAAGTTTGTCCATCTGGAAGTGTATAAGTAGAAGAGTTACCTGTATACACTAATGATATAGTTACAAAACCATTTGAGTTACTATCTACTGATTGTAATAAAAGATTTGTTGGAGTTCCAACTAAAGCAACTGTAGCTGCTGAGAACGCTGCTTTATCGTAATAAACTCTAAACTGAACACCCGTATATTTAGTTGTTGTTGTGTTTTTAAGAGTTAAACGTGCTTTGGTGATACCAAGTGTAGCACTACCTACTACATATTGTGTATCGATTAATGCCCAGATACCTGATGCTGGCGCTGGCGGACCTGATTGTCCAAATGTTATTACTGGTAAACAGAAAAGTAATAACATTAAAAGTCTTTTTAATGTTTTCATGTGTTTTTGGTTTTTTTATTTTTGGTTACATTTTATATATCAAAACTAAAAAACCAAATTTTTTATTAAAACCACAAAACACTTACTAATTATTAAATTTTAGATTAGTTAATTTTTCCACCGCTTCTTTAGTAGTTTTCCATTTATCTAATCCAATTGGTTTATCTGTTGAATTATTAAAAATATAACATTCAAATGTTTTTGTTTTTACAATATAAATAACTTTCCAACATTTTTCAGGAATAGTTAATCCAGATACTACCATTAAACTTCCTATTGAACCACACCAAACATGAACTGAATCATTTTGTATAGCAAGTTCTCTGGTTCTTTCTTCTAATTTTTTCCAATCACCAGCATTTAAACTATGATATTGTGGTGTCATATTAGAAAAGTAAAAACATTCTGTAAGCATTTTTTCTGCTGGAATTTTTATTCCATTTTTAGTAAAAGGACATTCATTATCTGCCGCTGGTGACATGTGTCCTCTATCAAATCCTTTTCTATTTGCATCTTTTTCAGTTTTGTTAGCAGCATCATAATTTTTTTGTATATTAGTTTGTTTTACTAAATCTGGATCTGGAGCAAATTGATCTTTCCTAGGAATTTGATTACAACCACATCTTTCTTTTGTGTCCCACCATTCTACTAATATAGGATATTTTAGAATAGTATCAAATACTGAAATATAACCATTGTGTTCTAATTTAACACAATTAGTTTGTGCCTTAATAAAAAATGGCATAAATAAAATTAATAATAAAAGTATGTTTTTCATACTTTATATATCATGTTTCAAAATCGATTTTAAATATCATTTTAGACAAATTTAGACACAAAAAAGCAGTTAGATACTTCTAACTGCTTTTTTTTAATTTTGTATTTGGTGCTGTTTTAATTCGTTTAAAAGAGCATCTTTTAGAAATAATCTATGTACTCGCAATTGCTTAAGTTCATCATCGGTATAAACTTCATTTGTTTCTATTCTAGAAATTGATTTATTAACTGAATGATATTCGTCAAATAATTTTTTGAAATGGTTATTGCTCATTTTAAGTTCATGAATCAATTCGTCATATTCAGGAAATTCGTGGTGTAAATCGTGTTTTTCCATATTTTAGTTTTTATTTTATATTAATAAATAATTAATTGGTTTATTCGTTTATAAAGTTGTTATTTTTGTCAAAAAATTTTTCAAATTCTAGTTCAATTAATTCTAATGCTTTTGATGTTGTATCTACATACCAAAGTAATTTTGTTTTAAAATTAACTGCGAATGTTAAATTGCTTCCGTCATAAATGTTTTTAATCGTTAGATAATTTAATTCTTGTTTTCGTTCCGTTTCCGAATCTGATTTCATATATTTTTTATATTTTTTGTCGGTAAATTATCCCAATTTATTTTGGTACAAGCATTACATAATTTTTCCAAAAATGTAATGTTTTGATATTCATGAGTCGTATGCTCATTAAAATAACCTACCGATATATTAGTACATTCTTTAATTACACCCATAAAATTGGCTGAATCAGTAAATATACCAGTATCATCTTTTTTATATTTTAATCCTTGTTGTTTAAATGCTAAACATAAAGAATCTGCAAATTTATCGCTACAGCAAGATTCAAACATTTGATGTGTTATAATTGAATTATAACCTCTTCTGTCAAATGATATACATCTTTGTATTTCATTTATATTTTGATGTCCATTTATTGCTAAATCTGACGAACCAATTCCACCAATTTCTTCTCCTACAAAGAAATAATAAAGTCCAGGTACATTATGCTCAATCATATAAAGCATGATAGTCACACCTGCTTTATCATCAGCACCAAGTATAGAAGTTCCATCTGTTGAAACAAATAAATTATTATTTTCAATATATTTTACTAAATTGGTTTTTTGATGATTTTTGGTAAAAGAGTCGAAATGTGAAGTGAACATGGTATTTGATTCTCCTATTTTTAAGAAATAATTACCATATTCATCTTCTTTTAAATCGTGATTAATCCATTTTAATACTTCTGCTTCAGTTCCGTGTGGATATGTCTCTTGTGTAAGAGAGCAAAATGTATAAAATACATCTTTTGGATTATAACTAAAATTTTCGTAAATTTTTGTATTTACAGATTCTTTAATTAAAGGTTTATATTTACAAAAATTATTTAAATATTTCATATTATTTATATATTAATTCCATATATTATAACATATCAGCATAAGATGCTTTAATTTCCAAGTATTCAACAAATAAATCAAACATATCTAAATAAATATCATAAATTTCATCTGCTAAATCTTCGCAAGATTGACCTGTTTTTTCTGATAATCTATCCAAATCATCTGATAATTCTTGTAATTCTTCATAGCATTCATATATTTTTTCTGGTAAATTTCGATTATATATAACCATTTGTGATAATTCACCTAAAATATTTTGAACCGTATAATGTAAATTTCTAGACATTTAATAATTTATATTGATATTGTTGGTATTTATTATTTAATCTATCATAAACAGAACTATCCCAGCATTCTAATTTAGACCATTCTTCTTTAGTAATTGATTTAATTGGATAGGGTTCTTTTGTTACTTCTACTAAAACTTTTTTTGAACCATTAAAAAATAAAATTACATCACCTACTTTAATATCTATTTTGTTATATTGTTTAGACATATCTCTACTTGTGCCAGTTCTATATCCTTCAATAACTAGATCTATGCATGTTTTTCCTTTAAATTCTGGCAGCATTTGTCTACCACCATCTCCGTCTTGAAACCACATAGGTATTCGATGATTAATTATTTGCATAATTCAGAAAAATTAGTTAATTTTTCAAATTGATCCCAAGTTATTAATTCGTCTGAATATTCGTTTTGTAAGAGTGTGTTTTTAATTTTTTGTGTTTTATGTTTATCATCAACAAAAAATCTTGGTTCTTCAATCCATTCTTTTGTTGTTTTCATTTCACCTAAATATTCACCACAATTATCACATACATGACCTTGTTCAATATGACCTGGTGCCCACATATAATTTTTTATAGCATGATTTTTATGCGGACATTTTTTACGAATTTCTGCTAATTCATTTTTAGCATCTTCAATTTGTTTATACAATTCTTGAACTCTTTGATTAGGATTAGGTTGTTCCATTTCAATTTCAAGCAGTTCTTTAATTTTCGTTTTTAATTTACAATCTATATCACCACCTTCTAAAAATTCTGGTAAGTTGATTTGTATAGAACCATCTTTTCTTATGATTATTGAAGATTCTTCTCTTTCTGTCATAAATGTTCCCCAATTATTATACCATACTTTAAATGTTATTTTTATACCATCTTCGTATGTATCATATGGTTCTGTATAATTTTGTGACATATTTGTTTTTATGGAAACATCTTCAATGTAATCACCATTTCCATATTCATCACCTAATTCTTCGAATGTTTTAATTAACCATTCTGCTGTTATATTTTGCAAATTCATTATATTGTTTTTAGTTTGAAATTTTACTTTCTTTAACAATTACTTTATTATCCTCAACTATAATTACCCCGACATCATCACTCTCTTCTCCTTCCCATTCAATTTTTCCATTTAATAGAATACCCCATGGTTGGAAAAAATGTTTAATCATATATTGCAACCATTCAGTATAGTAGTAAAATTTTTCACCACCATCCCATTCTAAAAAATTGCCATCTTCTGTAAGAACCCATTGACACCAAAGACCAGGTTGACAAAGACCTTCTCTGATTTGTTGTGTAAGCTTTTTCCAATCATCGAAATTTTGACCTGGTGCAGAATTGTAATCAATAATAGATGTATCATTGGTTTGACCACTTTTTCCATCATCCATAGCAAAATACTCTCCTTCATTTCCGTATATTTGTTCTGGTGTAAGACTATCTATTGAATCATTATGTGGATATCCATGTTTACCATTATATAGTTCCATTAATTTAGATACATCTCTTCGCATTTTTCTCGTTCCGGAAAATGTATTGATATATTGTTTTTCTATTTCGGTAGCTGTTCTACTTAATTCTAATTTACCGTGAAAATCTGTTGTATAGCCCATAATTTTTTTTATTTATACAAATATACGAAAAAAAGTTGACATTAACAAAAAGAAATAAATTATTTTTTTGTTAATGTCAATTTAGATAATAATCTTATCGAAGATCGGCAACATCATGATATATATAATACTTATTATTAATATACTAAATCTCGCCAGTATGAATCTGATATATCTATTACTTTTACATTTGGATTATATTTTTGTATACTTTCTGCTTCTTGTGGTGTATTTTCAAAATGAACTTGAATTCCTAATTCCGCTATTTTAGCATGTTTAAATAACCTATCTGTAAAATATATTTTATCAACACCAAGATAGTTAGCTAATTTGAAAACAGGTATTTCTTCACCCATACCTGAATTTGGTGCATATCTTTTCGTAATAATACAAACATCTTTTCCTTGTTGAATTAAATACTTACAAATTGCTTGTATTTCTTCTTTATCTGGATTTGGTGTATTATCATATTCATCGGTTAAAGTTCCGTCAAAATCAAATGATATTTTATTTTGATTAATCTGTGGTTTATATTTCATGAAATATATATTAAACATATTGTAGTTTTAGGGAGGATTCTTTAAATTCGCCTTCTTTAATTCCTAATTTAAAATTAGTAATACTTGTTAATTTACTTAAATTAGATTTTAATTCAGTTATATCAGATTCATATAATTTTTGATCAATTGTATATTTTATATTACCTTCTATTTGATCTAAACAAGTTATTACTATTGTATGTTTTTTATAAACATCATTTCCGTCTGGTATTCTATAAAAATTTCTATCACATTCAATTGCATAATTTATTAAATCTAAATCTAAAATAGATTTTCTAAAAATGCCCTGAAAGGAAGTATCAATATTTATTTCATGTTCATTATTTATTAATTTTGGCTCTGGTAAATCTCTATTAGACATAAAACCTAAACCATGTCTTGTCTGATAAGCTCTTGTAATATAATAAACATTTGCTTCTGCCATATCTAAACCTAATTTATTAATTAAATTAAAAACATTTTTAGAAGTTGTATTTGATCTTGTAACATTTGGAAAGAAACCAAAATCCATATCTAAAAGAATACCTTGTGCTCCTTCGAATATAAAATGATCGTATTTATCATAATCACAACTTGTTAAAAAATCATAATAATTAAATGTTAATTTATCTTTAGATAAAATACCATCTACAATTAATGTATCGATTGCATTGAACCAATCATCTAATATACCATTAGGTAATTCTATATTTCTATAATAATTTTTTATATTAGATAATTTTGCCTTCAAAATAGTTTTGTTAAAAATATCTTGAATGTATAATTTGTAATATGCTTCTTGTCTTTTTAAGGTTGTTCCAAATCCTACTCCAACTGAACCATGTTTATTTGCATTTTCTAAATCTATGTTAGCAAATACATCATAAGGAGTTGTTATTGGACAAAGTGGATCAAAATAAATATCAGGTTTTATGTTTAATTCTTTTAATTTATTCCATTCGTTTAACATAGCGATTGGATAAACTGTGCAGTATTCAGACCACAATGTAGTTACTCCTTGTAATGTTCCTGAGCCAAAAGAAGAAAATACATGGCGATTACCATTATGTAATACGGTATGTCCAGCCTGATGGCCGCCATTAAAACGGATTACTAATGGGGTTTCTTTATTATTTATTGATTGTGAGCAAAGCCAGTTCGTAAAAGAACCTTTACCTTCATCGCCAAATTGAAGACCCAATACGATTGAATATTTCATATTTTTATAGTTTAATTATTTCGCAATCTATATTCCAATAAACATCTCTTATACCTTTATCAGAATATGTTATTAATCCAAATCCATTTTCTCCATTTTCTGGTATTAAGTTTATCCCATATAAAATAGCAATGCCATCTGGTGTTTTTATCTCTTTTAATAAACTATTTTTAGCTTCTTCTAATGTCATTATTTCAATGTTTCTAAATATTCGTATATATTATCTCTTACCACCGAATCTGATAATCCCCAATGGAAAGCATCTTCTTTTAAATCTGACGGTAGAGATCTAAACAAAGTTTCTAATTCTTTAATAGTCATTTGTTTATCCAAAACTTCATAAACTGCATCGTGTAAGGAGTCCCATTCACCATCTTCGTGAAACTTTTTGATTAATAGATCTTCGGCTGTTAATTCAACTTTGTTTTCAAATAACATTTCTCTTATACGATTCCAATCTACATAAGGTCTATCATCTTCGCCTTTTTCATTTTTTGTATTTGGATAAATAAGAGGGCAGCCAAGCGCAGCATCATCGATATAAAGATTTGCATAACATTTGTTGGATTTAGTCCAAAACTTTTGTGATGGGTTTATTCCAACAGAATATAATGTGATGTCATTATCTTTGAACCAATTAATTGCATCTTGTAATTGTTCTCCATCTCTCATAGTAAATAAAATTAATTTATGTCCTAAATTAACTAATTCTTTTAGAACTGGAACTGCTCCAATATCTTTACCGACATTTGGATATTCATGTGTAACACAAGTGCCATCAAAATCGACAGCAATTGTTAAATAATTATTTTTTTTCTTCATAATATTTCCATTTATAGTTTCTTTAGATTTTACCAAATGTGAATGTCTATTATTTAGCTCAGTTAATCTAACATTATAACCATATTAAAAATTATACAATAATCTTCTTTTAAACCCGAAGATTTACCTTTTTTTTTTTACATTTAAATATATTAATATCTATACATTTCAGGCTTATATGGTCCGTATTTCGGAACGCCTAAATATGTTGATTGCTCATCTGTAAGTTCGTCAAGAGTTACACCGATTTTAGCCAAGTGAAGACGAGCTACTTTTTCATCCAAATGTTTTGGTAAAACATATACTTTATTCTCGTAATTGCTGTGGTTGTTCCACAATTCAATTTGAGCCAAAGTTTGGTTGGTGAAAGAATTACTCATTACAAATGAAGGGTGACCAGTTGCACAACCAAGGTTAACTAAGCGACCTTCAGCTAAAAGAATAATATCATTTCCATCAATGTTGTAGATATCAACTTGTGGTTTGATAGTGTCTTTAGTGTGACCATAATTTTCATTCAACCAAGCAACGTCGATTTCAATATCAAAGTGTCCGATGTTACAAACAATAGCCTTGTCTTTCATCAAACGGAAATGCTTTTCAGTTATCAAATCGCGACAACCTGAAGCAGTCACAATGATATCAGCTTCTTTAACAGCATCCACCATTTTCTTCACTTCGAAGCCATCCATAGCAGCTTGTAATGCACAGATTGGATCAATTTCAGTAACAATAACACGAGCACCAGCACCACGTAATGACTCTGCAGAACCTTTTCCAACATCGCCATAACCACCAACAACAGCTACTTTACCAGCCATCATCACATCTGTTGCACGACGGATTGAATCTACCAATGATTCTTTACAACCATATTTGTTGTCAAATTTAGATTTAGTAACAGAATCGTTTACGTTGATTGCAGGCATTGGTAAAGTGCCTTTTTGCATTCTTTCGTACAAACGGTGAACACCAGTTGTAGTTTCTTCGCTTAGACCTTTGATATGATGGATCAATTCAGTGTAATTGTCAAGAACCATGTTGGTCAAATCGCCACCATCATCCAAAATCATGTTCAACGGACGATCTTCAGAACCGAAGAAAAGTGTTTGTTCGATGCACCAATCTGCTTCAGCTTGAGTTTGTCCTTTCCAAGCGAAAACACCAATACCAGCAGCAGCAGTTGCAGCAGCAGCGTGGTCTTGAGTAGAAAAAATGTTGCAAGAACTCCAACGAACTTCAGCGCCAAGAGCCACTAAAGTTTCAATTAACACAGCAGTTTGGATTGTCATGTGCAAACAACCTGCAATTCGTGCACCTTTCAAAGGTTGTTGAGTGCCATATTCTTCACGAATAGCCATAAGACCTGGCATTTCTGCTTCGGCCAATTTGATTTCTTTGCGTCCCCATTCAGCAAGGCTCATATCTTTTACCTTATAAGGCAATTGGATGTCAATTTGATTGCGAGTGATTGTATTCATTTTGATTTATTTATGTTTTATTTAAAAGTTTGGTAAATAGAAATTGCTTGTCCTATGTATATTAATATATATTCCAGTATACATATAATATATATCAAAAATGTACATGTTATACATCAAAATCGACAGCAATTGTTAAATAATTATTTTTCTTCTTCGTATAATTTAAAATGTTTTAAAAATGTTCCGCCTTTATCTGTATCTAATCCAAATCCAACAATTCTATATTCGTCAAACTTGACAGAATAACTATCACCAAATACATTTCTAAAAAAAGTGCAGTCATATTTTTCCCCTTCCACGAACTCAAATGGACCACCATTTAAATTTTGTTCGACAGAATCGTCGATATGATACCATTTGGATGATTTTATGCAAATAAATTTCATATAAAATAAATAGTTCCAAGAATACCCCTTTCGAAGTATTCTTGGATGAGTTAATTAAAGTGCAACTACACCTGTGTTTTGAGAAAAAGTAGTTACTGAAGTATCAACTTTTGCAAGTGCTGTTTTCACTCTACCCGCTGTAATAGGATCAAAAGAAGAAGTAACTGTATCGATATTCACGCCATTCATTACTGCAACTGTTGAAGCAATAATTTCAGCAACGTCATTATAATCATCCATAATGATTAATCTTTCGCCTAAAAGATTTTTCCAATAGTTCATTACTCCTGGATCATCTTTATATGATGTTTGATTTGCGTGTATATGAAATACATGATACATTTTTTGTGCCATTTCAAGCATTTCTTTATCGCTCATATCTTGACCCGCTTCATAACCAAATATTTTAATTTGTTCATCAGCAGTGAATAAGCGATGATTTTTTTCATCACCGATTGTAAATAAGAAGCCTTTTTTACCTCTTTTTTCATAACAATCAATTGAGGTATGTTTTCCGGCAAAATAGTGTGCAAGACAATAAGATTCGCAACTATTTCCTCCTCCACCACCTTCTAAATAAACAGAAGAAAGGCATTTAATCAATTCATCAGTGCCACTTTCAAATTGTCCAACTTGAAGAGGGTATTTATCTGAATATCTACCAGTGTTGTGATCGCCAATTGCTCCAAAGAAAACAGCAGCATCTTTAACACCATGATTGATTAAGGTGCTCATGATTTTGTCTAATTTTTCTTTAACAATTATTTCAGGTATTTTACCCATAGAGCCTGTAACATCTAACCATATCATTATTGCTAATGATTCTGGATGGTTTGCTGAATCTCTCGCTTCACGGTAAGCAATACCTGTTGGGTTCATTGTGTCAGCAATGGTTCTAGTTTTATTTTGTGTAAAAATGTCGTCAGCCGCTTTGGTTTTAGCGGAACTGGAAAAGTACGAATAAGCATCGTGGCTATAAGATGAACTTCCCATAATTTTTTTTTTTAATATTAGTTAATTGAAATTTCTTTAATAATTTCTTTTAATGAATCGATTTTATCTTTTGCATCTGTGTATTGTGCAACTAATTTATCCATTTCTTCGGTGTGTTGAGGATGTTCTCCGATGGCAACCGGATTTTTAACATAAACTTCGAATCTGGCTATTGCATCATCCATTTCGGCGTTATATTTTGATAATAATGATTTTACTAATCTGTTTTTAATTTTTTCCATAATTATTATTTTTTTTGTTTTAATTAAATGTGTAAAGGAATAAACTTTTTTTCAAAATTCTTTTCTAACATAGTCCTATAATCAAAAAATGCTTTTACAGGATCAGTATGTTTTTGTTGGCAAAAATCCAAAAATGGGATAGAATGTGTTTTTCTTAATGAATTTCCAATTCCAGATTTATCACCTAATAACCATAATGCTGTCCTTTTACATAAATCTATATCTATATCAGGTTTAGCAATTTTATCTTTTTTAATATGCTCTGGATACATATAAAGCCATTTACCTGAAGCAGTTGATAATTTTTTATTAAGTTCTGTCATATGATAAAACGACATAACATTTATACCATGATTTATTGGTTCGATAAAAACCGAATCAGGATTTATACCAGCATGTACATATCCTTTTTTATGAATATATGCTATAAATTCTAACATTCTTGAAAGAATCCAATTTACATGTGCTTGTGGTAAAGTATCTATTGAGGACAATGGTAGTGTTCTAAGATTCGTTGTAAATTCTAAATTAGAATTTAAGATTGCTGATTTTGGAATATATCTTTGAAAATCTATGTCCATTTTTTCTTTGAAGGACATTAATTTTGTATAATTATTCAAAGAAGTTTCCAAAATAGGTTTCATACCTTCGATTGAAATTGAATTAATTTTATAGGTAATTTGACCAGCATCGTCTTTATATGTTTTACCTTTTTCTAATTCGTCTTTATATTGGTTTAATATAGTTAGTGCTTCTTTGGCTCCTAATTCTTTACAGATGTCTGGATGAATTAATTTTGCCATTTTTTTATATTCAACAAGCCAATTATTTAAATCAGAAAAAGCATCAATATATGATTTGCCTGATTTAATTTTTTGTATCGTATCTTTGGCTGATAATTCAGAAGTTGTCATATTTTTATATTTGAGTGCAAGATACTAATAATTTTTGATTTTTGAAAAAATTAACCCATTTTTTCTCACATAAATAATTTGTTAATTCAATATCAAGAAAGTCATAATAAATAATAGAACATATGTTGCAATAGAATATAAATTCTTCTAATGAATTATATTTAGAAGGTTTAATTCCTTTTGAATTAATATGTCTAATATACTTTTCTTTAGTGTTGATCTCTTTCATTTATTTGATTATTATAGCCTTCTATTATATAACCTTGTGTATTTCTTAATTGGTATTTAAATTTAAATTCATTTGGTGGGTTTACATATAAAGTTTTTCTTTTAAAAGAAATTGTATAAAAACTATCCACATAAGGATAATCTTTAAATGAAATGTTATTTAAAGTTACACTAATTTTATCTTTGGTATTGTAAGCATCTTTATATTCAAGTTGTTTACAAACATTTTGATAAGCACCTTCATACCAATCTTTTGTATAATAAATTCTATCATTGTATATTAAACCATCATTACATTTCCAAATTAAAGTTCTTCCGGCAATTTTTGTAGGATCTTCTTGATCGTAAAATACGAGCAAAGAAACTTGTTCTGGATTTTCTGTATAAAGTTTCAAATAGCTTTTATATTTTTCTCCTAATTTTTCATTGGTCATACATGAATTGTGTAATGTGCCATATCCTTCGGCATAATTTGAATAAGTATATCCTTTTAATATATCTTTGCCAGTTAATAATTCATATTTAATTTCCGAGGGGTGTGTTGACATCCATTGGTTATGTAGTTTTTCAATATCTTTATCAAGGAATTGAAATGGTTTATTTTTAGGATTAGATATAATTTTTTCATTAAATGCTTCCACTATCTTTCTTGTGAGACGTCCAAGTTTAATAGATAATTTTTTATTTCTTTTAGATGAGTGTAATTCAACAAAACCTTGTTTATCTGAGTTTTTAAGTGTATCATAATTATCAATTACACCAAGTTTCAAATTAAAAAGTTGATATAAATTAGAAAATTGTGCATAAAGAAAATTACGAACTGATTTATTTATATGGTCAGAAGGATATTTAAATAATCTTTCTATTTCAATATGGTGATAAATCATATGTTCAATTTCTTTACTTAATTTAAAATACCATGCATATTTATATTCAGTTTCAATAGGTACATCATCATAGTAATATGTACGATCGTTATGTAATAAATAGTATTCCTTTTCGCCTGATATATAAATTTCACCATGAAGAATATATTCATCATGAAATAATGTAATTTTGTCTCCGTCTTCAAATTTGTTATTATTAATTTCTATCATCTGTTAAATAATTTGTTATTGCAAATATAATAAAAAAATTTTAGAAACAAAAAAATTAACACATTTTTATAAGACATATATTTAATATATAAAATATATGCGCAAATATACAGAGGAATTTTCAGAAAAAATATTTATTTACACATTATCTAATCCAGATACATTTGAAGTTAGATATGTTGGTATTTCTAAAAATATTAAAAGAAGATATAAGGAACATATAAAAGAATCAAAAAAAGGAAATAATTACAAATCGTGTTGGATAAGAAGCTTAAATAAAATGCCTATTATTGATATCATCGATGAGTGTAGCATTTTTGATTACACATTTTGGGAAAAATATTATATAACATTATTTAAATCTTGGGGGTTTAAATTAACTAATCTTACAGATGGTGGCGAAGGAGCTAATGGTTATCGTTTCAATCAAGAAAGCAAAAATAAAATGTCCGAAAACAGAAAGGGCGATAAAAATGGATTTTATGGCAAAAAACATTCCGAAGAAAATAAAATATTAATGAGTTATTTAAAAGCTGAAAAATATGATGGTGATAAAAATCCAATGTATGGTAAGAAACATAAAGATTTATCTAAAATTATAATGAGTCAAAAAAAGAAAAATCTATATAATGGCGAAAATAACCCAAGAGCTAAAAAACTATATCAATATACTTTGGAAGATAAATTAATTAAAATATGGAATACTGCAAAAGAATGTGCTGATTTTTATTTTATATCAAGAGGTAATATATCTGCTTTTGCTAAACATAACACAAATAAGAATAACAATATATCCTATAAAATATTAAACGGATATATATTCAAATTTACTTAATATGAGAAAATATACAGAACATTTCGTCAATGATATAAATATATTAAAGACAGCGATAGTCGGCCTAGAATTTGAGTTTTATCTAAAAGATTTATCTTTTTATAAAACACTTGAGTTGTTAAATAAACTTTTAAGTCCTGTTGGGGTTCAAGGTTTTAGGCATTATCACCCTGATGTTAAACCAACAGATAAATTATTTATATTAACACCAGATTTATCGGGTGGTTCAAATATGATTGAAGTTATTACTGGTCCACTTCCTTATTTTGAAGCGAAATATTATATGGTTAAAATTTTGAAATTTATTCAAGATTATGGTTATACAAATGAAAAAGCTTCAATACATTTTAATATATCTTTTAATGATAAAGATTTAAAAGATTTGAATATATTAAAAATGATTTTAGGCATGGATGAAGAAGAAATTTATACATCTTTTCCAACCAGAAAAAATAATGTGTATGCAAAATCTATTAAGAGAATAATTCCATTTAGAGATTATGATTTCAAAGATATACCAATTGGAGTTATTAAAAATAATATAAGAATACCAGAAGATAAGTATTATGGAGTTAATCTACTGCATATGAATAAAGATAAAGGCGAACAAAGATTAGAGTTTAGATATATTGGTGGTGCTAATTATGAAAAAAATATCGGTGAATTAATTTATTTTTTAGATAAATTTATTTTAGAAGTATATGGATGTATTGGTGTTGGATTTTCTCAAAAAGATCAAAAAGATTTAGAAAACTATTTAGATAAAAATATATCTAATTTTAAATCATTTTCGACTTATGATAATTTTTTGGTTTCATTTCCAAAAATTAGTTTACAAGTTGATCAAATATCTAATTATGAAAATGTAAATGCTTTTTATTATAGAATTTTTAGTAAGTTATATTCATTGATAGAAGCAACAGATGATTTAAAAGATTGTATTTTAAATTGGTTAACAGCGGAACAAAGATTAGAAGTAGTTGATGCAGATGTAAAATGTTTAATGAATGTTTCAAATATTGATTTTATTAATTGTAGATTAGAAGGTATATTTGATAATTGTAAAATAATCAATTCGAAAGTAGATGATTCACAATTATTAAAATGTCAAATACATGGAACAGAAATAAATGGTTCAAAAATACTTAATTCAACTGTAGAAAAATCGGAGGTTAAAGATTCATTTGTAATGAATGGTTATTTTGATTCTAATATGGAAGGTGGTGTATTTAGAAGTGGAAAACTTGGTCCTTATGCTAATATAAGTTCAACAACTAAAATAGTTACTGATGCCGACAATTTCTTTGATACAAAATTTGGAGATATAGATAAGAAATCTGATAAAGGAGTTAAAGCGTTTAAATGAGATATTTAATTAAAGATTTTTAAACTTCTGAAAAAATTTTAATTTAATATCAATGGGACTTTTATTTAAATACTTCATGGTTTTTATTTTACAATTCTTATACAACCTTTTAAGAATACATGAAATCAAACTTACATATGAAAACAAGTTAAGACAGGTATTAATGAATACCATATTTATGAACCTTGTAATTCTTGCCTCAACTTATTTTTCTCTTTCTATGTTATTAGCCGGTGATTTATTTATAGGCGTAGTTTATGTATTGGGTGCCGTTTTTGGTAAATGGTGGGGTTTAGTTCGTTCTACTAATTACCGTAATAAACTTCTTGAAGAATTAGACGAAATTAAACAAAAATAAATTTTTTTTTCAAATTATTTTGAAAATACAAATAGAATCTGTATTTTTGCTCAAATAATTTTTAAAAATAATGTCAGGAATAAAAAATATCCGAAAGATTAGAAAATCTTATAGTCAAGCCGAGTTATATTTTCATCAAGATTTAGATGGTGTTACTTCTTATTTAGCCATGAAATCTTTTTTAGAATCCAATAAAATCAAAGTTGTTGATTCTCATGTAATTCAATATGGTAGTTTAGAGTTTTGTGTTAAAAATACAAAAGAAGGCAGACTTCCTGTTTTAGTAGATTTTGCTCATGTTAAAGATATGTTTGTAATTGCTACGGACCATCACGAAAACCAATCTGGTGCTAATTCTACTATGTCAACTAATTTTAAAAAATCAAGTTCAAATGTAGAAACAATTTCAGGTGAGATTTCGTCTAGTCCAGTATTTACTAGTCTTGATATAGAATTAATTAAAACAATTGATTCTGCAAATTTTATTAAATGGAATTTAAAACCCGAAGATATACAAAATTCTAATTTTAAATTGAATAAAGAACAATCTTCTGAAAGAAATCGTTTTAATTTAGGACTTGTTGTTAATAGATTATTACTTGCATTAAAAAATAAAAGAATTAAAGTAACTAGTTTAGACGGCAAAACTGCACACCATAATAGAAATCTTTTAGAGTGTTTAGTTATTGATTCAAATCCAAGTATATATTCTTTATATCTTAATTTGAAACATTATATAAATAATGCTATTTGTTTTGAGTATAACCATGATATGCGAACATATCATTTGCCAACAAAATTGGCATCTTGTCAAGAATTGCAAGAAAATCTTTCAAATTATATTGAGTTAAGAAAAGATTATATTTTTAATGGAGAAACATTTGTTAAAAATAATCAAATTGAATATGATAAGGAATATAAAATTGTAAAACAATTTGACATTGGAGAAATATTTAAAACTGGATCATATGATAGATATGTAGTTTTTAAAAATTTCCCGGAATCTGAATTTGTTTGTAGTATTTATAAAATGGGGTTAATTCAAATTTCTTGTAATCCATTTAATTCGAATAAACAAAACATACATCTTGGTGAAATAACAAAAGAATTATTATCAAAATGGAAATCTGTTTTGATGAATTTTAGAATTCCAATTTCAGCAATTAAAAGAATTGCCGAAGAAGAATCTTTTAAATTAAAACAAAAATATGCTAACTATGTTCCAATTGGATTTTCTTGGAATGATTTATTAACTTTTTATGGTGATTCAATTTATTATCAACCTAATCGCAAAGTAGGTGATTTTAAAACCATAGATAAATTAGATTTAAATGATTTATCAAACACAGATTCACAATATATTAAAACAACTATGAATAAATTATATAATGATTGGTGTTTTAATGAGAAGGAAGAAATGTCTAATTTTAAAATACCTGCATATAATTTATTGCAAATAATGTCTGGTGGGCATACTGCTATAACTAATTTACAAGGAATAAATTATTTAGAAGAAAGACCTGATGCTATAAAAAAGTTTTTTGGTGGTATAACAATTCCAAGATATACACAAAATGGAGAATTATATCATAAATATATTTCCAATTATGAAGATTTGATGATATTTTTTTCTTCAGAGTATTTAGAGATATTGAAAAGCAAATTAGATTAGAATGTACCGTTAGCACCACCGCCACCAAATTTCCCTCCATTAAACATTGTCTGATCAGAAACAGGTGCTTTACCTTGTGCTGTTTCTTTTTCGTAATTTTCATAAGCTCCATCAATTTGGTAATCAACATATACTGGATTTCCCTCACTATCTGTAACTGGTTTGCCATTATTATCTGTAGCTTGTCTTATAGTATTTGAATTAGCTTGGTAAAAATCAGGAATTCTCTCATAAGAGCGAGTGCTAGTATTATTAAATCTTGCATATAATTCATCAGCACCTAATGGTCTGGCGTTTTTGAGTGTAAATTCTGCTTTTATAGTTGAGGGTAAGTCATTCCAAGATAAAACTGGACCAAAGGAAATATCTACTGAATCTACAATCATATCACCTGAGCTAAAAGTTGGTCTTTTTGGATTACCAACGGTTACATGAAAATAACCTGATGGTGAACCAGTTAGAGCATTTATTACACCAAATATAGCAATTTTATATTTGCCTAAAATTGCTCCTAAACTGTTTCGTAAAGCAGATTCTAAATAATTTTTTAATTTATTTGCTGAGTCTACTTTTTCTGAATCTTCTCTATTTTTTTTATCCTCAGAAGATTCCTTTGATTGTTTTTCTGTGCCATTTATTATACTATCAAGTGCGCCACTTATACTTTTAGTTAACTCTGTTATAGTGCCTATCACAGCTTGTATTATTGCTTTAATTGCATCATATAATCCATTTAAATCACCATTTATTAAATTTTGAATTAAACTTTTTGATTTTTGTGAAAAATTTTGGTTCCACATAAATCTTGCATTTGAAGTACCAAAACTTAATATATTACTAATAATATCCATATAAACTATTGTTGGATCAATGCCATCAATATATTTTTGCTCATATTCAACAATCATTTTAATTTCAACTTTAGCATCTAAGCCTGAACCAGGACTACCTTTTTCTAAGGTTACTCTTCTTTTTGCCTCTTTTATTAAATTTGGATCACCAATCGGAAGAAGTGGTCCACTAGATTTGTTAGCTAATCCAAGATTTATGGCAATTTGTTGTTGCAGACCTTCTGTTAAACCTGGTAATGGAACTACATTAAATGCTCCCGCTGCTTTTGCTCCTAATCCTGCCATGCCAGATTTATTATCACTACTTAAAGTTAAATCTTCTCCAATTTTATTTAAAATGTCAGTAAAAGAACCTGCAGCATCTGTCCATTTTTCGCCAAATGATAATTTTAAAAAATCTTCTCCTGGTGGGACCCATGAAATTAAAGTAGATAATGGTCGAGCTTTTTCTTTACTTAAAGCATTTAAATCATTTCCAACAGGAGTCGCATATCTTCTTGCTATAATAAGACGGTTATTAGGATAAACACCTAAATTTTTCAAATAAGCAAAATCAGCAAAAGTGAGTTTATATGCTGTACCACTACCATTTACTCCACCATTAGACCATGTTACTAAATCTGTTACAGATATATCTTGAAAATTATTATCAGTAAACCTATTACCTGTTGTATTTGATTTATAGAGAAGATTGCCGGTTGCCATCCCATTTTCATTTGGTTTATTTGGGAATGGTGTGAATTTAGTTTTCCCAAATAAAGATTGTAAAGCTGTTGAATTTTCGGTTACAGTGCCATAACCACCTACCGTTATTGTAGAATCATTTCTATCAGTATTTGAAGTGAAATTTAAAGGTGAACTAGTAATTTGCCCCATTCGAAACTTTATTTTTATATATTAATTTAATGACAATTCATGAGGAGCAAATATTAATCTAATATATAATGAAAAAATTGGATATTAATGAAATTTTTCTGTGTATATGTGAAATCAAGAAAAAAACTTGATAAAATGATAAAAGTTAATCATATTAAAAATAAATATATAATCGATCTTAAAAAAATACAAGAAGAAGAAGAAATTACCATCGATAAAGAAAAAACCTATCTTAAAATTATTATTTTCCAAAAAATACAACAAGCACTTGAAAAAAATAAAGATATTTATTATATCCCCGATTTTGATACCGATTTTTCAATTGATAGACTACTTAACATCAAAAAAATACTTGGTGACGATAATGAATTTAATGTGTTAATTTTTTATAATGAATTTAGAAAAGATCAAGATATTTTAGACGATGTTTTAGGAAATTTAAGTAAATTTAGTAATTCTCAGATCATCCGTGATTATTAATAATTAATATATAATTATATGAATAGTTTTTATGATCTCAATATTTTAAAAAAAGATACCAATCAAAATGGACTTTATAACTTTTTTGATTCTACTTTTAAATACTTTTATGGTGTTATTTTAAATCAATATCAAGTTAATCCTTGGGAAGAAATGAGAATTGATAGAATTAGTTATAATTTATATAGTAATACCGATTATTGTGATTTTTTATTAGATTTAAATGGAATTGATAATCCATTAAATATAATGTCTGGTGATGTTTTATTATATGTGAGCCAAGATCAAATTGATTATTTCCATGTTGATGAAACTACTGCAAAAAGTTTAAGAAATACATATTTAAATGCAAATAAAATATCTCAAATTGATAATAATAGACAAAATTATACAGGCAATAATTTAAGTTTACCACCAACATTTTTACAGATTCCTGCAAATGCAGTAAAAATAGTTGGAAATAAAATAGTTTTAGGAGGTAATAGTTAATGAGTTCAAATGCTAATTATGGCAATTTTAATGCTACAATGTTTTCAAATGCTAATGATATTGATGCTTTATTTAAAAGCTTTGGTTTTGATGGGTTTGTTTCATGGTTTAATTCGAATATACAAAATACTTCTCCATGGAAACGAGATTATTTGAAACATACAACTATCTATAAAATCAATAAAGAAAATTGGAAAATTTTTTGGAGTAATATACCATTATTATTTCAAAAAAATTCAATAAATTTAATTGAATTTTTGTGTTTAAACTCAATTGTTATCAATGAAACTGGGGGTTCTTTTTTATCAAAAGTTGAATCTGTTAATAGTGCTACAAATAAAACTGCTCCAGGTATAGCCTATGAATTTAATGGCGGAGGTGGTAAAGCTTCTTATAATACAATTGCTGGTAATTTAACAGCATATCAATGTTTTCGTGATCCAAATTATATACAAGCACATGGTACTAAAGGTTTAGCAAATATTTTAAAAAATACTACTAACACAGCTTGGAGTGGAACATCATTTCCAATTGGATTTTCAAAACTAAATATAGCTGATGAAGTTTCCGGAAATGGAAAAGCAAATGGATTTTTGATTGAAGCAGATTTTTTTAAATTTAGAGGACGTGGGTATATACAATTAACTTCTCGTCCAAACTATAAAGAAATGGTTAAATTTATTTTATCTTATTCTGGAAATGATTCTTCTGTGATGAATGTTAAAAATAGTTGGAAAAAATATGGTTCTAATTTAGATACCATTTTAACATGTTCTCAAAATTCTGATTGGGATAGTTTATTTTTAAATAAAAATTATAGTTTAGCTCTTTGGTCAGTTGGTAATTATTTATCAAAACATTATAGGAAACCATTTCCAATAAATGCTGATGCAACACCAGCAAGTTTAAAATCAAGTATTGTTAATTTTGGTGCGAGTATTAGTGGCGGTGGAGTTAATGGTGCTTATCCACAATTGTTTTACGAAAGAGTTATTATTCAATTAAATTTAATTAATAATTATAGTTCAGCACCTACTGCAATGCCATCATTTGCTGCAACCCCTACTCAACCTCAACAACAAGAAGAAAGTAGGTTAGAAAGAACAGGACAAGATCCGATGACACAAACTGCCGTAAGTGGACAATTAGCAAGTTTATCAAATCTTTTTCAACCAACAGGCAAACCAACTCCTATATCATTTGATGTGAATGCATAAAAATGAATATATAAGATATGGATACAAATACACCTATTATAAATAGTCAACCAAGTGCCTATCAAAAGGAAGTAGCTTCAAATCTCGGTAATATACCATTTGTGTATTATAATGGCATACAAATAGATGTAAATAATATACAGAATTTTAGATTATATTATAAATCTGGATTACCTTATCTTTCGATTATATTTTATGATACACTTAATTTGATGAAAGATAAAGCTATGCCGCTTGATGATTCTAAAATTAAAGTATTTATTAATCCAAAATCTACTCAATTAAAAGAAATTTTAATACAATTTAAAATAACCAGTTTTGATGTTAATGGTAGTGTTTATTTAATAACTGGTGTATTAGATGTTGATTTATTACAAGTTAGTGTATATAAATCCTATTCTAATATGACATCGCACAAAGCACTTCAAACTATAGCACAAGAATGTGGTTTAGGTTTTAATACAAATATAGACGACACTGACGATAAAATGACTTGGATTAATCCTGGAAATCATGTATTCAATTTTATTGACGAAATAGTTGAAACGGCATATAGATCTGACACAGCTTTTCTTTCATATTACATTGATTATTACTATAACTTAAACTTTGTGGATGTAGCAAAGGAGTTGGATAGAAATGTTGATAATCAAGTTGGTGTATCAGATAAATCTTTAGACGAAGCATTTAACACTGGTGGTGAAGAACGGTTAACAACATTATTATTTAGTAATGATTATTCAATGTCTGAAACAAATAATTATTTCAATTCATATAGGATAATTAATAATTCAACTTTAGTTTCTTTGAATTCAGGTTATAAAAATATTATAAAGTATTATGATGAATTAGAAAAAGATTTTTTAATTTTTAATGTAGATTCGATAACATCGCAAACCCCTGGTAAAATAATTTTAAAAGGGCAACCACAAGATGATAATTTTTTTCAATTAAATACAAACACTTATTATTTAGGTAAATTTGATTCGGACAATGTGCATAAAAACTACAATTACGCTATACTTCAAAATGATAAAAATCTTTTTGATTTACAAAAAATAGTTTTAGAAATCAATCTTAGCAATCCAAATTATGCAGTTTATAAATACCAAAAAGTAAAATTATTTATATCAAACCAAGTTAGCACACCATCTGCTGATTTGACTAATAACCGTTTAAGTGGAGATTGGTTAATAATAGATATTGAATATAATTATGAAAATAAAAGTTATAGTCAAAAAATTAAATTGATAAAACGTGAACTTGAGTTATCACCAGAAGAATTAAATGCGGAACCACAAATTAATTTACAAACTCATACTGGTGAAAATACTACAAATCCAGAAGTTCCTGTAAATAATAATCAATTATTGCCGCCTGGTCCAAATGAAACCGCTTCTAATGGCACAGCTTCTAATATTGATTCGATTTTAACAAAAAATATATGGAGATTAATTTATCAGGGAAGAGTTAAGCCAGCAATAATAGAAACTATGTATGGTCCAATTGTTAGCGCAATGGAACAATATGATATAAATACACCTAATAGAATAATTTCTTTTTTGTCACAAATTAATATAGAAACTGGATGGTTAAAATATGTGACAGAATTAGGAGATGGTTCGCAATATAACAATAATCAAAATTTAGGAAACGGCCCAAATGATGGTATAACATATAAAGGTAGAGGTTTGATACAATTAACTGGTAAAAAAAATTATAAAAAAGCGGGTGAATACTTAAATAAAAATTTGGTTAAGTATCCTACTACTGTTGCGGCGGATAAAGATACACATATAAAAGCAGCAGATACACAAGAACAATTAAGTAATTCAGCTTTAGTTAGTATTATTTACTGGTTAAAAATGTCTTCTTGGGGTGATTTAAATAAATATGCTGATTCTTTGAATGTTAAAAAAACATTAAGTTCAAATGGAACAAATCCACCTAATTCTCAAAAAGAAGCTTCTTCTTTAGGATATAAGCGAGAAAAAAGTAATAATTTTGCTACAAAAGTAAATGGTGATAGTAATTTATTAAACTTTACTTTAATTTGTTTCGGAGTAAATGGTGGTTATAATGGATACTCTGAAAGAATATCCGAATATAATAGAATAAGAAACTTTTTTGTTTAATTAGAACTTATTACTTATTAATATATAATTTATGGCACAAGCATTCGAAAATCATAATAAACCACTTGATTTAATTTTAGGTGGAGATGATGGTCTTTTTAGTAATTTAGATGGTTATATATCTGAAAATATGAAAAATGGAGCATTAAGTATATCAAATGCTATTAAAGATGACTATTCGTTGAGAGATAACCTTGAAGAATGGTTATTTAGACATTATTTAGAAGATTTAGGGATAACATATCCTTATGGTTATTTATCGAGTGATATTAATAAAACACCAGTTGAAAATGAAGATCCAATATCATTTGGTTATGATATTATTATTGATTATACAAATTCGCCATTATTTAATGGATCAATTGAAAATTTTTGTCAAAATTTTACAGCTATAACAGAATTAAATTCGAGAATTGGTGTAATTAAAGAATTTAAAAAACAATTTTTTAAATTCTTTAAAATTGATTCACCATCAAGTTTAGGAGATTCTCCTGATAAATATAGTAATATTGCTAGAAGTCAACAAAGGGTTAGAAGTTATTATTTGAAAAAATTATCTGGACTTGATTCTTTAACTGAAAAAATTAATTCAGATACTGCAAAACAATTTGTAGATTATGGTAAAGATTATCTAACTTTAACTCTAAATGAAGATATTTCTGTTAGTATGGGTTATTTAGCATCTTTATATAAAATGTTAAGTTGGTCAAGATTAAATGGTAAAAATATGTTTCCGGAAAATCTTTTAAGATTTGATATGACTATTGTAGTAACAGAGGCGAGAAAATATAATAGAGTTTCATATACAACTGGAAAAAGTGTTGAATATACCGATATTATTTCAAGATATGTTTATCGTGTTTATGAATGTCAAATGTTTTTTGAAACTTTATCACACGGTGATACAATTGATATGACGAAATTGGATATTTCAGAAGGGTTTGATATGAAAATAAATTATAAATATGCTACAATGGAATTTGATTGGTTGCGTAATTTTGATTTAGTAAATCAAAAAGTATCAACTTTATATAATTCTAAATTAGCCATATTAAATAATGCATTAGCAGATTTTACAAAAATTCCTTCAAGTTTAACTGGAATCTCTGTGATAACAGATAACAAAATTGAAACTTTTACCGATACACAAGACTTAAATAAAGTTCCAAATAGTGTAAATGTTGGTGATTCTACTATATTTGGTTATTATCATTCTGATTCTGGTTGGAGAGATACCGCAAGAAGTTCAACTGAAACATGGCAAGATGATAAAAACACATTAAAGTATCAATTATTAAATAAAACTTTAGAAAATATTAAAAATAATTTTAATTTAAATGCTGGGACAATCGTATCTGGGTTTATGGATAATGGTGAGTGGATTTATAATATAGATGCTTATTCACAAAATGATTCTGAAAATTTTGGTGATTCTATTTTATCTAATTTAATTAATTCTTTTATTGGTTCTATAAATTCTGGATTTACTGAAGATGGATGGTCATATAATCGAACTGCTTATTATGTTAATAGAACTTTTAATTCTTTAAACAATAGTATATCAAGAGCATTAGGTATGAATTTTCAATTAAATACAACAAGAAGTGGTAGTTATCAAATGGGTTTAACAAATGACGGAATACAAATAGATTCGGTTGATTGGCTTAATTCACGATTAGCACATAATGTGACATCACATCCAAGAAGATAAATTAATTTATGATAGAAAGAATTGGTGATAAATTATATGTAGGTGTAGTAGAAGATAATAGTGATCCAAAACATCTTGGTAGAGTCAAAGTAAGGGTTCAAGCAATTTTTGATAATATACCTACTGCTGACATACCTTGGGCTATGCCTTATAAAGATGTTAACGGTAATTCATTTAATACACCAGAAAAAGGTAAAGTAGTTGGTGTAGTGTTTAACAGTGGAACAATTTACAAACCTGAATATATTTATGCGGAACATTACAATATAAATCTTGAAAAAAAATTAAGTTCTTTATCAGATGATGATTATTTAAGTTTCAAAGCAGTTTTATTTGATGGACCAACTCAAATATGGAGAACAAAAACAGATGGATTAAAAATTGATCATGAATTTTCGAATATAAATATCGATGCTAATGCTAATATAAATTTAAATGCAAGAGATAATAATTCAAAAATTAATTTAGGTTCCAATGATGCAGCAGAGGCTGCAGTATTGGGTTCAAGTTTTTTTGGTTGGCTTGATAGAGTTATTGAGCTTATGAGTAGCAACACCGCTTTTATTGCAAATGGTTCTCCTGTTGCAAGTTCTCCTGCTTTAATTGATTTGTTAGTTGAATACAAATCATCAAAAGAACAAAAGTTTTTAAGTGATAATGTTTGGCTTAATAAAAATGGTGAAGTAATTGCACAACAAAGAGATTATATAAATCAAATAGGAGATAGTTGGAAATCTACTGTTGAAACTAACAATTTATCTAGCATAGGTGATGCACCATATACACCACAAGAAAGGGATGAAACTGGACGACCAATTAATAAAGATAGTTCATTACCGAATGATACTTTTGAACAAACCATAACTTCAGAAGCTTCTGGCGCATCTACAATTACTGGTATGGAAGGATTTACTAATGGACAAATTCCTATTAATAATATGAAATTAAATAAAAATCTTTCTAAAAATTTAGATGGAGATGCTGCTTATTTAATGGCTGCTGCTTCTGATTCATTAGATGCTATGATAGCAGCATTTAATGCTTCTTCATTTAATGGAAAACAAAAATTGATTTTTACCGATGGTTATAGAAGCTTGAAAAGACAACAAGCACTTTTTAATAAATATGGTTCTGGTAGAGCAGCTAAACCAGGAACTTCTAATCATGGTTGGGGCATTGCGATTGATATGTTTTGGGGTGTTAAAACAGGTATGTATAAAGATACCAGTAAAAGACCTTCTGGGTATAAACATCCTAATTATGTTTGGTTTTTAAATAATGGATGGAAGTATGGTTGGATAAATCCTGCTAAATTAAGAGATAATTCTGGAACTGATGAATGGTGGCATTGGGAATATCATCCAGAGTATAAGGGAAAGAATCCTTTAGTAGATTCTCCAATAAACACGGCTTATCAGGGTAATTTTACTGCTGCTGATATAGCAAATATAAAAAATGCAGGAGGAACATTTACATAAGATATATAAATAAACTTTAATAATTATGGGTGAATTACAAGATAAAGTTAAATTGTCTGACGAAAAAATTAATCAAATTTTAGAAATTTTAGCACAAGATCAAATTATTAATATGTTTGATGAAGAAGCTATTGGTTTATTGAAATTTATTGAATTAAATATGCTTACTCATCGTCAAATAGTTAAAAAGATTTTTTCATATAACCCACAATTAACAGATAGAGTTTTAAATTTAATGTTATGGGGACAAGATTTGGAAGAAATTCAAGGTTCAAATTACAAAGCATATTGGAGCGAAACAGAAGATTTTGTTAATTTTAACACTGATTTCCCACCAATGGATATAAGAGGAATTGTAAAAGAGAAAGTTCATGATTTAATAATTGAAATTAGAAAAGAAATTAGAACAATAGAAAGTGGCATTATTCAATTAATTGATAAATTACCAAAAGCAGTCACCGAAGCTATTACTGGCATTTCTGCAGTTGTTATTCCACAAGGACAAATGCCTCCAGCACCAATGGTAGGAACAAATCCTTTGGCCGCTTCTCAAATCTCATTAAAATTACATAATACATCACATGTATTAAATAATGTTATTAAAAGTATTTTAGATGCAACTAGAGTTTTGACATCTGCTAATAAATTAACAATTGGTGTATCTGGAAATGCAGTAGCTCCAATTGCTTTTCCAAAAATAGTTCAACCAGCTATAAATGGAGCACCCGCTATAAGTATACCGGAATTTATAACTATACCACCTATACCAAAATTACATTTATTGTTACCTGATGAAGTATTGATCACATTATATGATAAATTGATTAATCCTATATTAGATTTAACTGTTAAATTAGCTGAAATTGTTGTTGGTTTGGATACCGCTGCTTTAGCATTAGATGCGATTGCATTAGGTCCAGCAAATGCTATTTTATTAGGATTACAAAATACATTAAAAAAACAATTATTTGTTTTAGCATCTACTGCTTTAAATGCAGTTAAAACAGCAGTTCCTGCTGGTGGCTCATTTGGTGCTTCGATTAATGATGCAAATGCTTCAGCAACTGCAATGAAACAAGCACAAGATCAATATAATAAAAATTTAGAAGAATATAAAAAGCAAAATACACAGGATTCCGAAAACCAATATGTTCAAGATTATCAATCAAAAAATGGAAATTCAATATTTGACATAACGAATGCTAAAAAAGCATGGAATAGTTATATAATTGGATTGTATGATAAACTGAAACTTGATATTGATAATATAAATAACGCAAGCAAAAAATTGCCTGGTGGTGAAAATTCTAAAATGGATTATTCTTTGATTCCTCAACCATATTTGGTATCTCTATAAATTAATTTTTATTATTTTATATGGATATTTTCTTTTAACATAAAATGTTTCTCTTTCTAAAAATTGTTTAAAGAATATATTTTTTGGATCTTTTTCAAAAACATCAACTAAATCAAAAACATTAGCAGTATTTTTACCACTAAATAATCTTAATATACGACCGATAGATTGTATAATAATTTGTTCAGACTTAAATGAATCTGCAAAAACCACATTAAAAAGATTTTTAATTGATACACCTGTTGATAAAGTTCCATAAGATGCTATAAGTATTCTTACTTTACCATCATTTAATTCCATTTGTTTTTTGATTTCTTCTCTTTGTTTTGTTCCAATTTCACCATCAATATAATAAAATTCTTTATCGCTAATATCTTTTTGTAATTTTTCTAAAATTTTTTGACCATATTCAATAGTATGAAATAATACCAAAGTATTATTGGTGCATTTTTCAACTATTTTTTTAATAAAATCTAATCTTTTATCAGAAACATGTATATATTCTTTTTCAATCAAGTATGCTGCTTGCCCAGCTCCTTGTTTTTTGACATAATTTATTTTATCATTAAATTCTTTATCATTATGATTCAAAATTAATACTTTTATATCCATAGGAGTAATAATTCCCTTTTCAATTAAAGTTTTTGCTTCTACATTTGAAATTATAGGTCCCAAAACAGATTGTATATAAAGTATTTCCATTGTTTCTTCAGTTGGAAATGTTCCAGATACACCATAACGATTATATGCAAAGCCAAATGTTTTTGATAAAATTGTTTTTAATGATTTTGCCTTACAAGTATGTGCCTCATCACATGCTACTGTATGAAATTGCTCAAAAAATTCCTTTGGATAATTTACTAATGATTGATATGTGCCGATACAAATATTAGGATTTTCAGAATTAGAATGTTTTCGTGGTCTATCAGACATAATTTCTTCAATATTTAATTGCAGAGGATTAAGATTTCCACCATCTAATTCTTTATTTCCACCAATGTTGTAATCAATAATGTCATCAAAAAATTGTGTTACGAGTGATATAGATGGAACAATTAAAAGCATTTTTGCATCTGGATTGATATGTAAAAGTGTATAAAAAAATACAATTGATATAATTAATGATTTGCCACCAGAGGTTGCTACTTCGGCTAAACAATAACGATTTTTTAAAATTTTAAAAGCAGTTTCTATTTGATGATCATAAGGCATAAAAGGAACCCATTGTCCATCTTTTTTAACTTTATGATTTTTAAAAAAATCTTTACAAAATGCTTGCACTTGCTCTAATGTAACATTTCTATTAATTGGGAAATCTTCTTTATTGGTGATTGTAAATTTAGTATCAATAATTTGGCATGCTTTTAAGCATTCTCTCCAAAGTCCTAAATTAATTTTCCCATTATGGAAAACAGTATCTTTTCCGTTCCAATATCCCGCTTTAAAAGCAGGAGTGAAGCGGTAGCCTTTAGGGTTACGAGTTAACCATATTTCTAATTGGTGATATTCTGTTCGTGTTGCTTGTGAAACAATAAACTTTTCGGTTTGAGGATCGTATGTAAGTTCCATAAAAGTTATATTAAAATAAATAAGAAGGTTTAATATATAGTGTATGAAATATTTAAAGTATTTTGAATCAAAGGTAATACCTTTTAAAAAAATATATTCTGATTATAGAACTATAGATATAGAAAATTTGAAACCATTGAAGGATTCTGATACAATTATAGTATATCATGGATTTTATAGTTTATCTGATGCTAAAATTGCATTAACACAAGGTTTATCAGGACAAGATATTGCTAAAAGAGTTTATAGTTATGAATCTGGTAATAATAAAAAAGGGCTATTTGTCTCAATTGATTTCAATGTGGTTAAAAGACGATTTTCATCTTCTGGTATAATAATTGAATTTGCAGCAAAAGTTGCTGATTTAGAAGCACCAATATGGGTGGAGGGTAGATATTATACACAAGGAGAATATACCAAATCATTTACTGATTGGAATCATGAAACTGGAACTTCAAAACAGAGAGAAGAACAAAGATTAAAACAAAGAAAGCAATTAGCAAATAGCGAGTATGATTTTATAAGATTAAGCGATAGACCTGAATTGGCCGAATCTTTATATTTAAATTCTGAAAATCAAGCACTTTTTGTTGGGAATTTAAATCCAAATATGATTAAAGCGGTATGGTATAATTCAAAAGAAAAATATAATGACCCTTGGAAAAGATTTACAACCAAGGAATTTACAAAAAAATTTAGTTTGAAAAAGGATAAATACAAATATCCACACCGTCAATATTTACCAAATGATGAATTCACAATTGAAGATTTTAAAAGAAGAGTTTTTAAATTCTCAAAAACACCACAAGAAGCTGAAGAAATGTTCCAAAACTATTTGGAACATTATTTAAACGATAAGTACGCTAATAGATATGAATTGAGACAAATGGGATTTTTTCCAAAACAAATTGCTGAAATTTTGCGTTTAAGAGATACTAATGATTTTGACAAATGGATTAAATAAACTCATCTAATTAGATGAGTTTATTTTTATTTAAGAAACCATATTTTTTAAATAATTTATATGTTAATATTTTATACCACGGCAAATCACTAACAAAATTAATATTAAGCTTATCATAAGCATATTTAGCATTTTCCGAACAATTGTCTATTTTACCAGACCATTTTATAACTTCCTGATTGATGTTGATATTTGATTCGACTAAGAATACCCCATTTCCATTTAATTCTGCTGAACGTCCTACTAATATAGTATTATCAGATTGATTGGTATTGACGAAAACTTTAAAATTATTTAATGTGCCTACCTGAAATATTTTTTGTTCAAGTTGGAAGGTGTCACTGACTCTGCTTAGTGTTGTGTAACAAAAATTTGCCGAATCTTGAATTATTGGTAAAAATTTTGGACTTATTACTATAAATGTTGCAGCTCCAAGACGAGAATTTACAGCTATAAGATTTGAAAGAATTGTAATTCTTGTTATTAAGCTTCTAAATTCTGTTGCATCATCTTTATTTGTATCATTTATTAAAATATCGGCATCTCCTTTAATCCATTTTGTAAATTTAGTCCAAATGTTAGTTTGTTCTGTTCGTGTATTTTTATATGATTTATCATTTTTATCTGCTAATTCTACATATTTATCATATAATTGTTGTGATAAATTATTAATTAAAATTGATTTACTAGATTTAACAAAAGTATATTGCTCACATTTAAAAGTTTTTTTATTAATACCTAAACTAATAGTTGAATAAGAAGTAGTTTCATCTTTTGTGATTGATTGATCAATATAACTGATTTGAAATTCCGGTTTATCTGTTTTATAAATAGCTGCTGTATTTAAAAATGACGAATTTAGATAATTTGTTTCATTATTTTTATTCATTTTATATTTATTTTTTTCGTGGTTTAATTATTTCATCGATAATACCATATAATTTAGCTTCGGAAGAAGTCATCCAATAATCTCTATCAGAATCTTTTTCAACTTTTTCAAATTTTTGTCCAGTATTTTCAGAAATAATTTCATATAATTCTTTTTTAAGAGAATTTATTTCTTTTGCATCAATTTCTATATCTGATGCCTGAGCGTATCCAGTATATCCAATCGGTTGATGTATCATTGTTCTCGCTCTTTTTAATGATTTTCTTTTTCCTTTTGTTCCCGCACATAATATAACAGCTGCCATTGACGCTGCTAATCCAGTATTTATTGTTATTACGTCTGGACGTATAAATTCCATTGTATCTAATATACCAAGTCCATCATATACAGAACCACCTGGTGAATTAATATACATTTTTATATCTTTTTTATGATCCAATTGTTCTAAATAAAGTAATTGGTTTTTAATTAATTCGGATGTATAATTATCAATTTCGTCATTGAGAAATACAATTCTATCATTAAGTAATTTGGTATAAATATCTAACATAAATCCTTTTTCATTATCAATAATAAAATGGGAATTATTGTGAATTGTTTGTCTAATGACACTTTCAGGAACTTTTGAATAAAGAAATTTTTGATAATCTGATGCTAATTTTTTCATAAGAGTTATATATAAGAATTGCGAAAAGATTAAAATCCAAAATTATTTTTTAATATATAAAAGAAAAAATTAATATGAAATTAACATTTGATATGCATGGTTATACAATCGTTATTGAAGAAACGGAAGAAAATTTAATTAGAGTTTCTGCAACAAAAGACGATGAAGTAGTTGAAGAATTTGAACTTGAAGGTGGTGAAGATCATCCCGATATGGAAGACGAATCTTTACCAGAAGTAGGTGAAGAAGAAGGCGAAGAAATTGAGGGTGAAACACCAGAAGGAGATTTCGAAGAAACAGAAGAAGTAAATCCAGAAGAAAAACTTGGCGAGTCTAAATTATACAATTTTGCTGCTTTTTTAAATAGAAAATAATTTTATTATCTTTAACTTAAAATACCTGCATGATTTCCGTGTAGGTATTCTTGTTTAATAATAAATTAATATATACATTAAAATTTGTTTATTCAATAAATTTTAATTATCTTTGCACAAAGAAATATAATGAGAAAATTAAGTAATTACAATTCTTTTTTAGAAACTAACAGGTTAAGCTATTATAGTTTTGACTGGGATGACAATATATTACATATGTCAACTCCTATTCACATGGATAAATTAGTTGAAGGTATTTGGCAACCTTTATCTGTATCACCTGCAGAATTTGCCATAGTTCGTAATGATGTAAATTATCGGAATAGAGATAATAACCCCTATAAAGCTTATGAAGAATTTAGAGATATGGGTCCAAGAGGCAATCAATCTTTTTTATTAGATGTGAAAACCGCTATTCAAGATTCTAAATTCGGCCCTTCATGGGATAAATTTATTCAATGTTTAGTTGAAGGTTCTATATTTGCTTTAGTAACGGCAAGAGGACATGAATATCAAACACTTAAAAATGGTGTTAAATATATTATTGATAATTGTTTAACAAAAGAACAAGGTGACTTAATGTATAAAAATTGCCATAAGTTTTTAACTTATTTTGAGAATAAAACTATGGTAAGAGAAAATAATACCAATTTATCAAATACTAATTTAATAAACTATTATTTAGACAAATGTAAGTTTTATGGAGTTGGGTTTCCATTTTCTGCATCATTTAATAATGAATTTAAATTAGATCCTTCAATTAAAATCGAAGAAGCAAAGAAAATAGCATTAGAAAAGTTTTTGAATATTTGTAATAATTATGGATTAAAATCTAAAAAATATGTTTCGGTCGGATTTTCTGATGATGATAAGAAAAATGTAGAACATGTTAAAAAGTTTTTTGAATTTAAATCTACTATTTATGAACATATGAAATTAAATGTGTATGATACATCTAATAAAGTATCACATAAAACAAGATTTGAAAATGGTATAACAGAAGATATGGGTCCTTCAATATCAGGAAAAGAAAATTCTCTTTTAAGATTTATGGGTCCGAATTCGATGCCAAATACTTTGCAAAATGCAACTAATGATTGGAGTCAACCAAATTACACTTTATTACAAAAATCGAAAGTAGCAAACCTTTTAACAAAAGATTCTATAAAAAAGAAAGTAAAAAAGTTAAAAAAGAAAAATGCAAAACCTAAAGATAACCTTAATACAACCAAACATAATTTGGGAAAATAAAAAAGTTAATTTAACTAATTATGAAACTTATATAAATAATATAACATCCAAACCGGATGTTATTATTTTGCCTGAAATGTTTTCAACAGGTTTTATAATGAAGCCAGAATTGGTAGAAAATATGAATGGTGATACTATTAATTGGATGAAAAATATAACCAATAATAGTAATTCATATTTGATGGGTAGTTTAATTATTAAAGAATTAGATAATATATTTAATCGCTTTTTATGTATTAAAGGAGAATTAATTGAATTTTATGATAAAAAACATTTATTTGCTTATGCTGGTGAAGATAAATGTTATACTGCTGGTAATCAGAGAAAAATAATTAATATAAATGGTTGGCGTATCTTATTACAAATATGTTATGATTTAAGATTTCCTGTATTTTCAAGAAATCAAGATGACTATGATGTAATTGTATATGTTGCTAATTGGCCAGCTAAAAGAAGTTTAGCTTGGAAAACACTTTTACAAGCCAGAGCAATTGAAAATCAATCTTATGTCATTGGCGTTAATAGAGTTGGAATAGATGGTAATAATTTAGAATATACAGGTGATAGTAGTTTGATTTCACCCATAGGTGAAATCATTTGGACTTCTGAAGAAGAAGAAGTTATAGATTTAGAATTAGATGCAAATTTATTGCAACAAGTAAGAAATCAATTACCATTTTTAAAAGATAGAGATAATTTTGAAATAAAATAACCACTTATAATGTGGTTATTTATTAATCAATTTTATCATTATCTTCTTTTGCAACTTCATTTCCACTTGAAGCTATTTTATCGTCGGATTTTTTAAAAATACTTTCAGCCATATTAAATCCAAATAAACCAGCTACTACTAAAAGTAAGCCATCGAACATTGAATCAGGACATATCCATTTGCTATTACCAGCGGCTATAAATGCTAATGCAATGCAACTAAAAAGTGTGACTAAGCCAGCAAATCTCTTTGAACTAAGAGGACTATTTGCGCTTAATAGATCAAGAAAAAACTTTTTCATGTTAAACAATAATTTTTTATATGATATATATTATATAAAAAAATAAATTCATGGTAAGTGGATTAGTCAATAGATGTTTAACAGAATTAAAGAAGATTTTTTAAAATTAAAGAAAATTTTTAAAGCAAAGAATGAACATTTTCTAAAAACAGATTTTGTTTTTTATAAAAGGTGGAAATTATTAATAAAAATTTTAATTTTTTTTAATAAAAATTATGTGGCTTGTGAAATAGCTCGTAAAAAATTTAAAGTTCATAGAAATTTTATAGTTATCGGTTTAAAATGGAATGGTAAAAATGTTAAAAGAAGAGCCATTGGTTATGCAAAAGACTTTGTTAATTCAAATAGAGATGCAAAGTGCATTTATTGCGAAACAAAATTAACAGAGGAAAATGCCACAACTGATCATATAATACCAATTGCTTCCGGTGGTAATAATTGCAAAGTTAATTTAATAGTATGTTGCCAGCCTTGCAATTCCGATAGAGGAACAACACCGTTTAAAAAATATCTAAAACAAAAAAATATAAAATATAAAAAAAGTAAATATACTTTTATATAAAAAATGGATTAATTTTTAATCCATTTTTTCTTTTCTCTTTTTGGAATCCATTTTAAATCATATATATCTTTGCTAAAAAAATTATCTAATTCTAATTTATTATACGGATTTTGGACTAAACCAGCCAATTTATTTAAATCTTTAACTTGCGATATTCTATACATTAATGAATATGGATCAGAAGATTTCTTTTTATCAACAATTTCTTCGAATAATTTTTTCCATAAGAATACTCTATAACCTGCTTTAATTTTTTCTTCTGATTTAGAAAATCCTGCTTCGTCATTATCAAAAAAGTATTGTATATCTACATTATTATTTTCCAATAAACTCATATTTGTATTTACACCAACAACACCCACAGAATTTGGATAAAATAATGAATCTAAATAACCTTCAAATATAGTTATAGTTGATTCAAAATCAATATTTAATATATTAAAAAAAGAACTTAATTTATTGTAAATTAATAATTGATTTAAGTCAACACCTTCAATTTCATCTTCTGTTATATTATTTACCCAACGATAAAGTGTTTCAAAATTATAAATTTTAAAACTTCTATATCTTCCTGATTTTAAATTTCTGGTTTGTATTCCTAGTATTTTATCATCTTTTCTATTTAATAAAACTATTACCCACTCATATTTATCTTCATTTAACCAATGTTTTGCTTGATAAATATTTTTTGACATGTTATCTGTGATGCCTCTATCTAATAGATAAGTATGTGCAAAACCGCCTTTAATGATAGGTTTAAACTCTGTCAATACTGAATTTCCAGAATTAAATAATTTTTCTAAATCTGTAAGATTTAATAATTCGTCAAAATTAACTTCGGACATATCAGATTTATAATCTGATATGTTTACTGCATTTTTTAGGTATTCAATCATTTCTAATTTCTTACCTGGATCTATCATTATTTGAAATCTTTTGCATAAAGAGTTTAATGATGATTTATGACCACAATTAAAACATTCAAAATGTAATGAATTAAAAAATACATTACCTCTTTTCTTAGAAGCGGAACGGGCTGAGTCTCCACATATTGGACATGAAAAATTAAATCTATTATCATACACGATAATATTTTTTCGGTTTGCTGAAGCGAAAGATTTATTTAGTATTTCTTGAACTAAAGTTTTTACATAATTTGTGTCCATAGAAAATTATATAAGTAAATAAATCTAAGTTGAATAAAATATATATAGTTATATGAAATACTTAATAGATTTTACTGAAATAAATGAATTAAAAAAATCATTTACTTATATAGATAGAACTTCTACACCATATACTGAAAAGGGTGATTTAACACATTCTCGTTTTTCTGAATTTTCGTCAAAAAATAGTCAAGGATGGGAATTAATGGGTATGCAAGAAATAGATAAAGACGGATATGAAATTAGTGACAAATATATAAAATTTGATAAATTCAGTTATGAATATAATTTATCCGAACCAGAAGTCAATATAGTTAAGCATGTTATAACGGCTGCATTAGGTGAAATAGCAAATCAAAATTGGATAGATGCTTTTAAATTTGAATCTAATAAAGCTTATGCTACAATTTTATTGGGTAAAATAGGATTTGTATTTATAAAAGATAATCAAAGTAAGTATTTCACACCAATTTTAAGATATCCTAAGGGCAGAGAAGGAAATACATTTTGGTTAAATGCTGAATTTGAAAAAGGTGAACAATGGGCTAAAACCGTTATTGTCACAAAACCAGATGTTTCCGATAATGAATTGGAACATAATGGTATAGCATTATTACAAGCAACTTATAGAAAATTATGGGAAACTGAAAACGAAAAAAGAAGAAGGGAAGAAAGACCTTTATTGCCTGAAACTGCAATTAAAAAAGTGAATGCAGCTGCTTTTGTTAAATCAAATACAATAATTAGAAATACAGGTGAAAAACAATTTTTTATAGTATACGTTCAAGGTTCAAAATATAACCCAATTGATTTTGCTAGAAAAGCTTGTGGTGCTAATATTGAATTAACTTCATATACAAGAATTCCAACCACATTACCAGCATCAACTAAAAAAGAAAAAGATTCAAAAAAGATAAATTATTTTTATTTTGATCCAAATGATGATCCAAAAAATCAATATTTGTTAAATAAATATAAGAATGATCCAGCACAATTAAAAATAGTTAAAGCAAGTATTGATAGATTAAAACTTATCTTATATAAGGATAACAAGACAGAAAAATTTAAATATGCAGTTTTAAAACGTCCTTTAATTACTAAAAAAAGTTATCCTTATAAAGAAATTGAAATAAGTGATCCTATGATAAAAGGAAAAGAAGTTAAATCAATCATTGAATTAAAATCTGGTGATAAATTAAGAATACCTGTTATTGATGAAAAAAATCCTGGTAGAATTACATTTAATGAAGTGACTATCGGGCCAATAGATTCTAAAGATAATAAAAGAGTATCTGTATATTAATCCTTTAATATATCATTAATTTTTTTATCACGCATATAAGCTGTTAAATTAAAATCAGGAAAATCATTAGCATATCTATTTTTATCTATTTTCATTACATTTTTGTAAATTGAGGCATGAAAATCGCTTAATGAAATTAATTCAAAATTATATTTGTAAAATTTTTGTGTTCTAGTTAATTCAGTTTGATAAAAAAAATCTTTGATTATAACAGAATTACCGTTGTTTAAACAAAAAGAGAATAATTCTCTAAATTTTTTATTATGAGAGTTTCTATCAAAAGATGCCGAATTTTTTTGTAAAAAAGTATTTAATTCTATACAAAATATGCTATTTTGAAAATCAAAATTATTATATTCTCTAATAAATGGTTTAATGTTATGTTTAAGTATATCTTCTAATAAAAAATCAAACAATAATTCATCAGTAAATGACATATTAAACATATATATACCACTATGTTTATCTAAATAATTTGCTATTTCTTTTGCTATATCCATAGTTAATTTTTCTTTTCTGTAAACCAAATATCATTTGTATAATAATTCGAATATGTTGCTCCAAAATTAATATTTTCTTTCATACAAGTTTTATCCAAAAGTTTTTGAAGAGGGATATCTTCTTTATAATTGAATATTAATTTTGATAATTCTTTCTCTGCATTTTTTGCACTTATATTACCAACTGGTATTGTAAATTTTATAATTTTTGGATTTTCTGAAATTATTTCAGATTTAATTTTCTTCTTCCAAAAAAAGTTTTTTAATTTTGTTAATAGTTTTTTCATAGTTATTTATACAATTGTTCCACAATATATTCAGAATACTCTATAGATGTATCTATTTGATTGCTAATATAGTTTATATAATACATACTATATTCAAAAGTTTTATATGCCTCTGTTTCTTCCATTTCTAATGGTATATATTCTGTGTCGTTTAATATAGCATCAATTTTCCTATCTCTATTTATGATAGTCATTTCTCTTTCAACCTCACCCATAGTGGCTGGGTCTATGCTCATACTATATTTCCCAGTCATCCCATTTTTGGTTGTTAAAGTCTTCATCGGAATAGTCTTCTTCTTCATTTTCTTTTTGTTTTTTCTTTTGTAAAGAACTACCAAATATATCTAATACAACAGAAAGTCGTTTTGTTATTTCTGGAAGTCCCAATGGTTCGATAATAGAATTAATTGGTGATAAAATACACTTATCAAATTGTTCATCTAAATCAATTTCAGGAGCAAATTCAATAGGATAAGAACCACGATTAAATGCAAATACAGAATTCATTTTTTTATCTTTGCAGTAATAATACTTAATTTTAGAACCTGATTTTAAAAATTCATATTTAAATTGTAAATCTTTATTTCTATGTAATAACCAATTATAATACGCTGATGCTTTTACTGCAAAATGTGCTCCATTTACAAATACTAATTTATTTTTATCATCTAAAACTTTTTCATTATAATTAGAACAAGAAGATTGCATACTGATTTCATCAATCCGATCAGGTACACATAAATCAAATTCTTTTTTAAGATTTTTAACCAATTTGAGCAATTCACGAATGTTAAATGTATCTGGATGACTAAATAAATATTTAATGATGTCCACAATTTTATCTCTTGCAAAAGATGGAGTTGATCTTCTAACAAGTTCAACACCTTTTGGATAAATATAATTTAATCTTTCATATGGGATGCCATCTTCAAATACAATATGTTGAATATATTTCTTTTTAGCAATATAAATAACTGATTCGCTAATTCTTTCTAATTCAAAATCTTCTTTATTTGAAACGCCATAACTTTCAGCATATTCTTCTAAACATTTTTTGAAATATCCAGCATATCTATAATAGTCAAGACCATGTATAAAATCTAATTCATGAGCCCAATTCCATTTAAGTTTTTCTTCTAAATTATTATCTTTAATAAAAGTTTCAAAATTACGATTTTTAATCCATTTACCATCAACGATAAACATATCTATATCTTCAATATTTTGTATATCTTCTAATTTAGAATAAACACCTAAACAATTTGGATTATCTGATGCAATTTCTTCTCTACCATGTAGAATTATATGAGCTTTTGTTATTTTATTTAAATTGGAAAAGAAAAGATTTTTCCAATCTGAATGTGTAATAGCTGGTTTGAATGATACGAATAAACTATCAGTATCTGCATAAATACTAACTGGTTCTTTTTTTTCGTTAATTTGTTTTATATTTCTAATACAAATCTTTTTATGTAATTCGGTATCATTATGCCATTGATTATACCAATAATCTTCATTAACACGATTCATAGTTTTTGTTAAATCTCTACCTTGAGCCGTAATTGAAGAAGCCACATGATTATTAAACAAGACGAAATAGGACGCAGCGAAGGCGCCATATGATCCATTCAATACTAATTTTAGTTTTATTACCCCCAACTAATTTTTTAGTTGGGGGTTAAAAAAGAGCGAGCTGTAAGGCATTATAATAATCTGCCTCTTTTTTCAACTCGCTCGCTTTATTTTTTAGTGACTCTAATTCAATTAATTTTTCTTCTTTTGTCATAGATATTGTATAGATTTTTGTTAAAAAGTTGTTAAAAAAGTCGTAGGGCGTTATGATAATTTTATATATAATATATGAAAGAAAATAAATATTATATTTATGCCTATTTAGATCCTTCTAAACCAATTCAAAAAACTTATGAAGATTTTTCATTAATATATGAACCTTTTTATATAGGTAAAGGTAAAGAAGGTAGAAAATTAGTTCATTTAAAAGATTATAAATTAAAAAATAAAACGCATTTGTCTAATAAAATTTTAAGCATAAGGAATAATGGTTTAGAACCATTTATAGTGGAATTATATGATAATTTATCAGAAGAAGAGTCTTTAATTATTGAAAAAAACTTAATTTCTATTATAGGTAGAAGAATACTAAAATCAGGTCCTCTTGTAAATATAACTGATGGTGGTGAGGGTGTTTCTGGGCTTAAACATACATTCGAATCTAGAATTAAAATGTCAAATAAAGGCGAAAATCATCCAAATTGGAATAAGAAACTATCAGAAACAACTTGTAAGAAAATATCAGAAAAATTAAAATTAAATAATCCTATGAAAAATCCAGAAATTTCTGAAAAAGTAAGATTAAAAAATATAGGAAGAACTCCTTGGAATAAAGGTTTATCCACACCAAAAGATATTTGTAAAAAATTAAGCGATAAAAAAATAAAATATTTTAATATACAATTAATATCAAAGAAAGATAATACAATACAAACATTTTATAGTATATATGATGTTATGTCTTTTTTAGGAAAATGCTATCGTTCAGTCTATTTATACCTTCAAAAAAACGAATCCAAAGATTATTTTATCAAATATGAAATAAAAAACTGAAAATTATTCGTGAAGATTGACTGGAGTTCTCATTTCAGTAATAGGTATTTCAACATTTTCAATTTCAAATAAGTCTTTTAAGGCAGATTGATAGTTGGTAAATAAATTTAATTTTGTAAATTTGGATGAAATTTGCCATAATGGAGTTTTATTGTTATTTAATACTAAAGAATCAGAAGTCATATTTAAATTTTTGAATTTACCTTTTGGTGAAATATAACCTATTTTTTCTGGCATAATTAAATCTCCTAAATGTTGTTTTAAAATATAATAATTTCCAGTAAATAATACTTCATATTGATTATTTTCCCCAATTCTAATTTTTTCTATTATAGCCATGTAGATTTTTCTTTTACCATCTTCAAAAGGATTGCTTAAAATAAAAACACAACCACCTTTAATTGGATCACTTGAAGCGATGTGCATTGGTTTAAATGGATGTTTTGATTTATAAAGATGTTTATAATTTTCGTTAAATATGTCGTAATTAATTAAATAATACATAAAGTATATATTATAGATGAAAATTAATCTTCTTTAGTTTTATCATCGTATTTAAAATCTAAATAAAATAATTTACCACTTGGGCCTGACATTGGTTTTTTTATTGAGTTTAAATACTCTTTATATTCTTCTGTATCTTCTATTTTTAATTCTTCATAAGGATCATCAAATAGAATTGAATCTATTTTTCTATCCCTATTTATTGCTATAACTTTATTTTTAGCAATTTCTAATAATTTGGAATCACCATCTGCAATTGTTGATGCTGCAACTTTCCTAACAATAGGTAATATACTTGAAAATGAGCTATTTGTTGCGGTAAGTGTATTTGTCGGAGTATTTGATATTAGCATATTCTGTTATACAATTTTACAAGCTTCTTCCATCTTTTTTCCATTTTTTTTGATTTTCCTCCGATAATCTCTTATATTCATCAGTATCTTCTATATTTGTTGCTGTAAAATCTTTATCATATAATATAGAATCAATTTTCCCTTCTCTATTTTTAGCAGTTATACTTGCAGCAAAATTATCAAACATTATAGTATTTAGGATATCTTTATCAATTTCTTCTTGAAATATTCTTGCGAGTTCCGTTTCAACATCTATACCACAATTTTGTTTTATATCATCTATTTCTTCTCTTGTAATCGAAGCTGTTATTCCTAAAATATTATTCATCGTCATCATCAAATGTTTGTTCGAAAGATAACATCAAATTAGATATATTATCTTTTACTAAAATAAATGTTTCAAACATATAGAAATCAATTAAATCCATATCATCATTTATGTTTGAAAGGTATTTTTTATTAAATACTATTTTTTGATTAATTGAAGAATCAATTTCCCCAACCAAAAGTTCCCATTTAGAAGTTTCGCTTGCTGTTATTTTTCCATCTTCGATATCAATAGATAAAATCTTTTCTTCTGAATCAATTGCCGATAGTTTCTTAATATCATGAAAATCTCTTTTTGTAATTTGAAAATTATAATTAGCATTATCTATATCTGTCCTAGCTTCAATTGCATCTGAATTTAAATCTCTAATTAAAGAATCTTCACCACCAATAGAATTTATTTTTAATTTACCATTTGTGAATTGAGAAGAACGAATTTGCATTACATCGGCATTATCATTATGTGGTTTATATATGATATCCATTTTAACTTGTGTATCAATGTTAAAAAATTTGAGACTTTTAATTAATTTTGGAGCATTGACTATGATAAAATCAAATATAGATTCTTCATTAAAATTATCAAAATAATTTATAGTTGGTAATATATAAGATTTTAAAGCCAAAACTGCTGAATCATTGGCTTTCATGGAATACATTAAAATTTTATCAGATTCTATTTTAAGTTTTACAACAGGATTTATATTTGATAAATCTTGAATTTTATTTATAAAATCTGGAAAATAACGCTTATTTAAGTTAATTGACATTTTTTTACTCATGCAATTTATATTATTAAGTAATTAAATGTTTAATTCTTTGATAGAAAATTGTATAACTCAATTGTATTCTTTACTTGATAGCCAATATCACTTAATAATTTAACTAATGATCTTAAATGTTCTATATGTGTTTCGATTAATTCGGTTGCTCTTTTAGCTTCTACTAAGTGTCCGTCTATTATAGATGTCATATGACTATTTGAAACTTTACCATTAACATTTAATGCTGATTTACCAAGAGCATACCAAACAATTTTATCTTGTTCTTGTCTTTTATATTTAACTTTTTCTTTGGAAAGTTTTTGTAAAAAAACTGCAATTTCATTTTGTAATCTTTCTCTATGAACTAATGCATCAACCTGTAAATCAACTATTTTTTGTGCATTTTCTGAATTATATTGCAATTTAGCAATTTCTAAAATTGGTTGTATATCCCTTGTCCATTCTTCTCTTTTAACAGTGAAAAATTCCTCCATTCGATTATTAGATTCCTCTTTTTTGGCAATAGCTTCTAATTCTTCTTTTTCGTATAGGGTAAATGACATAAAATTTTTATTTTTATATATTTAAATTATTTATTGTTGCGGAAAATTAATGTTTATTAATAAAAATTAATTCAAAATTACCTTCTAAATCTTCAATTATATAAGAACAAGATTCTACAAAATCTCCTGTGTTGTAGTATTCGCCTTCTATAATTTCTGGACTATGCGTATGACCTATCATTATAGAATCACATTTTTTATCTTTTACAAGTTCAATAGATGCTTTTTTATATTCAGTTAAAAATTTAATTATATTTTTGACTTTACTTTTTATATAAGCTGAAAAGCTCCAATAATTTAGACCAAATAATTTTCTTATCTTATTATATATCAAATTAATTTTCATTGATAATTCATAACCAAAATCACCAATTAAATAAAGTATTTTATGCGTGGCTACAAATCCGTCAAAACAATCACCATGAACTAATAAAATATTTTCACCTTTAAGAGAAGTGTAAATAAATTCGTCACAAATTAAAATAGTACCAAGATTTATATTTCCGTCTTTAATTAAATCTCTAACATAAAAATCATGATTTCCAATCAAATAAACTACATTAACATTATGTCTGGATAATTTAAGAATCTTTTGAATAACAGTTGAATAATTTTGATTCCAATAAAACTTCCTTTTTAAGGCTGTCATATCAATAAAGTCTCCAATAATAAAAAGATTTTCGAATTCGTATTGTTTGAGAACCTCTAATAATTTATCTGGTTGAGAGTTTTTATTACCGAGGTGAATATCGCTTATAAATAAACTTTTAATTTTCATAAATAAATATTTATTATATATAATAAATATTTATTTATGAAAATTTTATACGGAATACAAACTACGGGAAATGGACATCTAACGAGATCACTTAAAATTATCAATAAATTAAAATTACTCGGTCATGAAGTAGATATTTTAGTATCTGGTAAAAACTATAATACCATTTTTCCATTTGAAGTTAAATATAGATTTCAAGGGTTTACTTTTTATTATACTTCTAATTCCAAAATAGATTATTTGAAAACTATTTCAAATCTTAATTTATTAGATTTTATTAAAAATATACAATTATCTTTAAAAAAATATGATAAAGTTATATCTGATTTTGAACCTATTACTGCTTGGGCTTGTAAATTACAAAATAAACTATGTTATGGCATTTCAAATCAATGTTCATTTACAAGTAAAAAAACACCAAGAGCAGGTAAAGATTTTTTAGGTGAAAATATTTTAAAATGGATGGCACCAGTTACTATTCCTATAGGATTGCATTACGAAAAATATGATAATTTTATTTTTAAACCGATAATTAGTGATGATGTTATTAAAACAAATACATTAGATGCCGGACATTATACCGTTTATTTACCTTCTTATAGTTTAGTAAATCTAATTGAAGAATTATCTAGTCTTAATAATATATTTCATATATTTCATTCTGATATAAAAACAGTTTATCGTTTTAAAAACTGTGTTATTTATCCAATTGATAAACCAAGTTTTGTTACAAGTTTTATTAATTCACATGGAATCATTACTAATGCTGGGTTTCAAACTTCTTCGGAAGCACTTTATATGTCAAAAAAATTAATGGTAATTCCAGTAATAGGGCAGTATGAACAAGAATGTAATGCAAAGGCATTAAAAAATATGGGAATAATGACTGGAAAATTAGAAGATATTGAATTTTTTTTACAAACCGATAAAATTGAAATTGATAAATGGGATGATCAACTTGATGAAATTTTAAAAATTATACTTTCCTCATAAATGTATAAAGTTTGAAAATTTTATTTCCTTTTACTATATCTGGATTTTCAGCCACTTCTTTTAATTCTTTACCAGTAATAGTTTGTAATACTTTAAATTGTCCAACATTTTCTACTGATACTTGATTTCCTTTTTCTCCTTCAGTTCCAAGTATTGCTATATAATTTTCGCCATAAATAGATTTTAAGAAAGTAATTCTTAAATTAGCAGCATTTTGTTCGTTTTTAAGATATTGATTTTCATAAGGATTATCTAAATCAAGTTCCGTATTAGTATTAATAACTTTTATTTTAATAGGTTGTGTTTTAACTTCTGGTTGTAATTGTATATCTTTTCTACTTTGTATTTCCTCATCTTTTAATAAAGTTTCTTGATTTCTTCTAATTTCATTAAAATCTGCTCTAGCAATAATACCACCACGCATACCTTTATCATACATATTATATCCAGCTGGTGCAAGACGGTAAAATGAACCAGTAAATATAATAGATTTAATTTTATCATAACGAAACATTCTCCATATTTTTTCTATGTTTCTATTATTTGAAACAGACCAACCTTTTAAGTGATAACCTCTTATTAATAATTTACCAACAGAAGAGCGTCCAAAAACCATAGGATAAATAACTCTTTCATGTCCTACTGTATGATTATCTTTCGCTCCTTTATATGTTATTAAAAAAATCATACCATATTTAATTGCTTTAATTATTAAATCTTCTGTAGGTGCAATTGGTTTATTAATCGGTATATTTTGGAAACCTTCTACATTACCGAGTGAAAATCTTGGCGCACTGGCACCACCAGATGGTATATATTCATTATCTTCGTTTAAAAGATAATTAGTTTTTGTAATAAATTCAACTGGTTCCGAATTTTCGTGGAGTAATATGTTAGATAGTTTTTCCAATATCATAGTTTATATATTAAAAATTAAGATTTAATATATAGTAATATGAAAAAGAAAATATCTAATTCACAGGAATTAAACCATTATTACAATTTAATTAATTTAAAACTAAAAAAATATTCTGATATGAATATACCAGAAGATAAGATTGCTAAATATTTATCACCTGGAACTATTAATTTTAATAATTTCATCAGCGAGGATGATGATTTAAAAGATGTTGATGGCATTGAAGTTGTATTAAAAGATATTATACAAGATACTTATGCTGCTTTTAAAGACGGTTTATTTAGAAAAATAAAATCTGGTGAAATAACAAAATTTGAAAATTATTCTATTAATGAGAATATTTTTAATTTTGATACCAATGATGATGATATTAAACAACACCAAAAAGCCTTAGCTGATATTTATAAATCAAGTCTTTCATATATAAATTTATTAAAAAAAGATATACATTTATATTCCGTAAATGATGAAGGGGTTGTAAAACATGTAATGGTTTTTACTTCAACAGAACTAGAAAAAGTAAAAAATAATATTTTGAATAAATTAATTGATTCTACAAAAAATAAATCTTATTCATTTAACGATAGTGCAATTGATAAAAAAATTATGATAAAAGATATAATCAATTATGATAAGTTAAAAGAGTTATTAGATAAAGAAATAACTGAAGATGATGTTGTTGAAACAATTGCTGCCGCTAATACTGGATTAAATGTTGAAGTTAAATTCAACAAGAAATTAGAATTAAATGGCGAAACATATTTTTTATTTGAAATAGTATCAGCATAATTTTTTCATATAATTATTTTCATGATCTAAAATATTGTTTTTAAACTCTATGAGAATTTGACATTTTTCATATTCTTCATTATCTTCAAAATAGGATATCATTTTATCAACTATATTTACATTATATGGCTTTTTATTTATATCTAAAAATTTGCCAGATTTAATTCTTTTATAATTGGTTTCCATTTGGAAATTAAATGCTGTATTTACAAGTTTATCTAAAAAATTTTTCATTTGTTATAATTTTATTAAAGATACGAAAAATTTCATTTAAAAAAGAATATGTTTTTTTAATATATAAAAATAAAACTATTTATGTCAACATATAGCACACCAGGAACACTCACATATTCAGTTAGCTATTCTAGTTTAGATGCTATGATGGCTGACTTAAAAGATAATACCAGTGGGTCTATACGTGCTATACAATTAAGAAATTCTGTATTAACATTATGGGATCGCGGTGGGGCTGGAAGTTCAGCATCAATAAGCACAATAAATTATATTAGCAATACCGCTAGCACAGCAACTATAGGTGGCTTACCAATTGGAACAAATTTTTCTACTGGTTTATCTTTACAACAGATATTCGATGCTATGTTTCATCCATATGTTGCACCAACAATTACACGATTAAGTTTAGGCACTTCAATAGTTGGAAGTTGGTATAATACTTTATATTTAGAAAATGGTTCTAATTTATATAATAATATTTATATTAATTGGAATATAAATCAAGGTAGTGTTAATTTAATAGGAAATCTTGTTTTATCTAATAATAATATACGTCAATATGGCAGTTCTGGTTTTATATATAATTTGGCTGGCGAACAATATTATAATTTATTAGCAACTCAAAGTGGTATAATTACTGTTGCTTCTCAATCTAATTCAACACAATATGTTAATTTAAGCGTTAATGATGGTATAAATACAATTGTTGCTACAACAAGTGTTGTTTTCTTAAATAAATTTTATTGGGGTAATTTTGCAACTAATCCTGCAACTTATTCATTTACAAATGCAGATATCTCTACTCTAAATGGAGCAAGTGTTAGCTTAACTGGAATAGATGGCTCAATTGGAAATGGAAATATATTAACTAATACAAAAACACAGACATTAAATGGTATAAATGGTGCTGGAAAATATTTAGTATTTGCTTTTCCAACTTCATTTGGAACACCTGTGTTTGTAACAAATGGATTAGTAAATACCGCTTTTAGTTATACTAATTCAGTTTATACAAATATAAATAGTGTAACACAATCATATAGTATTTGGTATTCTAATACAATACAAACATCACCAATTACTTATTTTCAAATAAATTAAATTAATTAATATGTCTCAAAATATAGGAACACTTGTAACATCACCATTAAGACCAAACGATTCTTTAGATCCAATTGCTATAATTTTTTCAAGTGAAGCAAAAGGCGGACACCACTCTTATGCTACATATGCCGACATGTTAAATGCGCAAGTTTCATATCCGACTCGTTTTGAATTTGGTATGTTAGCAACAATTTATGCTGATCCCACCGCATCATATAATAATACATATCAATTACAATATAATTATAATAGCACATCTTCTTCAGATGCTAATAACTGGATTCAATATAATGGAATTCCGCAAACAAAACCTATGGAATGGCAAGATTCAGTTTTGTCAAGAACTAGTTCTATTCCGTCATCTAATAAAGATGGTGATAGATATTTAATAATAGGAACTATTTCAGGTTCTTCTTCTGCTGTTAGAAGTAATAATTGGAATGGACATGTTGATAAAATTGCTACATATGACGCAAGAGTTAATTTTTGGAATTTTACCTTTCCTATGGAAGGTATGAGTGTTCGTGCTGACAATGAAAAAGATGTTATTTATAAATATAGTGGAATATATGCTTCTGGTGGCTCTTGGGCTAAAGAATATTTAAATCAAGTTTATTCTTTAACTGCTTCTTCAAGTGATGGCATTAATTTTACAGCTATAGCTAATTTATATAGTTATTATAAACCATCAGTTTTTTATACAAGGTTTTTAACTGCAAGTAAAGGACCTAATTTATATTTTAATATAAATAATGTTGGTTCTGCTTCTGTTGTTAAAATTGTTGGTTCTGGAATACAAGCAGCAATTGCAGCCGGTGATTTTAATACAGATTTAGAGTATCAATTAATTTGGGATGGAACACAATTTCAAGTTCCGTATAACTCATCTGTAACAACTATTGGAAATCCTGAAACTGGAACAACTTATTCTGGTGGTGTGTACAATTGGAATACAACGCCAAGTTTTGTAACTACAACGCCAATTGGAACGGCAATTGATAGATTTAATAAAATCTTAGCTGCTTTGGTTCCTTCAGCTTCGCCAGCTTTATCAAATATGGCGCCTTTTTATGGATATAATGGTAGACTATCTTTTCCATTTTCTGATCCAAGTGTAAGTAATTTTAATTCAGCAACTCCATCAGTTACTTCTGGATATGGTGCTGTTGGTTTAAATGGATTATTTGCAACATCTTCAAATCGTTTAGGCGTTTTTGCAGCTACCACAAGTAGCAATCGCAATTTAACTATGTCGGGTATAATTAATTTAAATAGTGGTGGCTCAAATACAGGCATACCTTATTATAATAATTCGTTTGCTGATGGAAATCAAGGATATTTATATTTGGTAGTAAATGGTTTGACTGTATCAACTGCAACTTTATCTAATATAGCAGCAATAGATACTACTAATGGAAGAACTAGGCCTGGATTTATATTAGGAGCTGCTACTGCTTCAAAATTTGCAACAGGTGCGGCGTTTGAATTATTTTGGGGTAGAACTGGTTCTTATTTTATTCCAAGTGGTTCTTATTTAGGGCCATATACATATACTGCATCAATTGGTTTAACAGCAAATTCTTATGGATTTACAAGAGGATATAATTATGTAAAAATAGTGCAAAATACAACAACAAATATAATAAATGTGTCAGGTATAGATTTTATTTTAGATGATAATCCAACAACTGTGACTGTTACGGGTCCTTCTTTAAATGTTAACACTTATTATTTGGATACAAACTATTTATCAGGCATAATATATTATAATAAACTTCAAATTACATTTTACGCAAATATTATTTCACCATATGCGAATGTTTATGCTGATGGTAATGCAATAACTATTTCTGATTATTCGTCAACTAATGCAAGTCCGTATCCAAATATTCCTGATCAACTATTACCATTACCTTCTTTAACACAAAGTTCAAATTTCAATTCTTTAAGTGTTCAAACCACAACTATAACTATAGGACCTGGAGAACAAAGTCTAAGAAGAATTGATGATTCTATTGGTTTGTATGTAAAACAAGTTAATAAACCAGCAGCAAATAATGGTTGTTTTACTTTTTCAACTGCTGCTGGCTATTCTATAAATAGAATTGTTTTTGATAACTTTATTACTGTTCCATCAATAGGTAGTACTGAATATTTTAGAGAAGAAAGTTATAGAATAAAATCAGGACTTGCTTATGATACTATTGCTTCTATAACTAATAACCCTTATTCATCAACTGCATCTTTGGCTACAACCAATACATCTGATTTACAAATTTATAATGGTGGATTAAGATATCCAACTATAAACTTTCAAACTATTGGTGTTAGTAGTGATACTAACCGAAATATAATATATCCAGAAACTAATTATTCTGTCTGCACTGGAACTAGATATTATAATAGATACTTTTATTATTCTACACTACTTGCTGCATATTATCAATTTAATATAAAATTTAGTGGTTCAGCTAGTATTATAAGTACAACAAATTCATTCACTAACGGTACTAATCAAATAAAAGTAGAAGTAAAATTACCAGGTGTTACGGGATGGTTAGATACGGCTACTAAATTAAATACATTAACATATCCAAGTCCTATTGATGGCGCTGGCTGTTTGGATCCAAGTAGTAGTACAATTATTGGTGGTTCTGGTTATAATATACAAACAGGTTGGCCAGGAGTAAATTTAAATACAAGTAGTGGCTATATTGTGATGAGAATAACAGCTCCGCAAGGTTGGACTGGTTATCTTACACAAAGTGTAGTAACTCCTTATTAATAAGTAAGACATTTAAAATTTAATATATAAAATAAATAATAAATTTTAAATGGGTTTAACTCCACTTACACAGACAAATATTGCATTTAAAAATATAATCGGTCAAGCACTAGGCGCAACCGCTAATGACTGGTATGTTGAGACTAAACCTATAAGTTTTAATATAGGTTCTGATACAGTTTGGTTAGATACAATTAGTTCAACGCCTTCTATTGCTGTTGCTGCTAATGTAGCATTAAATGTCGTGGCTGGTATGACAGGTATAAGCGAAACTATAACAGCAGGTCAATACCATGCTTATTTATTAATTTGGCCTCCAACGGCACCAAGTGGAACTGATTCTGTAACAGGAAACAGTTACTCTTATGGGAATGGTTCTTTAAGTGGTATCTATGCTGGTAGCACAGTTAGAAATATAATTCCCGATAAATATGGAGTTGGCTATCGTCCTGCTATTACATTGACGGATAATACAACTTTAAATCCAAATGATTCTCGTTCTTGGTATTTACAATATAATGCGGGTGTTTATTACCAAGATATTATTGCTTCACCAAATCCAGCAACAGCTTCGGTCTATGTTTATGTTGGCAATACATTAAAATCTCGTCCTAATACACCATATACAAATACTAATTTATCACAAGTATCAGTAGGTGGTATAACACCATATACTTCATTTAATACGGTTACTAATAATAGCATTTTTGATATGTTATTATATCCATCATTACAACCAAGTTTTAGTTCATTTACTATACAAAATGTTTCTTCGCCTTATGAAGTTGGGTATAATCAACTTTTAGGTAGTTATACTATGAGTTGGACTATAGCAAATTCTGCAAGTATTACTTCTAATAGTATTTATATTTATGGTATAACTGGTTCAAGATTATATGGACCAACAAGTAATAGTGGGATATTATCAAATACTTTTTCTGCCGTAGTTTATTCAATCCCTACAACTATAACTTATAGTATAACAGCACAAACTACTGCTGGAATTATAATTCAATCATATTATAATATAAAGTGGAACTATGGTGTATATTATGGTGCCTCTACACAATCTTTATTAACAACTTATGGTGGATTTTATTCATATCAAAAAAATTTAACTGGTGTAATAAATGGTAGTTATATATTACCGGGTGGAACATTTTCTACATATAAATATATTTTAGTTCCAGATTCATTTTCTGCAATTAATAATATAACTTGGAATAATATACCATTAGCTATGGCTGATAATACAGATGGATATACTTCAAGTGCAAATAATTTATATTATAATTATGTAAATTTTAATAATTTTCAAGGAATTTCATCTAATTATAAAATATATAGAACTAAGAACATGATGGCAGCAACGATGTCAAATGTAATTATTTCATAAAATAAAATAAATAATAAAAATGCCAGGATATACAGGGTCAATACCACTTACAGGATTTATAGCACCAAGCGATACAGCAGATACTTATGCAGTATTGGATCCTTTATTTGGAATAGACGGATTGAGAAATGTAAATTCATTAGCTGAAATGTATGCTATACCTGCTGGTAGAAGAAGACAAGGTATGGTAGTTGGTGCTGGTGGTAACTATTATAAATTAAGAAGTAGTCCTTGGAATTACGATTCAACTGATTGGGATTTATTTATAACACCACCTTCAACAGGAACTACTACAACAACTCAGAATTTAATAACATCTGGTACCGTTAGTGTGCCAGCTAATTATCAATATTTAGTATATGGTGGATTGCAAATAGGAGCTGGTGGTGCATTACAAAATAGTGGTAGTGTTGTTATAATAAATGGAACTTTATCATTTACAGGTAATGGAACCTATTCTGGTGCTGGAAAACTTATTTATTTAACTGAATTAAGTAGAAATACAGAATTACTTGGACCAAATCCAAATTGGAATACAACACCACCAAGTGTTAAATATTCTGCTAGTTTTAGTAGTACAGCTACAGTTCCTTTAACTATAACACATAGTTTAGGAACTACTGATATTGTTTATTCAGTAAGGGAAAATAATAATTTTATCACAGCTAATGTTGAAATAAATGATAGTAATTCAATAAAACTTACTACAAATTCTTCTGTCGCTAATGGACGCATAAATATAATAGGTTAAAAATGAGTGTTAATAAAATATATAATATACAAGAATGGCAGCAAATTGTAACAGCAGTTACACCAAGTGCATCTGCTAGTATTATTTACCCAAAAACAGATGGTAAATGGTATTATATGAATAATGATGGTGTTGAAAAAATAACATCATTGTCTTATAATGTTGGAAATGGTTTAACTTCTAGTACTGCTTCTGGATTATATAATTTTAATTTATCTGTTAATATTGACGGATCTAGTTTGACTTTTTCTAATTCAAAAATATCAGTAGGTTATTTAACATCTTCCGTTTTTTCTAAATTTGGTCCAGCAACAGCAAGTTATATATTATCTGTGAATAGCTCTGGAAATCCAATTTGGATTCCTAATGTTAGTGGTGGTATAAATGGTACAGCAGGATGGATTGCTAAATTTAATGATGTTAATTCTGTAACAAATTCTAATATTTATGACAGTAATACATATATAAGTATGTTTACATCATCTAACAGTGCAACATCTCCTAAATTATTCGTAAATGGCTCAATTGATGCTTCTACATATTATATAAATTCTAATTTAACAAATGGTATTTCTATTACAACTACAAATCCAGCAAGTGGTAATATATTACAAATAACTACACCTAATTTTGTTATTACAGACGGCTCTGCTAATTTAATTAGTGGTTCTGGAAGTAGCACAACTGGTAATACACTTAATTTATTAAATGTTGTTACAGTAAAAGCTACAGCTTCAAATAATGCAACATCTTCAGTTATACTTCCTTTTGTTAAATTAGTAGGTATTGGTACAGCAAGTCCTTCACATTTATTTACTATATTTGCCACACAATCAGCTTTTAGATTAGTTGACGGATCTCAAGGTGCTAATAAATATTTAGTTTCTGATGCAAATGGTGTTGCGACATGGCAATCATTAGTAATAAGTGGAAGTGTTTCGTTAAATTTAGCTACTGCATCTGGTTTAACAGTTAGTAATTATGTATATTCTATTTTACTTAGTCCAAATTCTGGATTAACTTTAAGTAATTCTGGATTAGCAATAAATCCTTCTGCTGCTGGTTATGGTTTAACATTCAGTAACGGAAGTTTTAGTTTTATAGGAAATATAAGTATAAATACAGGTAATGGTTTAACATATTCTGGAAATACTTACTCTGTAAATCTTGGGATAAATAGTGGTTTAACATTTAGTGGCTCCTCTGTTTTATTACAGCTTGGTAGTGGACTTGCTATAGTAAATGGTGCTCTTGCTTCTTCCGGTGCAACCATACAAAATGGTATTACGAATTCAATTCCATATTATGATACAACTACTACTTTAGGTAATTCTGTTATGTCGCAAATTGGAACTAATATATTAATTGGCACAACATCAAATATCGGTGGTAAATTATATATTGCTGGTTCATTTAGTTCAACAGGAAATGCAATTATCAATAATATCAATATTGGTAGAGGCGTTGGAACTACTAATTTAATTTTTGGAAACACTCGTTTAGCAACTTATGGAACACCTGGTATATATAATATAGCTATTGGTGATAATTCTTTGAATTCGAATAATCTTGGCTCAAATAATAATATAGCAATTGGTTTAACAGCTTTAGCTAATTTAACAAGTGGAAATAATAATATTGCAATAGGTAATTATGCTGCAATTAATTCAAATTCAAGAGATTCTGTAGCTATAGGTTATAATGTTGCTAAAAATTTGGGAGATGAAAGTGTTGCAATAGGTGCCTCTGCAGGTAAAGCCGGTAATCAAAATATATCAATAGGTTATTATAGTGGTGCTAGTGTACTAAGTTCTTATAATGTATTTTTGGGTTATAGATCTGGTATTAGTTTTCTTGGTAGTTATAGTATTTTTATTGGTGGGTATGATTCAAATGTTTCAACATCAAATAATATATTTATTTCTGATGGTGCTGGAAATTTAAGAATTTACTCTCCTGCTTCGGGTAATGTTTTAGTTGGAACAACATCTGAAACAGGAAGCAAATTAGTAATAAATGGTAGTGCATCATTTTTTGGTAATTTACAAATTATTGACGGAACACAAAATGCCGGAAAAATACTCATATCTGATATAAATGGTAATACAAGTTGGTTTATACCAGTTGGTTTGGGTATGACAATTTCTGGTTATACATTCTCAGTTAATTTACAATCTAATTCAGGTTTAATGGTTGATATGACTGGATTAGCTGTTAATTCAAATATCGCTAATATAGGTTTGTTATATTCAGCAGGTAGTATGTCTGTTAATCCAAATATTGCTGGTTATGGTTTAACATTTGGTGGTGGTAGTATGTCATTTACTACAAATATAAATGCTTTAGAAGGATATTTACCATATTTCAATACTACTACTTCATTAACTAGTTCGGTTATTTATCAAACAGCATCGAATATATTAATTGGTACAACATCAAATATAGGAGCAAAATTAGTAGTTAATGGTTCAGCTTCTTTTTATGGTGGATTAAGAATTGCTGATTCTACTTATGGTATTAATAGGGTTTTAACTTCTGATTCACAAGGTTATGCTACTTGGCAATCTTTGACCGCTTCTGGTGGTTCATTAAAATACTCAATGACGCAATCTTTTGTTGCAAATACACCGGCTACTATAACACATAATTTGAATACAATGTTTTATATAATTCAATTATTTGATTATAATACAGGTGAAGAAATAATGGGTGGATATTCAAGTCGTACTTCAACACAAGTTACAATAACATTAAATACAAGTGTAGCAAATTGTGGAATAGTAATTATTGGGTAATTAAACAAATATAATATTTTTTAATATAGATAGGAGAACAAAAATAACTTATATATATTAAAAAATAATTATATTTTTATGGAACAAGAACAAAAGAATATGACCGAAGAAGATTACCTTAGAAGGCATCTTGAAAAATTTGAGAAAAATAAAACAACAATTGAACCTTCTAATCTTCCTAAGCAACAAAAAGACAATTCCCGCTTTACAGATTTACAATATCAATCTTTTGATTGTGGACTTTTTCCTTGCGGAATGTTTTATCCAATAGGAACAACTATTAAAATAAGACCAGCATCAGTTAAAGAAATTCAAGCATATTCTATGGTTGATGACAATAATTTTCCTGATATTATTGATAAAATGAATGATATGCTTATGGCATGTGTTCGTGTTCAATATCCTAATGGTGATATGGCTTCTTATTTAGACATCAAAGAACAAGATAGAATCTATATTTTATTCTTGATAAGAGATTTAACATTTCAACAAGGCATGTATTTAACGGTAAATAAAGAATGTAGTTGTAAAAACGAAGTTTCGGTAGAATTAAAACCTTCTAATTTTGTATATTTTGATTTAAATTCAACTATGGAAAAATATTTTGATTCTTATACAAGATGTTTTATTTTTGATTACAAAGGACAAGAATTTAGTTTAACAATGCCAAATATAGGAATACAAAAATCTTTTACCGAATATATTACAGAAGAAGTTAATCAAAAGAAAGATCCAAATTTAAGTTTCTTGAAAATTATGCCTTTTTTACTTGGTGATAGAAATAGTATTGATAAAAAAGAGATTAAAGAACAATTAAAAACATTCCAATCACTTTCCGTTGATTCATTTCAATTTTTAAATTCCGCAATAAATCATATGAAATTTGGCATTGAAAAATTAAGAAAAAATTGTGATATGTGTGGCAAAGAGGTCCATACTGAAATGGTATTTCCCGACGGAGCGTCAGGTATTTTCGTTATTCATGATGCCTTTGAGAGATATTTTGAAGAATAAACTTTTGCTTCAAGAAAACTTTCATACTAGTGAAATAAGTATGGATGATTGGGCATTTTGGCAATTTGAAGAAAATATAAAAGTTGCAAATTCAATTATAGAAGAAAAAGACAAAGCAAGGAAAAAGGACGAAGAAGAACAAAGAAAAAATATGCCAGGTATGCCAAATATGAATATGAATGGCTTTAATAATATGTCAAGTATGATGAATAAATTTAAAAAGTAACCAATTGGTTACTTTTTAAATTTTAAAATTATTTTATATTAATAAATTTTAAAAAGTTGATAATACAGAGGTTTTTATTTTTTATATATAACATATAACTAGAGATATCTAGTATTAAAAATAATATAAAAATTATGCCATTACCACATTATAATCAACTTTTAATGACAGGCGCTCCAGGTGGTCCTGGAACTACTCCACAAGAACCTGTATTTTTAAACCTGTTTGAAATTAATTTTGTTTTACCAACAATTTTAGCCAATCAAGGTCGTGATACTATGTTGTTACTTGAACAAGCTACTAATGTTACATTTGATTTATCACCAGATATCGAAAGAGCAGAACAAAGATTCAAATATTCAACTAGAAAGTTTATTAAAACTCCGCAAAAAACTGATGTTGAGTTTGATATAAATTTCAATGTGAATGTAAATAATTCAGGTGCTATGGAAACTTGGAATACTTTAAAAGCATGGTATGATTTAGCATGGAACTCACAAACAGGCGCTTTACATTATAAAGCTGATACTATTGGAACCGTTATTGTCAATCAACATGATAAAAAAGGTTTAGTTTTAAGACGAGTTACTTTCCAAAATGCTCAAATTTATGGTTTAGGAACAACTGAACTTAAATGGGATGCAACAGATATTTGGAGCTGCACTGCTAAATTTGTTGCAGATTACTGGTTTGATGATTATATTGATAATGGTATTATTTTAACAGATCCTTATATAAGTGGTTATTAATAAAAAGACGAACTAAATTAGTTCGTCTTTTTTTATATATACAATATGAAATTTTTAGAAAGTTTTACATCTTTTTTCAAAAAAGATAAACCAGAAGAATTTAAAGGTAAAACTCAAACTTATCGCTTTTCTGATATTACTGATGAAAGTGGTAATAGAATGGGCACCTGCAAAGAATGTGGCAAAAGAGTAGATATAACAGAACATTCTGAAGAAGTATGTTTGAAAGAGCAAGAACAAGAATTAAATGAATCAGCCAACTCGGAAGATTTAAAATTAAGTATTCTATCTGGAATACCTGATACAGATTTATTACATTCGCATCAAAATTATTATAATACTATAATATATCCACCAGTTGAGGCGGAAGAACAATCAGGAATAAATGGTTTATCAAAAACTTATAAAATGCCTTTTAATTTAACAGATATAGAAGTAGAAAATATTGCTATTATTTTTAGATATGACGAAGAAGTTATTAGACATTTATATGTAGGGTTGATTAAATTAAATCCAGAACTTCCTAAATCAGAAGATATTAACAATATGTATCATATAATTCTTGGTGCATGTTCAAAATTTTTACCAATTGATATAAAAGATTATATAAATCATTCAATAGAAATTGAAAGAATGCCAACTAAACTTGATTCTAATTATATCTTTAAAAGAAAAGATAGTCATTCTGTAGCATATGAATTATTATATAATAGTGTAATAAATATGGGATTAAAACTTAAATGGTTTCCTTCTATTGAAACACTTAATTTTATTTATAAAAAATTGAAGCAAACTATTTGATTTTATTACACTATAAGTAGTAATATGTCAAAAATTTTACTTATAGGCGACACGCATTTAGGACTTGGATATCCTAATAAATTAGATCATTATTTTAAAGTTTCACAAGAGTATTTTGAAAAATTCCTTTTTCCAATACTTAATAAATTAACTAAAGATGACATTATTGTTCATCTTGGAGATTTATTTGATAACAGAAACATTGTTCCAATTAACATTCTAAATTATGCACAATCTATTTTAGAAAAAATGGCACAAATCTGTCCTGTGCATATTATTATTGGGAACCATGATATTTACAATAAATCGATTAACGATGTTAATTCATTAAAACCATATAATTATATTCCAAATGTTTATATTTATGAAACAACTACAAAAATAAATTTTAATGGTAAAACAATTTTATTAATGCCTTGGGTTGAATCAAAAAAAGAACAAATAAAATTATTACAAGAAAATTCTGGTTGTGATTATCTTTTCTGTCACTCCGATTTAAATGGTGCTAAAATGCATTTAACTTCGGTAGCACATAGAAATTCTGATAAAATTGATGTTGAAGAATTTGGTGGATATAAACATGTTTATTCTGGTCATATTCATTTAGTGCAAAAAAATAAAAACTTTACTTTTGTAGGTTCAATTCATGAAATGGATCGTAATGATATTGATAATCAAAAAGGCATATTTGTTTTAGACACTAACAAAAATGCTGAATTATTTATTCCAAATAATATATCCCCAAAGTTTAAAAAGATTTATATAAATAAAGAAGAAGATGTTGAATTGTTAAATGAAGATATGACTAAAAATTGGGTAGATTTATTCGTATCAAATAGTTTATTAGTTAATAATAGGAAATTAAGAAGAAAAATGGAAACTATTTTGCAAACAGGTTCATTTGCTTCTGTTGAATATGTTGATGATATTTCTGTTGAAGAAAAAATAAAAGAAGATGAAAAAGTAGAATCTTTATCAATTAATTTAGATTATAGTGAATATATTAAAAATTATATAAATGCTAATAATTATGAAACTGATAAAATAAAAAATGGTATTTTAAATGAATTTGATACTATTGTTGAAATATATAAAGAATCAAAAAAGAAATTAGATTAATGGGAATAAAATCAAACTTGAAAAAAGTAAAAAGAGATAATTCGAAATCAAATAATATATCATCTAATTTAGTGGTTTATCTATATGAAAAAGGACATTCTCCTATAACTACAAGATTTAAAGGTTATGGATTAGCAGAATGTGATACTTTATCAATTAGTAATTCGGAGTATATATATGAATATGAAATAAAAATTAGTAAGGCTGATTTTAAAAAAGATTTCATAAAAGAAAAACATTCATATATAAAAAGCGGCAATTATGTAGTTGAAAATAAAAAAGGCATATGGTATAATACTGCAAATTATTTTTATTTTGTTGTTCCAGAAAATTTAATCTCAGTCGAAGATATTCCGGAATATGCTGGATTAATGTATTCAATTGGAAATACATTTGTTACAATAAAAAAAGCACCATTATTACACAAAACAAAAGCAACAACTGAATTGATAAGAGCAATTTGTCATCAATTGACAACTAAATTGGTTTTTAATAAGATTATATAATTTGAATTTGATTTGAGTAAAATACTGCAATTACATCTGGTGTTTTAACATTTTGTCCTGCAAATATATCTTTTTTGCCTTTTATATAAAACGCATCATATCCTTTTTCAATTAATTTTTTACGCAAATTAATGAAATAATTTGCGTTTTTCGCATGCTTCATACGCATATCATCCCATTTATTAAGAGAAATTATATATGGATTATGATAATTTAGTTTAACTGATATAATATTTTTGCCAAAAATGTTGGAAAAATCTTTTTCTTTTGAAAACCAAATTCCTAATTTAGATGTTGGTTTTGTTATATTACTAGGTTCATTAAATTCTAAAAATTCAGCATCAGTTCCATGATACCATATTTCTTCACTTAATTCTTCAAATAATTTTAGATATTTCATAATTTATATATTTAATTCTAACAAATATAATTTAGTTTAATATATACCTTATGAATAATTTGATATGGTTTAACAAAGAAGGCGATGCTTTAAATATACCAAAAGATCCAACTACCGGTGTTTATACCGGAACATTATTTTTTGATGAAAATAGTTCTGATACCTATAAAACAATTGGTTTATATCTATTCGAATCTGTTCCTACGATTGATTTGCAATCAATAAGTGGTGATTTAACTACCGAAAAATTTCAATTATTCAATGAAAATCGTTTCACTATTACAGGTAATTCTTATTTTACTCAAAGTGTGACTGAAATAAAAACATCAAATCAACGTCCAGATTTTTATTCAAAATGGATTTATGGAGAAAATTTTGACACAAAATTTCCAGTTGGTTCTTCTATTGTATTCAATTCAAGTATATTTGAATTTACTAATCCATTACAAACTTATACCGTAACAAGTGTTCAAAAAAATGCTATTATGGTTGTAACACCAACAGATAATAGAACATTCAATTTATTATATTCAGGTTTAACTTTTTCAGACATTACGATAAGTGGTGTTAATTCAATTGGTATTTATGATTATAGAAGAGGTTTTATAGACGAATTATCATCTTGGAATGAACCTAAGTTTTATAATGAAGTCTATAATGGTAAAAAATTAACTATAATAAATGCTACATCAAGTTCAAACGCTACTATAAAAAGTAGTGCAGCAAATTATGTAGTAACTATACAAAATAGCGATTTGCTTGATAGAAAATACTGGAAATATAACATTAATAATTTATCATATACACAATCACAAGATTTATTAGTTACATTAACTTTGACAGGTGATTTACCAGCAGTATATACTGGTGGATTAAATATAAATGGTAAAAATATTTATTTTACAAACCCAATTCCTCAAAGTGTTTTTAAACCTGGAACACAATTTACGATAGCTGATAGTGTTTCAAATACGAATGAAATTACGGTTGATGTTATACAACCATTTATTACAAGTAATAAATTGAAATATTATGCAACACAATCACAAGTTATTTGGAATAATTTAATTTATGAGTGTTTACAATCTTATACATGGACAGCCACATCAAGTATAACACCTGATGTAGGTGATTATTGGACAAGTTCAATTTCTTATTTACCTTCGCAAAATAATTTAACAACAGAAACTATATTAAATACGACAATTCATTTGGTTTCAAATAAATTTAATTTTACACAGGTATATACTCAAAGTAATTCTGTAACTATGGCATCATTTGCTGATAGTTATGCTGATTTCTTTAATTTATTTAATATAGATTTATATTATGAAAATAATTCATTAAATGCAGATTTAATTTGGAGTTCTAACTATGCTTCTGTTGATTATAGTTTAGGTTTAAATTCAATAACAAATACAGAAATAGTATCGGAATTTTTAATTTCAACAGAAGATATATTGGCACCTCAAATAAATTTAAATACTTCGGAAAATTTTAATTATTCAATTGTAATTACTGATATTGATGATTTTGGTATTAAATTTAATATAAACGGTCAAATTTATTCTGAAAGTGTTGATTACATTTATAATGGTTTAAATATAGATCAAAGAAAAACTATTGATAGAAGTTTAAGAAATTTTGTATTCAATAACTTTGCTCGTTTAGCAACATTAGGTATAAATGTTGTGTTAGAAACAAGTAGTTATACATCTGAATTTGATTTTTATAGAGATACTATTTCATTTCAAACAGTTTATCCAAATGTCCCATTTAAAATATCGGTTCAAATGGGTTCATTAGCTGCTTATTATGTTAAAAATAAAGAGATATATTTTAATGATTTAGGAAATTATTTAACTATAACTATCAATAATAAAACATATGCGCAAGCAATTTCCTCCGCAACTACAAGTTATTTTAGTCCAGATATTTCTACTTCAATTAGTAATTGGGTAAAAAATTATGCAACTATTTTACGAGGTTATGGTATTTATGCTTCTAATATAAGAAATATATTATTTTTAAATACAGTAGATGCAACAACATTAAATCTTTCAATAAAAACAAATAAATCTGCTACACCAGGTATTGATCAATGGATAATTAAAGATTTTACTTATGGTAATTTTGGAATGTTAATTGCTGGCAATCAAGTTGTTTTATCTGCAACCAGCAGTCAAAGTTTTGAAACTTCTGGATTTGCTACAGGTATGATTATGTCTATTAATAATACTCAATTTCCTTATAATAATCAAGAATATAATTTATTATATGTTGACTCTAATCAATTAGGTTTAAGTTATCAAGGTCCATTTTTCCAAGAAGAATTAAATGAGTGTACTTTATCTGCTTTTACAACATTAGCATTTTCGCCATTAGCTTATGAAGTCGAAGATTGTATAGCCTCAACCGAATCTGGTAGTGGGGGTTCATATAACCCAAATGAATATAGCAATAGTTTTGATATTAGTTATATCGCACCAAATACATATGATTTATTTACTTATGATAGCAATAATAGTAATTTAAAAGATTTATTATATTTACCAAATTATGATGCAATTTTTACAGGTGGAACTACTATAACAAATATAGGTGCAACTGATTTATTATTTAATAATAGTATAAGTATTCCCACTTCTGGTGTGAAAAAATTAGTTTATAATAATTTTAACAATTATATTTATGCTGTTACAAATACGAATATTTTAATAATTGATCCAGCATCCAATACATATATAGCTACTATGGCTATATCACCATTTGATATATTAATTAATCAAACAAACGGTGATGTTTATATAACAGATGGTTCAACATCATTAACAATATTTTATTATAATAATTTTACAACAACACCTAATTATACATTAAGTTTAAGTGGCGCTGGTAAGATGGAATATAATTTAATTGATAATTATGTTTACGTAATTGGCAATTCATTATATCAAATTAATACTCAATATAGAACTTTACAATCAACTATAACTATTAATAATCCAGATAATCGTTATATTTTTACAGAACCAATTTATGGTTCAATATATATTTGGGGTGATACAACTGCTGGAACAAGTAATACTTTCTATAAATATACTGCTGGTGTTATTACTTCTATTAGTATAACTAATACTGATGATAATAAATTATTATATGATAATTTTACAGGTGATTTATATTTAAATCAACAATCGGGAAATAAATTTAGTAGAATAACTTCTGATAATATAATAGTTTGGTCACAGGTAACAGATTATGGAGATTTTGTCATTAGTCAATATGATGCTGATATTTATTTAATTTCTAACTCTGGGACATTATATGTTATAGATCCTGAAACTGGTTATATAAAATATAATAATAATTTAAGTCCTTTGGGAGTTACATCTTATAAAATTATTTATGATCAAAAGAGAGAATCTATTATAGTTGGTGAATATAACGGAAAATTAGTAGAAATACAAGTAACAATTAATTCAGAGATAACAATTTCGTCGACACATTCTACTGTTTCTTCTGTTGGTGATGCTTATTATGGTACATTAGATTCTTCATATCAACCGATGTCTGGTTTATGGGTAAAAACACGAGAGTATTTAAGAGGACCTCGTTATAATTATAGCGATTCTAATGAAAAACAAGCACAATTTGTTTATAAATTTATTGATGATCAAACACCTGAAATTTTTATGTATGATATTTCGGGAAATCAATTATCAACTGGAACTTCATTTTCATACATAGGTCCAAAACCTTTAGAGAATGCTGTGTTAAATAGTTCTCCTAATTTAGATTTAAATAGAATAAGTGACCCTACTGCACAACAAACTATATTTGAGGAAATTAATTATACATTAGATTATTTAGATTCAAATAATGGTATATCAATTTTTCCAACACCGTTAGAATTATTTTTAGGCTATAATACTATTTATGAAGGCTATAATTCTACAACATTAAAAATGTATATGAGATGGAATGTATCATTAACTATGTCATACAATTCAGCATATAATAATGATATAACATTTACAGATAAAGGAACATCTTCTGTATATCCAAATGGTTATGGTTATATAACATTAAATACAAATTCAACTAAATCATTTCTTTATTATGATGATATGAGTGTAACTGGATTACAAGCAGGACAAACTATTAAATTAATAGTTACAGATATAACTAATTTAAATAATAAATATTTATCATATAATAATGGACAAGAATTTTTAATTGATGCAATTTCAAATAATCAAATTGTGGTTAAATATATGACCACAAGTCATGGATTTGTATCAAGTTTAACAAATGAAAATACTATTATATCAAATTATCCGGAAATAGGTAGTAATACATATCTTCAAATAGTTTTTCAAACTATAGATAAAGAAGTTGCTTCAATTAATTTATATGGACAGACTGAAATAGAAGATGTTAGGTATGCTGTTGAATTATATAATTCAGGTGGGCATGTTGTGAACCCAGAGGATGCATTTATTTTTAAAACATATGATATAAATGAAGGTGGTGTTGATTGGAAATTCTTAAATAATAAAAGAAAAGAAATGCTTATTGTAAGAGATCAAATTTTTCCTTATGTGGGTTCATATAAAGCAATTATAAATGCAATTAATTATTTTGGTTATAATGATTTAGTATTATATGAATATTATAGAAATATAGATTTAAATTCGCCAGATTTTTATAAATTATTTAAGGTTGAGATTCCAGATATATTTGATAATAGTGTAAAAGGTTGGACAACATATGATTATTTGTCATCTACGATGCCAAATCCTAATTTTGAAGAAACTAATTTATTTAATTTAAGTTATAGAATTACTGATAAACAAGGAAATTGGGTATTACTTTACTCTTTACAAGAAGTAATAATAAAATTACAAGGACTAAAAAATTGGTTAGAAACACATGTTATACCTATTCAATTTAGAATTTTAGATATATCTGGTAGAGCTGATTTTCCTGCACCAAATTATATAGTTCATAAATCTTTTTCAAGGAAAAGTTATAAAATACAACAATTTATGACACCAATTGATTTTGATGTAAACGAAGCCTATCTGATGCCAGTGAATAGCGGTTCAACTATTTATAATGTTGTAATTGATTTTAAAGTATCAAAAAAAGATTTAGAAAAAGTTCCTGATTATTTTAGTGTTGTGGTTAGAACATATAAAACATTCAAAGAATGGGATCCATTTTTAATTTATGATATAGGTGATGAAATAACTTATTATGGTAAAATTTATAAATCTGTTGTAAATAATAATAAATTAAATGATCCAAGAATTTATGATTCAATTAGTGATTGGAGTTCTGCAACAGAATATTTTAATGGACAACTTGCTAATTATGAAAGAAATATTTATGAATATTTAGGAACACAATCTTCTTTTGTTACTTTTGGAACTGCTTCTGTGCCAACTCCATATCAAACTACATTATGGTTAAATATAAGTCAATGGGTTCAACAAGATTTAGAACCAGTTCAAACAATAAAGGAGTATAGAAATGTAAATGTTAATTCATTAACTTATTCAACAAATCAGAATAATATTTTATGGTATGCGACTAATGTTTTACCAAGTGATACAATACAAGTTTCTAAACCATTTAATTTTAGTATTGATTCTAATATAGATCCTTTTATAACTATTGAAGTAACCTCAAATAATAATTATGGTTTAAATTATACGTCCAAAAAGAATTATGAAGTAAGAGGTTTAAATGATTTATATTCTGGATTAAAACCAACAGATTCTATTGGACCATTTGTTCCTATTATTCCTGTTATAAATCATATTTAAAATAAAAAACCTCTCAAATGAGAGGTTTTTTATTATGCTTTTTCTTCTGTTTGTTCTTCTTTCTTTTTAGAAGTTTTTTTAGAAGTTTTTGATTTATCAGTTGTAATACCAAGAGCGGCTGCTTCTTTTCTACCCCATTCTCTACCTTCAATATATACTCCTTCTTCAAAAGTTGCTGCCCAATCTTGAATATCTTTATTCAAAGATTTTGCATGGTTATCATAATAACCAATAACTTTAGATATAAAACCAATTTTACGAAGTATTTCAGCAAATAAATAAGTATCGGCTGTTAAACCTTTTGGTTTGAAAGTTGAAATTAAATGATAAATATATGTAATTTCTGTAGCATCTGCTGTATAAGATTTTAATTCTGTATCATTTTTTGTATCTTTACTTGTTTTAGATAATTCCCATTTACCTAACATGTCAGATAATTCAATTGCTAAAAATACGGTATTTACATCATATTCTAATTTTGAGATTAAGAGAGTTGTTAAAAAATTATATTGTTTTCTATTTAAATAGAAAGTAAATTTCATATTTTTTAATCTTTCAACATATTCTTTCCATGCTATTTGTGCAGAATAATATAATTGATCTTTCTCAACTTCTGATTTACCTAAACCATGCTCAGTAGCCAATAAGTTTTCTATGCCAGAAATTTTTGTATCTAAAAAAATTTCATCTTCAAAACTAATAGCTCTTAATGTTTGGTTATTTTCGAAAAATGATACTTGTGGTTTTACAACTGCTGTTTCATAAGTTTCTTTCATAATTTATTAATTTATTTTTATTGTTTTATTCTAGAATTAGTAATTTGTTTATATTTAGCTAATAAAATCCGTATCAAAATCTGTACTTACTGTCAATTCTTTTGATAAGTCCGCTAATTGATTAGCTCTCGAGATTTTATCAATTCCCCATTTTTTTATTAAAGAAGAAAAAGTTGAAATATCTGGTTTTACCAATTTTACTTTTCCTTTTTCTAAATCAAAACTAATTTTATCTATTTCTTGTTCGAATAAAATGTTGATAGATTCTTCATCAAATTTAGACATTAAAGTTTCATTAATTGAAACTAAAATATGCTTTCTAAGAATCCATTCATATTGATCAGATAATTTAGTAATTTTAATAACTACTTTTTGTGAATCATTTCCAATAAATTGGAATGCTACTTCATTTAAACATTTTTTTCTAATTATTTCATCAAAAATGTTGATTGTATCCTCAGATACTTCATAAAACTTGCTTATACCAGTAATTTCTTTACTCATGTTAAAATGTAATTTTAAATTATAGTTAATAAATAAAAGAAGTTTATTAACTGACAAGATATTTTATAATACAAGCAAGTATTAATCCACCTATTACAAAAGGAATACTTTTGTAAAGATTCATTATAAAATTATTTGATTTAAATAACGCAAATCCATATACAATTAAATAACTATATTTATCGACTTTTCTTATATCATAAAAATCATATAATTCACTTAAACCTTTGGAGTTTAAAAAAGTTGATAAACTATTGGTGTAATCTTTAATAAAATTTTGAGATATCATATTTATATCTGCGGTTCTAACACTAAAATTTTCACCAAAAATATCATCAGGTATATTTAAAACGGTATACATTCTACTAGCTTTATCTATACGGATGTTAAATTGTGCTTGTAATTGTGTTTCGTAATTTTTTATAGTTTTTTTGTATAAAAGGAAAAGTTTTATTTTTTTCCAAAATGATATATTATTCATAAAAGGTTTTATTTCTATTTATTAAAAAGTTTATCTTCCTTTTGTTTTCCTTGATAAAGTATCATGTTTTAATTCAGCTATTAACATATCTAATTTAGTTGCTAATCCACCAATTGCAGCAGGAATAGCTGCTAAGTTTGATAAACCAGCAGTATTGGTTTTAATATCTTGTAATACATTCAATATTTGACCAGACGTATCAGATTTACCACCAGGTGTTGATAATCTTGAAATAGGGCTTTTTTCAGCTTCACCTTGTAGCATATTTATACTATCAACAAAAATACCAGCTTTTTCTTCTAATGCATCCATCATTTTTTCAAACTGATCAGAATCCATAAGTGACATAAGAACTATATTACCACTCATCATATTTAAAGCTTGTAATTTTTGTATATCAATGCTATTAATTGAATTAGATAAATTTTTAATACTTTTTCCTAATTTATCATAACTATTTGAAAGCATAGATAATCCTAATACTACACCAAGTGTATCAATTACAGAAAATGCATTTACATTACTACTTTTTAAATAATTAAGCAATTCAACATATGCACGAATATTTTCAGACATAGAACGGACATAATTTGCAGGCATAAGATTTGTGTAATTACGTCCGCTTAATATTTCTGATACGGAGACAATTTGTTTAGCAATCATTTCAGGTCCAGAACCTAAAAATTTATCTGATAAAAAGTCGCCAAAACCTTGTGCCGATGAAATCGCTACAAAACGAGCCATTAATTCGGAAACAGAAAGAGCCCAATTTAGTGAAGGATATTTAGTAAAAGAACCTTCAGATAACTTTTTATCAACATTTACTATTTGTTGTGCAATATCTTCGGGTCCTGTTCCTAAAAGATTTCCTATAACATTTAAAGCAATTCCGCCAAGACCCATATTAGACAAAACTGAACCAAATGCTGATAAAGATTTTGCAACACCAGATGCCCATTCAAGTGATGGATAAGCATCTTTTTTATATGTTCCTTGTGCTAAAATATAAGATGTTGCAACTATAACTCCGGCTAAGCCTAAAACCGCAACTGCTCCTGCCAATAAAGCAAGTGCTCCAACACCAGATATAGCAATAAACCCTAATCCAGCAACAGCTATACCAAAGGCTAAAATACTTAATCCAACTCCTTGTGCCCAATCTAAACTTGGATATTTAGTATAATTTCCTGCTGAAATAAGATAGGAAGATAACATTAAAGCTGCTGCTACAATAACAATACCTATTGCTCCTTCGGTTAAAGCTTCTAATCCAACTTTTGCTAAAAACCATGCTGCAGCACCTAAAACTATTGCAGATATTCCGATTGCTAATGCTACACCAACAGCTCCAAATAATTGCCCTGCTGTTAAATCTTTTGGCATAAGTGTAAAAGCCCAAGCTGAGCCAACAATTGCTAATGCTAATAATGGTAAAATTAAAGCTGATAAAGCTGCCTCTGCAATTCCAATTTTTTTCACACCATATGCTAATAAAGGTATAGATAAAGATATTAAACTTAAAGCAAAAGCAACACCTATTGCTGTCCATAATTTATCACTAGGCACTGATACCATTTTTGAAAATATCCATGCAGATGCAGCTACGGCTGCAGCAAATGGGACTAAAATTAATGGCATTAGTAATGCTTGCCTAGGTGTTATTTTTTCAATACCTTTTGCTATTTTTTCAATACCATATGACATAATTGTAAATGCTCCTGCAATTAATATAGCTGTTAAACCTTGTTGAAAAGTTATTGGAATAATTAATCGCATAAGCCAAGATGCTAATGCAATAGAACCACCAAAAGTGAGCATTACAATTGGAACTTTTTTTAGATCTGATAAATTAACTTCTTTTACTCCTTGTGTTATTTTTTCAATACCATATGACATTACAGCAAATGTTCCAGCTATTAATATAGCTGTTAAACCTTGTGCTATACTAATAGGCACAATTAAAGCAAATGCCCAAGATGCAACCATTATTGATGTTGCCATAGTTAAGACGACATAAAAGATATTTTTCATATCTTCTTTTTTTAACTTCATGGCTGATATCATTTCAAATGATTTTGCTATTAATGGTAAAGCAATAGATAAGGCAATAACAGAAAAGAAATTAACACTTCCAATTAATTTAAAAGCAACACCTATAGCAAGAACACCAGCCGCAATCATTAAAACGGTATTAACACCATCTTTAATTTTTTGTTTTTTATCACCAGCGGCTTCAAAAACTTCTGGCTTTTTCTTATCTCTTGATAAGCGAAGTAAAGTTTCTTGGTTTTTGAGTATTTGCTGTGTATCCTTTTTAATACCTTGAATCCCTTTATTGATTGCATCAATCTTTTTATCTAAATTATTCATTTTTTGTAATAATTTAGTTGCATCAGATTTTGCACCAGTTTTATCTTTAACTGCTTCAGCAACTTTATCTAAAGCTTTTGTTAAATCATTAAAAGCATCGAGTATTTTGGCATCCATAAGTTATATATTAAATAAATAAGGGCTTTATACTTAAATAACTTTTTAAAAAATATTTAATATATAAACTATAAAACTTAATCTGAAATGATTAAAAAATGGTATAAACATTATATTTTAAAAGAATCTATTAAAGAAATTGAACTTAATAGAATATTAGATAAAATATCAAAGGGCGAAACTTTAACCATTAGGGAAGATGATTTTTTAACTTTATATAATCAAACACAAGATAGTGATCTAAATGATTATGCATATCTTTCAAGAAATATAGCAATTGATAAAATTGCTGATTATTTAGAGAAAAAAAAGAAAATTTGGTGTAATTTAAGTGATCGAGATGGAAAAATTGGCGACTTAATTTTAAAAGTTTATAAACCAGATTACAAGTTAATTCTCCGACATGGAGAATATTTTATGGAAGATAATTTATTATATAATATATCTTACAATATAAAAAAAGATGAATATTCATTACATGAACAAGATGAATATTTTGAAGAAATAGAAGTAAAAAAATGAAAATAAGAACATTTAAACAATTTTTAGAAGCAGTTTCTGGCACAATAGGAACTTTTTATGGTGATTTTGGTCCAGCTTCAGAAAGACCAAAATCTCCAAATACAATTACTTCTGCTGATACAAAAGTTATTGCATCTGATTTAACAGGTAAAATTTACACATACGATGATTATAATAATTTATATGAAGATTATCTTAAAAAAGGTGGCAAACCTCTTGAAGGTGGATTTACACAAGAAAATTTAGATTTAATTTTATCAACATAATTAAAATAAAAAAAAATACTTCCAAATGGAAGTATTTTTTTTATTTTAAACTTTTATTAAAGTGTTTGGAAACCACCTGCTTGAATTGAGCCGGTTTTAAGAACTGTTATATTATTTACTATAACTGCAAGCCCTTTAATTGGTTCAATATAAGTATCTAATACACCAATTTGATTGTCAATAAGAGTTGTAGTATTATTTTCTGCGTCACATTTGTTAAAGTAGTTATATAAACCATTTTTATTAACAAATCCTGCACAAATAACATCTGCTCTTAATTTAATTTCAGATCTTGTATCTTGTGTATTGAATTTCCATTGGAAATTTAATAACATATCCACTAATGCATTTTCTAACTCAATTAAAACTTCTCTAACATGTAAGTAAGATAATGCTGATTTGTAAAGAGTTAAAGCAGTATTTTCAGTATTTATTATCCAACCTCTATTTTTCTTATAAATAATTGGGTTCATTTGAGCCATATTTAAATTATCAATATCAGTAGGCGAAAAATCCATTTCAACACCTGCAATGCCTTGTAATAAACCATTTTGAACACCTGCTGCAATAGTCCAAGGAAGTATAGAAGTCACATTAGTTGTGAATTTTCTCATATAAGTTGAAGCTACATACATTGCTGGTGGAACACTTAATGGAGTACCATTATCATTTACTGTTACATATGGAGTGAAATAACCTACACAAGTATTACCATTACCTTCGGCAAATGAATATAAAAATGCAGGATTGCTATTTAAATCACCACCTTGAGCTATATAAGCAGTATTTAATACTTTTGTTCCATTAGATAATGTATCTGTAAAATTTGGTGAAGAAGAATTTTTAAATTGTTTAATTGATGGCATGTTAATGAAACCAAGACAATTTAATCTTCCACCACAAATATCAACTAATTGTTGTTTAGAAAATTCTGTTAAACCAAGTCCAAAAGAATCAACTAAATATCTAAAATCAATTGCATCTTTATTTATAAGAGCATTATATAAAGGCGTTCCTTTTTCTACTAAATTAAGTATTTCAGTTTGTTTTGCATCTGTTCCATCAGGAAGAGAAGCTTGACGAATTCTAAATCCTTTAAGTGGTATAGCCTTATAAGTAGTCACATAATTATCAAGAGAAGAATATCTCATAGTTTGATAAGTAGTTGTTGAACTTGGGCTACCTATTGGAAATTTATATATTGCCGCATCACAAGTTATTAATGCCAATGAAGTATCAGCTGAATATACTTTTTTAGATAAAATTCTTGTTAAATTTTTAGCTTGTTGTCCAACTTCTAATTCAGCTGAAGAATTATCTTGAAGTAAGAAATCACCAACTATTATATTAGAATATCTTGTTGCATCAACCAAAATCTGATTAGGAACTTGTGTATAGCCAGTTGGAACTTCAATCTCAACTGTATCTTGATAATTTGATTCAAATGAATTGATATATAAATTTTTATTAGAACCCCAATATACATTTAAATCTGTGTTTACACCTTTATAAGTATAAAGTGTATTATCAGTTATTTTTACAGTTAAATTATCACTTGAATCAATATCCATAGCTAAATAGTATTTAACATCAGCATTCCATATTCTTGTAATATTAGTTAATGTTTCAGCAGTTATAGCATCAGATAAATAATAAGCATATACATATGATGCTGTATAACCTAATTCAGTAGCAAAGTTATAACCTATTGGTTTTGAATTATATGAGCTACCAATTGTTAATACTCCAGTATTATATGTTGAATCTGGTATTAATATATTAGTAAAACTTACACCAAAATTATTATTAAATGGATCTTGATTAATAGTACTTTGAATAACTATGAAATTAAGTCCATTATATATGGCATTAGAACCTGTTAAAGTAGTTGGCTTAACAAATGTAACACTAGAAGCAGTATATGTGCCATATTGCCCAACACCTAAATTATAAGCCATAACATTAGCATAAAAATAATCACCAGTATTTATTACACCATTGTAGTAATCTTCATAAAGAGAAGAATATTTAGCTACAACACCAACTGCGCTTGCACCTGTAACATTTGTTGTTGCTTGTGATGTTGTCGTAATCATTTGATTATCTGATAAAATTAATTCATTATCATCTGCGTAAATTACAACACAGTTATCTACAGTTTTTAACACATTTAATATACTATTAAAATCAGTAGTTGAAAATCCCATATTAGAAATAGTGATAGACTTATTGAGTGTAGTATCTGTTACAGAACTAATACTCATGTTAGACATACTGTATTTATAATAGGTTGTACCATCAGTTGATAACATTATAGCAGCTCTTCCTAATGCTGAAGATTCTAATATAGTTCTTATAGCATTAAATCTTTTAATTCTTCTATATTGAGTATAATTTGAAGTATCAGGATAAGCGGCGGTATCAGTAAATGTTATAGTAATTGAATTTACTGCGCTTGAATTAATAGTATAATCGGTATTGTATGCTAATTCTTTATAACCAAAACTACCATTACTAACTGAATTTGTACCAATTGTTACATCTGTATAATTTAATGCTGTTACATTACCACCTTTTACCGAAACTGACATATAACCTAATACGATATCTGTAGCTGCCACTGTTGGAGCTGTAGAAGCAACTGTAGAAGTTACATTTGTAATTGAACCAGTTGAATCTAATTTAATTGTGCTATAATAAGAATAGGTTGCTGAAGCTGAAGCAAAATTTGTTGCAGCTACAGAAAATGTATAAGAACCTGCTGTTATATTAACTAAATTTCCACCAATTATAGCATAAGGAGAATTAGAATTTTGCGAATTCGAACCACTAGCAACTATATAATTAACTGCTGCTGTAGTAGAACTAAATGTTGAGATATTTCTCCAAATACCACTTACTCTTCCTTCTGCAAAAGTATTTGTTCTAAAACTTGTACCATAAGTTTTGTTATAAAATTCATTACCTGGATCAATTGAATAAACATTACCAACTGCATCTAAATAACTATTTGTATAATTGTTAAATGAAATTAAATTTTGTTGATACGATAAGAAATCTATTGAAGTTGCGGTTGAATCTATTAAACTATTGCTATTAATTAAATTATTACCAAGTAAATCAACTGCTCCTGTTGGATAATCTTGTTCTAATAAATCTGCATTAAATGCACAGAATAAACCAGTTACTTGTGTATCTTGATTAATAACAGTTTCGATGAATATGTTTTGATTATTTTGATCTCTAAAGTAAGGAATAAAACTTAAACCTTGATAGTATTTTAATAAAGTTACATTTCTATCGTTAATAAAGTTTTCAACTTGTGATTTGATTAAACCAGTTGAATCAAAATATTTTGAAAAAGTTTTATCCACAGCTAATGATTGATAATTAGACCAATCACCTGCTACTACGATTACATCTACCATATAATCAGAAACATAATCAGTTGGATAAACATATGGTGGTACATTTGTGATAGAACCATACCATTGAGTCATACTGACATCAAATCCAGTTGCAGTTGTTTTAAATACAAATACTGTGATATATGAACCAGATACGTTTGTAAAGTTTAATAATCTGTTTTCATAGTTTTGATTATTTGCTACAAGTGATAAAAATGAATCTGTACTTAATTTCCAAAATCCAGTAGTATCATAAAATGCACTTAATGCACCGGTAGTTATTGAATCATTAGTATTATTTGTTGCGGTTGATAATGGTGCATATTCAATTTGATCTAATGTGCTATCTGTTTCTAAAAGATTTAATGCATAAACAGGAGAAGATTGAATCATTTGTGCTATTGTTCTTTGAAAAAATGATCCTTTTCTCTCTAATGTTCTATCGATTCCACCAAAATAGTTTGTTAAATCTTGTGTTGTTTTAATAAGCACAGGAGTATTTATAGGACCAGTTTTGGATACACCGATAACTAAATTTGTAATACCTTGTGTTGTGTTACTAGATAATACACTATTGTCATATTCGTTTATGTAAATTCCTGGTCTTTTATAATTACTTATTATTACTGCTGGCATAAATGTATATTATTTTTATTTATGTTATATATTAAACTTGAAAACCATATTTTATCAAATTTAATAAAATATGGTTTTGATTATTTTAACGCTTGAATTCGTCTTTTAGCATCCTCTAATTTTTTCCTTTCTAAATCTAAATCTTTTTTAGCTTGTGTTTTTAATTCGGCTGCTGTAGAATCCGCTTTTTGTAAAGTTGTTTGTTGTGATTGAATATCTTTAACTGTATTTTGTATATCCTGTTTAGCAACTTGTGTGTCACCTTGATTTTGTTGTATAGATTGTTGTTTAGCTTCTAAATCTTTTTGTTTTTGTTTTATAGTTTCTTCGGACTTTTTGATTTTTCTTTCTTGTTCCAATTGTTCTGCATATTTGCTAAAAAGAGGATTTGTTGGTGTATTTGGATCATCTTGTTGATCCGGATTTTTCCAAATTATTTGATTTTTTGTTTTAGGAGTCGTCTTTTTAATAAATTTAGCAGCAATTAATTTATTATATAAATCTTTTGCTATACCTGTATCTGAAGGTGTGTCATCCTCTAAATATGTATTGTATATTTGTTGCAATTTAGCTTTATATTTATCAAATTGCTTTTTATTCATTTCAGATTGATTAAAAAGAGTCATATCTGCCTTTATTTCTAAAGGCACTTTTTCTTTTGCTAAATCAAATTTTTCGTATGTTTTTAAATATCTCATATAAAATTATTATTAACTAAATAAGCGCCGACTACAACATCTTTGCCAAATTTTGCATTAGAAGTTAAAGCATTATAAGCTCCGTTTATATTAAGCTCAACATCATTTGTAATATCTAAAGATTTTTTTGTTAAATTTTCATTTATTAAAGCTTCTCCTTTTGCATTTAAAATACCTGGTGGGAATTGTCTTGTACTTCCACCAGAAAAACTACCACCTTCAATTTCCATACTAAATGTATTAGTATTAGCTAAAGAATCAATATTCGCAACAGTTAAATTGATTTTTTTACCATTTTCTAATGGCATCTTAAAAGCACCAACAAATGTATTTTTCTTAGAATCAAATTTAAGTCCAAGATTTGCTTGAGCTGGTAGCGATTTATATTCTGAATAAGCTTTAATTATTGCTAAACTTCCAACTTGGAATTTAATTAAAACATTTTCCCCTTCTATTTTAGCTATATAACCAACTATTTTTTTCGCTGTTGCTTCAAATGTTGTATTATTTTTTGCCGGCTTGCAACAAAAAGCTATAAACATACCTTCTTTTAATGTTTCTGGTTTGAAAGATTCTACAATCCATTTAATTTGATCTACATTCTCTGAATCTTCTATTTGATTTCCAGTTCTCTCAGCTGGTTTTATTTTTGCTTTTATACCAAAATATTTAGTTAAGAAATCAGAACGCTTTTGATCAAAATTTTTGAGATCGTTTTGATCTATCATATCTCTCATGAATTGTAGTAATACATTGCCTTCTTTTTTACCATCTTTTGTTTCTATAGTTGACGGGCCCAAAATTTTAATATATTTTTCAAATGAAATTAGTTCAGTTATTCTTTCGCCAAATTTTCTAAAAATAAGTTTGTTAACCCAAGGACCAAATCCTGGACCAGATTCTTGTGTCATAGTAGGAACGGCTGACGAGCCAATATAAAAATATTCATTTCTCGTTTTTGTAGAAATTCTACCACCTGGACGACCAGAAGGTATATAATCTATAGCAAAACAACTATAAGCTTTACCAAATAAATCAACTATTTTTAATAATCTATTTTGTCCAGCTTCATCTACAAAATTAATTGTTGTTTTAGAATTTTCAATTTTTTCCTCTAATTCTTTCTTTTGTTTTTCAGTTGTTGCAGTTTGTGGATCAAAATTACTTCCAAATGAATCTTCAAATGCTTTTAAACTAGTTTCAGAATTAGAATAATCAGATTCTTTTATTGTTTTTGCTAATTTAAGCCATTCTTCTAAATATTCTTTTTCTTTAATTCCATCTTCATTCCAAAAATAATCATCATGCTCATCCAATTTATTGTATAATTCTTCCATAATTCCAATAATTAATTCGGTTTCAGGAATTCCTATTCCTGAATTATTAGCATTTAAAGTAAATGAATTATCTTTGAATTTTTTAGCAAACTCTAAAAAATCTTTGTCAGCATTATCTTTTTTATTTTTTCTTAAATAATTAATTAAATTTTTAATATTCAATTTTTTAAGTATTGTTTCATGCTCTCCATTTGCTTTTGTAATATCAGCAGGATCGACAATTGCTTCGAATAAATATGAATTTAAAATGAAATTTTCGTATATTTTTTCCAATGAAGTATCTTCAATAATACCTTCATATATTTCTTCAACATATCTAGTAGTACCTTTTTTAGTCAAAATTTGAAAAATAGGATTCGATAATCTTTTTCCCTTATTATTTCTTGGATCTATTTCACCTCTTCTGAGAATTTTTTCAATTTTTCTTATTTCAACCGGAACAATTTTACCACTTTTATTTTTCAATTTTATAAAAACAGGCTTACTCTGCAGTGACTGCAAACTATTAGGAAGATTACTAACTAAACTAATAGCTGTTATCGGATTATTTGGGTTTTTGGGAGTTGCTGGTGGACTTGAAACTTTTTGAGTCGGTTTTCTGATACCTTCAACGGGTATATCTAAATCAACATCATATCCATATATATTTATAATCTCCCTTTGTGGAGTATTCATTTTTGGACTTTGTGAAGCTATAAATTTCACATAAATTGATGTACTAAAACTAGAACCTGTTGGTTTAATTTTATAAGCATTTGAATATGTCACGTCATCAAGTGATATTTGAAAAATATTAGAACCTGAAATTTTAATTTCTTTATTTTTTAAATTATTTGCGGTTAACGAAATAGTTTTAACTGATTGCGAACCTGTTATAACAGCACCAAAATTTAAACTTATTGGGTTTACAGTTACACTAGCGGATCCACCAGTTACTGAAGCAGTTGAACCAGTAAATTCGGCGTGTAATTTTTCTGTTGTTTCTAATAATTTCTCAATATTTTTAATTAACTCATCTTTTTTATCAGAATTATCTTTAATATTTTTTATTGCTTTTTTAAAATTTTCTAAATTTTCTATTAATGTTTCTTTTGTTATTCCAAAAATTTCTTGTCCTTCATCTAATGTATTTGACCAATCAATAGCACCTTTTATTAATCCAGTTTCCCCATTATTACCTATTAATTGTTTAATTTTTTCAGATTCTTTTAAAGTTGTGTCATCGCAAACTTTCTTTATCTCTGCTAAATAATATTTTACTAATAATATTTTAATCTCTTTTTTTTCTTCATCAGATAAACTATCAAAAATAATATTATTTAATTCATTTTCAATAGCTTTAACAATTGATTCTACACGAGAATAGTTGTAACCAATTTTAGCTTTTCTAATTGTTGAGTTTATAAAACGACCTAATAAAGAGCCACCAAATGTAATTTCATTTGTTACAACTTCATTTATTTCTTCGGTATTGTCTATTTTAAATTTAAAATGTTCTAAAAATATATCTCTAGTATATAAATATTTCATGAAAAAATATAATATTTTTATTATATATTAAACCCCTAAATCCTATTTCAAATAATTATAAAAAAACCTCTTTTATGGAATAAAAGCTAAAAATTTTTTGAATATATATTGTATTAATTTAAAAAATTAATTTTATGAGGTTTAAAGAATTTAAAGTTGTAGATAGGGTCTTAACAAATCCTATTAAAATAGAAGAACAACTCATCAAACATAATTTGCAGTGGTTAGTGAACTCGGAAATAGAGGATGCTGTAGTAGAAATCAAAAACAATACTTTAATCTGGAAAGAAGGAAATTTTTATGCTGGAAACTGGCATTATGGAATATGGCAGAATGGTCATTTCCATGGCATATGGGAAAACGGCATATGGGAAAATGGTAATTTTAACGGAAAATCGAAATCTGGGATTAAAAAGTAATCCAGAAATGGATATAAAAAATAAATTTTCTTTTATGAAAAAGAAAAGAGTAATAACAAAAGTAAAAGAAATTTCTGATGTTATTTATAGTTCAAGTAGAATAAGAATCAGTAAAGAATTAAATGGCGAATTATTTTTTGAAATTGAAAATGAAGTAACGGCAGATTTATCAGAAGCAATAGCAATAGCAATACAAAAAGACATAAAAGATGAAACATTTTGGGAAACTTCATTTAATATAGATATAAATAATATATCTCCAGATAAAGCACTTTATTGGCTTTCTGGTGGTGATGCAGAATGGTTATCAAAAAATCATTATAATATAAATTGGTCTGAAGTTTATTTAACTTATCAAGAAGAATTTGGCTTAACTATTATAGATATAATCTTAAAAGCCAAAAATTTTGAAGATATAAGAAAAAAATTCATACAAAAGTTAAATCTTCCAATTTTATATGAATTTGCACTAGAAAAAAATATTATAAAATAATTAAAAAGGAGACAAAAAACACTTGTCTCCTTTTTTAATATATACACTATGGAAAATAAATCAATATGCAGCAACCCATGGTGTAAAGCAACATACACATATGAAGGCGATACTTCACCAGGACAATGTCCTAAATGCATTAGTTTTGATAAAGATTTATCTGGTGGAGTTAGTTGGACAACAAAACATTATACAGAACCAAGAAATGATGGTAGGGCACATGAAATTTCTATAAATATTAAAAATTATTTTAAATAATGGTAGGACATATTTTTGATATTGACACATTAATAAGTGTAAATTCACAACCTTGGATTGTTGATAAAAATAATCCAAATCAACCATTAATGAAAATATCTAAAACTGATTATAATTTATTCAAAAATGGTGTTTATAAGAAACAAGGAAATAAAATTGAATATAATGGCAAAGTTTATTGGCTTCCAAATGAATTATTTGAAAAATTAAAAGTTATTGCCAAAAATAAAAAAATTGGTATGTTAGATTTCGCAATTTCATTAAAAGAATTCTTAAATGAAGATATAATTGACGAATTAGATTTTACTATTAATTGGGAAAATATTTCTGGTTTAAAAAATAAAAATGAAGATATTTATATTTTATGTTCTAATAATACTGAAAAATATTATTCTAAAGTTTTGGAAAAATTAATGGAAAAATTAAAATGGGAAGGAATTGATATAAAGAAATTTTATTTTATTAATGAAACATTTTATAATGTTAATTCTGATGAAATAATTTTTAAAAAGGCTTTAATTAATTTACAACATTTAACAGGTTATGAAATTCAAAACCAAAAATTCATAGATAAAGAGGTTACTAAATATTCAAAATTGAATTTTTATGATAATGACTTTGATACTATTAAAATGACTAGTGAAATGAATTCTTATTTTAGATTTATTCTATCAAAATCAGATATAGGATTAAAACAAGTAATTAAAGAAGGTTTAGATTATGATAAACCAGAATTTATTGTAAATAAAATTACTGGAAATAAATATAATAATATTATTACTAAATCAGTTAAAATAGATAATTCTTATTTAATGAAGTTTGAAAACTTTAAATGGAAATAAAAAACCGCTTTTAAGCGGTTTTTTATTTATTTCTTCTTTCTTGCTTTAGCTTTTTTTGCTTGAGCCCATAATTTAGCATCAGCTTTTCTTGCTCCACCAGCACCAGTTATAAAAGAATTTACACGACCCATTCCCCACTGATGTTGAGCCACACCTGGTCTATGTCCTGCATTCCATGCTTGCATTCCTTTTGAAAAAACTTTTCTTAAAATACCCATAGGTATTCCAGATGCTTTTGCTTTTTTTCTTAACGCTTCTGTTACGCCTGATTTTTTTGCTTCATCAATTTTAACTTCATCATCGTATAAATCATCTGATTCGGAAATGTCATCAGACAATAATTCATTTATACCATCATCTGTTAAATCAAAATCTTCTTCTGTTAAATATTGAGAGAAGTCTTCATGTAATTCATTGAAATTGAGTAAATGTTTCATATTTGTATTTTTATTTATCTCCAAACATTTTTTGATATGCTTTAGTTGCTGCAGATTTTTTAGTTTTTACTCTTTTACCTTTACCACCTTTGCCAGAAGTATAATCAGCATCCCAGTCTTTTTTATATTCTTTTTTACCACGAAATCTGTCTATTTCTTTTTTCATGGCACCAGGATTTTTAGTTAAATATTTTCCAGGCACATAATGTCCTTTATAATATGAGCCTTTCTTTTTTTCAACTAAAAATTCTTCAAAAGTAAAAATATTTTCCATTATCTATATATTATTATTTATTTTTTAAATATGTTGAAATCATCTCATTCATCCTTCTGGAATCCATCACCATATTATCATTAGTTTCTGTATTTTCAAATTCTTCTTCTTGAACTTGATTTTGCATATCATTCAACCCTAAATCTTTTCTTATTTCTTTATAAAATTTTTCCAAATCAGATTTAACACTTGTATTGAATTTAATATTCTCTCTCATTTGACCCATTGTTTGATTTACAACTTCATGCATTCTTGCATTATTTTCACCATTATCAACTTGTCTTAACTGAGAAATAAAATGCTTTCTTGTCATACCAATTAAAAATAAAGTTTCCGCATAGTTTTGTGCATCTTCAAAAACTTTATTTTGTATATACTGATGTTCTTTAACTTTAGGAGCATCACCTAAATATAAATCTAAAAGAGAATTTAAAACATTATCAGCTCTTTTTTTCGCCTCAACTATATCAGCTTCATAATTATATATTTGAATTTCTCCCAATTCAGGCAAATCATCTAATTTAGCTAGATACATATTTACATCCAAATCTTTATTTTCTTCTTGAATTTTATTAAATTCTTCTTGAAGATTATTTATTTTATCATTTTTCTTTTCCGCCATAGGAATTCAATTTTTTACTATATATTAAAAAATATAATTTCGTATGGCAACAACGAAAAAGCAACAACAAGAAGAAAATAAAAAATTTATATTCACTTCAAAAAATGTATCTGAAATAACCGAACAAATGAGTGACGGTATTATAATAAAAAGATATATGAACCCTTGGTTCAAAGGCGAAGTTGGTGTTAGAAGATCAGGTATATCATTTGGTATAACACCTGAAGAATTTCAAGAATATATTAGATGTATGGATGATATACATCATTTTGCAGAAAAATACTGCCAAATTAAAAGAGAAGATGGATCAATTGGTCCAATTAGATTAAGAGATTACCAAAAAGATATATTAGATTTATACAAAAATCCACGTGTAATACTTTGTGCTTCAAGACAATCAGGTAAAACAATAAATGCAGCTATTTCAATATTACATTTTATAACATTTAATAATGATAAAAATGTAATGATTGTGGCAAATCTTCGTGATACAACTATAGAAATAGTAGATAAAATTAAATCAATTTATGTAAATTTACCATTTTTCTTAAAAGTTGGTATAAAGAACTGGAACCAAAAATCTATGGTGTGCGAAAATGGTTGTAAAATTAGAACAGCAGCAAGAAGTAAAACACCTGCTATTGGTTTTACTATTGATTTACTTTATTTAGATGAATTTGCACATATTCCATCTAATATAATTGAACCATATTATACAGCAGTTTATCCAATTGTTTCCGCTGTTAATAATTCAAAAATAATTATAACATCCACACCAAAAGGAATGAATTTATTTTATAAATTATTATCAGATTCAGAAAGAGATGAATTGGATCCATTAAAAACTAATTTTAAATCTAAAAGAATATATTGGTATGAAGTAGAAGGAAGATTTGTAACATATTTTCGTTTATTTGAAAATAAACTATTTGAACATGGTTTAACAAAAGAAGAAGTTTTTGAACAAGTAAAAGCTGAATTTCCTCAAACCAAAGTCGAGATGAAATGGATTGCTGATTTGGAAAAACATGTAATTCACATATATAATAAGCATGAGGGTGTAATTACAGCTGCTGAAGATGTTAAAAGATTTATGGTAGAAAAAGATGATAAACAAATTTTTATACAACAAATAGCTTATGTAACAACTTGGCAAGAAGAAACTACTAAAGAAATTGGTGGCGAAGATGCATTTAACCAAGAATATGGTTTAAGATTTGTAGATGGCTCTCGTTCGCTTTTAAGTGAAGCATTGATTGATGATTTATTAAAAAATAAAAAATCTTATATTCACTATCCATCTTATGAATTTGATAGAAGATTAAAGTTTAACTATGAAGATTTGAAATTTATTGATGATACTTCTATATTTTCCCCGTTAGATAGAAAAAAATTAAAAATTATTGTATCGGTTGATATATCTGAAGGTTTGGGTCAAGATTATTCGGTTATAAATATGTTTAGAATAACACCAAAACCTATGGAAGTTATTGAAATGCATAAACAAGAATATAAATATCTTTCTGATTTTTTCATGTTACAGCAATTTGGTATATATAGGTCTAATCTAGTTTCAGTTAGACAATTAGCTGAAATATTTTATGTTTTAACTCATGAATATTTTGATCCAGAAAATGTAAAAGCGGTTGTTGAATACAATACTTATGGTGGGCAATTTTTAGCAGAAATGCCACATCTTTTTGATGGTAATAATAATTATGGTTCTGGTATATTTTTCCGTTATAAGCATCGTATAGATTCAGAAGAAGAAAAAATAGGTTTGCGAGTAACAACTAATAAAGAATTTTTAGTTAAAGACTACCAAGAACATATGAATAAAAGAAATTTTGAGATAAATAATACAAATACTGTAAACGAAATAACTACTTTTATCAAACATGTTTTACCTTCCGGTAATATAAGATACGCCGCTGATACAGGAAATGACGATACGGTTATGACGATTGTAAATGCTGCAAGTGTATTTTCTAAATTTATTTTTAGAGAAATGGTGGAATCTGCAGCTTATGAATTAGTAGACGCAAATACTATTAAATGGTTTAATGATATGCTGAAAAATCAAGAATATCCAGATTATGACAAGGCTGATTATTCAGCATTAACAAATGTGACTAAACAAAGAAGATTTATGAATCAATACTCAAATAATAATAAAAATCCATTTAATAATGGAAATTCAAAAAATTGGTTTTAAAATTCTTCTAATGTAGTAGTTAAACCACAAGCAGATAATTTATTATTTAAAATTTGCATTTCAGATTGAGAACCTCTTTTTACATCACATTTACCTTTAAAATGTATTAAGAAAGTGCATTGTTCCGCTTGTTGTTGTTCATGTCCAGCATATTTCATTAAACAATTAATTACATAATCGAATGTGTTTATGTCGTCATTCCAAACTATAACGGCATAAACTCCTTCAATAACTTCATCCAATTTGGATTGGTCTAATTCTTTAGTTTGAGGCATCTTTTAATTTTTTAATTTCTTGATTTAATATTTTTGCAAGTTCATAATTTTCTTCAGAAATAGCTTTTTCAAGTTCTTTTTCTAAATCTTGTTTACTTTTTGGTTTAGGTTCATCTTTTGTAACTATATTCAATAAGATATAATCTTTAAAAATCTCCGAATTATACGATTTAACAAAACTTATATCATTACCGTTAATTTTATAAAAAAACCAAACTTTTTTAGACACAGGATCGTTATTATAAATAATAATATTCACAACTTGATTGTCATATAGTTGTCCATCAATCTTGGCGTGATAACCGCAAGGGAGATAAATATTAACTTTATCTCCCTTACGGAGTTGTTTTAATAATTTAACTTTTTTTGATTCAAATAAAGATATAAACCATTTAAACATATTAATACATTTGAATTTTATTAACTACATCTATAATAGTAATTTTTGTAGAAAAAACTTTTTCAGTTTCCGCAGCCCATTCTACAAATTTAACCAAATGTTCGTATCTATCATCATAAATAATTAAATCTGTAGCTTTTTGATTTTTACGAAGTATTTGTTCAAACAATCTTGTTTTGAATTTAAAAGTTTCACCACCCCAATTGCAAAATACATCATGAAATCTAAAATCATGAAAATCCAATATTGCTTGGACTTCTTGTTTAAGTTTATCCAAGCGTCCAGTGGCGATGAAGACATAATTATCTTCTTCAGAAATTGCTTCAATATATTTATTATATGTCCACATATTCATAGCTGGATAAAAAACACTCATATCAAGTGATTCTTTTTTTGACCACCAACCTGTAGGATGTGGAAAAATTTCACCTTTTTCACGCAACCAAATTTTTCTACCTTCTTCAGGTTCCATAGTATGTATAAGGGTTTTGTCGAAGTCAAAACAAACTAATTTCATGAGTAAAAATTTTTTTTATATATAATGCAAAGATACAAAAAAAAATTAAAAAAACAAAAAATTATGAACAAAATTTTTATTATTGGTTTAATTATTTTATCTGTTGGAATATTTATTTTTGGAATAAAAGAATATACAGATTTTAATAAAGAAAAAAAAGAATTAAATAATAGAATTGACTCTCTTAAAAAAGTTGATGATAGTTTAATTAATGTTGGTATAGAAAAACAAAAAGAATATGATAAACTTGAACAATCGTTTCAAGCTGATTCATTAGTTTTAGTTGAACTAAAAGATAAATATTCGGATGCTAAAGTGGTAGCTCAACAAAACGAAAAACAAGCAGAATATTACAAAGGAAGATATTCTAATGTGAAAAATAAAATAAATTATTTTGAAACACATACAATAAATATAACAAGTGATAGTTTATTAATTTCACTTTCTAAAAAAATAAATTAACGATGAAAAAATTATTATTAATACTAACTTTAATTTTAACAACAATTTCTGCTTTCTCACAGTATAAAAATTATAGTATTGTTGCTATTAATGAAAGCACATTAATTCCAAGATATTTACTTGCTGAAAATGAAACTACTGGAACAAAAGATACAATTGGAATTGTAATAACAATCAAACAAGCTATGAAAATTAATACAGATTTAGAAATTTTGCAGCTTTATAGGGGATTACATGCAGAATGTGATTCAACGGTTAATTTTTTAGTGCAAGTTGTAGATGACTATAAAAAAGCAAATGTTTTAGCTGAAGAACAAATTAAGATGTCGGATTCATTATTAAAAACTAGAAGCTCACAGATTGATAATTTGAAACAACAAATAGTAATATGCAATCAAAGAATATCAACAAAGGATAGTATAATTACATTAAAAGATTCTTTATTAGAACTGAATAAAAAGGAATTAAAACATAGATTAAAGAATAAAAATATATGGATAGGTGGTTTAGCAGCTCTTTCGACTTTTCTATTTTTATTAAATATGGGACATTAATAAAAAGCGGTTTTAAAATATAATATATAATATACAAAATTAGATTTTTAAATGAAACATATTAGAAAATTTGAAGGTTTTAGAACTAAACCAGAGGAAAAAGTAAACGAAACCGTATTTCAGGTTGAAAACACATATAGAGTAAACATCATTGCTGATGTTGAGGCAAAATTACTTTCAGCTTATGCTAAAAAAGTTAAGCAAAATATGAATAAAGATATTGCTGATTTAATGGGTAATGCAATGTTAGCTGAAGAAATTGTTAAATGGGTTCTTATAAATGGATTAGATGTTGAAAAAATACCAGCATCAGCTATTATCGGTGGTGCTCAAGGACAAGCACAAGCGCAAGGTCAGGCACAAGTTCAAATTCAAGACGAAGGACAACCACAGGCGCAAGCACAAGTTCAAGTACAATCTCAGCCACAAGTACAACCACAGGGACAAGAAATGGAAGAAGTTCAGGGACAAACTCAGCCACAAGCGCAAACACAAGCACAAGGTGGTAATGAAGAATTACCAGTTTAATATATTAAATAATTAAAAAAACCTCTCAAATTGAGAGGTTTTTTTAATTATTTAAATTCTTGTAATTTACCATGTAATATTAATTTTTCCATTTCATTTGTCCCACATATTGTTAAAACCATTCTTTCAATTATTTCATACGGATCACCATTAGACGCAGGTCTTCTATCTTCTAAATATCCAGGTGTTGTAGAATCTTCAATTGAAGATGGTATGCGGATTGAAGCGGTTCTATCACCAATTCCATATCTATATTCTTTTATAGAACAAGTTTCATTTGCGCCAGTTAAACGATTTTCATTATTTGGGCCATAAACGGCTATATGTTCATTTATATATTTTCCTAATTTTTCACATGCTTCAATAACTAATTTCTTTTTATTAATTAAATCAGTTCTCATAGTTTTAGTTGAAAAATTAACATGCATGCCAGAGCCATTCCATTCATTTCCAATATAAGGTTTTGGATCTAAAACTATATGATAATTATATACTTCTGATAATCTTTCTAAGATATATCTTGAAACCCATAATTGATCAGAACCTTCTTTTGCATATACTGGTCCAATTTGGTATTCCCATTGTCCTAATGCTACTTCGGCATTTATACCAGATATTTTCAATTCGGCATATTCACATAATTCAGCATGTCTTTCAACAAATTCTCTACCCGCAACATTTTTTCCACCAACAGAACAATAATAAGGCCCTTGTGGAGCAGGAAATCCATTTTTTGGCCATCCAAGAGGTTTGTCACCATAATAAATAAAATATTCTTGTTCTAAACCATACATAGTATCATCATCATATTTATCTAAAGTTTCAACCATTTTTGCTCTTTTATTTGACCAATGCGGTGTCATATCTGTATTATACACTTCTGCTACAACAATAAATCCTTTTTGTTTAAATGGGTCTTTAAATATATTAACAGGTTTTAATAACAATTCTGATTTTGAAGTTTCTGCTTGTCCTGTTGAAGAACCATCGAAATTCCACATCGGTAATGTGTCTATATTATTTTTCCAATTAAAAAATAATGTATTTAACGTGGTTACATTTTCTTTATTAAAAGGATTTATATCTAATTCTCTTTCAATAATTTTTGTTTTTGAACGGATTTGTTGAGGATAAGAACCATCAAGCCAAATATACTCGAGGTGGATGTTTACTTTTGACATAATGTAATTTTTTTATTTTTTATTTTTATATATCCAATATAAAAAATGTTGTTTTTCTATATTTGGATTTAAAACTAATGTAGAAAAATTACATATAAGTAAAAACATAAGAAAATATGAAAACGATAAATGTTAGTGACGAATTGCATGGCAAACTAAAAATAGTTTCTGAGAAATCAGGAATTTCTATACAAGAATTAGTTTCTTTAATAATAGAAAAGGGATTTTCAAGTATTATGGAAATAAATGAATTTGAAATTGATAATTTGCAAAATTTAGAAGAATATAAAGAAGATATAAATGATTATATCAAGGTTAAACAAATGAAAGAAAATGATTTTATTTTTTCTTTAAAAACAGAATTATTTAAAAAACCGGTATTAGTAATTAAAAATAAAATTATTTTATAGGACAATCTGTAGCTGAATAAATATATTTATCATTTTTAAATATTTTTAAACCAAGTGCTTTTGCTGTTGTCATAACATCTAAGATACATTCTCCTTCACTACCACCAACTATTACAACTTCTTCATTTTTTAATGATTTTAATAAATCATATAATTTAATAGGAGCATGAAACCATTTATGATTATTACCAATATAAACAATAATAGTTCCTTCTGTTGTGTTGAAATAATCTCCTCTTTTTAAAAAATTATTAGTTTCTTTTTCTTTTATTTTATTATAGGTATCGTTTGATAATATTTTTTTATAAAAATCTACATCAACATCATAATTATATCGTTTTTCAATTAAATCTACTTGATTATTAAATCTATATAAATCATTTTTATTTTCGATATCGGGTGTTTCATCATATAAAAAATCTTTATCAGGATTTTTCCCTTCATGATGATTATCAAAAATTTGATAAACTTTATCAAAATCATTACAATAGGTATTTAATGCGGCTAAATAATTTTTATTGAAAAATTTTTCAAATGATTTTTGTACATCAACAATAATTAAAATTCTTTTTTTGGTAAAATTTTCAAATAATTTAAGATAATTCATATATTATATATAAAAAAATCTATTACAATTAAGTAATAGATTTGCCAAATTGAGCATAAACCTCATAATCTGCTATTTGAAAATAAATATACATTATATCATAAAAATTAACCATATCTTGTGTAAATACAACCTTTAAACTAAAATTCATGTTTGTTAATTCTGGTATATAATCAATAATTTGCGAATGTAATTCATTTTCCACATATGATGCTGAAACGGTTGTTTGATTAACTAACATTTCTAAATCACCTCCAAAAAAAGGATCACCCATAACATCACCTTTATTGGTGAATAATATCATTTTATATTTTTGTAAAATAACTTTTATTATATCATCTTCTATAACTTGATCAGCTGTATATGATGGATCATTTTTATCAATTACATAAAAATCGGTGAAGTTAAACATAAGTTATATATTAATTAAAAACTTCTCTGATTCTGGATAAAATTGTTATACCTAATATAAGTGGATCTGTATTTGTTTCTAATAATCTTGTATGATCTGTTATGATTGCGCTTACTTTAAAAAGTTTTTCAATCAAATTTGGTTGATTTTGTATTATATAATCTATAAAAGGACGCCCAAGTAATGTTATCATTTCATCAACACCTTCCGCTGTAAATGTTTCAAGTATATAATGGTATATTTCATCAAATGTTTTAGTTTCACCAAGAGCTATTTTATATAATTCTTCTTTTTTCTTAATATCTATATTAGTTGAATTTAAAATTTCACCATTTCTTCTGAAATGATCAATAGCAATTAAAGTTTGACGAAAATCTGGAAAATTTTTATTGATAATTTTAGCTAAATCTTCTTTATTAATTTGAAAATTTTCTGCTGGTGCAATAACCTCTTGTATTCTTTTATAAAATAATGTTTTTAATAATTTTTCTTCAGAAGGATCTTGACAATCGAAATTTACAAGCGAAAATCTTGATAATATTCCTTTTGAAACTTTATTGATATGATTAGTGACTAAAATAAATCTAACATTTTTAGCAGAATATTCCTCAATATATGCTTTTAAGGCATCTTGATATTGTTTTGAAGTTCTTTCAAATTCATCCAAAAATACATATTTAATAGTATCTGCTTTTATATCTATAGACATATCTAGACCCATATAAACTTTAGAACAAAAGTCATCAATTTTAGTTCTTAAATCATCAATTGAAGTATAAAAAGATGAATTTAATTCTAATTTTGGTGAGTTTTTGGTATATTTTCCTATAAGTATTCTTGCTAATGTAGTTTTACCAGTTCCAAAATGTCCATAAAGGATTACATTATCATTTAATCCTGATTCAAATATTTTTTTTATTCTTGGTATTAATACCATGTCGTCAATTGTTTTTGGACGCCATTTTTCAGATAATAAAAGTTGTTTCATAAAAATTTTATGATAAGAATTAAATAAGTTTTAGAAGAAAGAAAATTTTAATATATAAAAACGTAAATATGATAGGTGATAAAAAAAATTATGACGAAGTTTTTTTAAGGAATCTCACAATTGCAGTGTTAGATACATTCGAAGGTGAAATTTCTTGGTATTACGAATTTTCAACTGGTACACGAAAAGTGATGGTTCCATTCTATTATTCAATGACAGGTGATGAAAAATTTGTAATTGATACATTTGTTGATGATGTCGTTTCTGATAATAGAAAAACAGATTTAAATACCGATCAAATACCAAGAGGAATTCTTAGCATGAATGGATTTGATATCTTAACAGAACAAATGGATAACCCTAATGTTTGGATTAATACAAAATTTGAGGATACAGACGAAATAAAAACAATACAAGCAAGAATTAGACCTTTTCCAATTTCAGCTAAATATGAATTGGTGATTTTTTTAAATAGTGAAAATGATTATTTTAATTGTGCTGCAGCATTAATGGACACAATTGGCATTTATAGATATATGTCATTTGAATATAATGAATTTGTAATAAATGCTGTGATGCAATTGCCTGAAAGTAATCAATTTGAAATTACAAGAGATAAAAGTTTTACTACCAAAAATGAAATTAAATTAACTGTTTCATTTGAAGTATATACATTTTATCCTGCATATAGAAAACCAAATAGAACCGGAATAAGATCAATAGAAACACCGTCAAGTTGGTCAAATGCTTATACATAT